TAAATATAAAAAATAATTGCATATTATTAATATGAAACTGGATAATTAAATTATAATTATCTATAAAAATAGAAACAAAAATATAACCATTAAAGGAGGACATTATCATGGTAAGAGAACAGTCAAGAAGTTCCGTATTTAGCGGAGGCGAAGGTGTAAACGGTTCAGCACCAAAAAACAATGAACCTACGAGAGAAATTCTGAGAGCAGAAAACAAAAATCCACTTCCTTTTGAAGGAACCATTAAAACTGAGTTTATGACTACGACGGATTTGGCTAAACGTTTCAACACATTCATGTCTACTATCTTTGAAGATTGGCATGGTAGTGTGGTAACAATTACCGAAAAAGGAGATATGAATGTACAGTTCATTTTCAGACCAGTAAGTAAACCATCTGGTGAGAAAGATCGTAGAGCATTTATCCCTGTTGCAGAAAAGAAATCTACAGGAAATACAATCATGGATACAATCGCAGTAGTAAACTCTGCGGCTAGACGTAATGATAACTTTGTTTTATCCGATGATGCAGCTGAACTGTTATACGATATGATCATGCCGGGTACAGTTAACCAGTATAAGATCAATCCGTTTAATTCAGCTTCATACAAACCTATTGTTACAGAAACATTCATGAACAATATGACCGGTGGTGTTATCTATTGCATAATCGATGGTATCGATATCAACAGAATGCTGGCTAAGATTTATGGATCAAAAGATTCTTCTGACCAGAGTCAGGTGTTATACTTAGCAAGTCCTGTACGTCCATTAGCAAACTTAGGTATGAATTATTCACCGGCAGTAACTTGGTTAGTTAATATCAGTGCTATGAGTAGATCAAAATATGAGAAACTTATGGGTAATCTTGGAGTGATTCCGAATAACGGAGAATATCCAGCAGTTACCGAAAAAGCATAAGTGGAATATTAAAGCAGCAGAATTAAGGAAGGGTTTTAAAACCCTTCCTTATATTTTTTATTTAAATAGAATAGGAGGATAAAAATGGCATTTGGAAATTTTAATGGTAAATATGAAATGGACCCTGAAGGGGTGAATAGAGTTATTGATGAATATGGTAATCAAATGATTGCTTTGCGAAAAGTAAGATGGAAAGAAGATAAAGAATTCAAATTAGATATTAGAAAATATCGATTTGATGAAGAGGGTGAAAAGTATGGTAAAGGTTTAACCTTCTTAACAGATGATGGTCCTGGAGAATTAGCTAAAGCTCTTTTAGAAGAAGGTTATGGCGATGATAAAGATATTGCAGAATCTTTATATAAAACCCGACCAGGCATCTGTAATAATATTATGGATTTGATGGATGGGGTTAAATTAAATCCATTACAGAAGCAAGAAGGATCGTTAGATGTATTATATGATCCAAGAGAATTATTAGAGGAGTGATAAAAATGCCTAAAAAATATTATACATTAAATCAACTCATTGGTTCATATTATATAAGATATGATCGATTATATGAACTTATAACTAGTTACTATAGTGGTTCATCAGCAGAAAATATTGATTTGTATCTTGATGTGACACCATTAATAAAAAATTTATATGGAAATACCGATGTTGAAATCAATTCTATAACATTAACCGCATGTTTATATAATATGTGTGCTCATTATCGCAACTTTTTCAAAACAAGATTCGGTGTTGGTACGAGAATATTTATCGTCTGTAGTAGTATGATAACTCCATTAAACCATAAATACTTATTAGATTATTCTAATAAACCACCAATTCCTGAATCTGATAAACCAAATGTAACGCAGATTATATCTAAATCTTTTGATCTTTTAGATTTATTATGTAATTATACTCAAGATGTATACTTAGTTCAAACTCAACACGAAGCAGCGGTAGCTATATATGGATTATTATTATCATCAAGAGGACTTGTTCCAAATATAATTATAAGTAAAGATTTATATGATTATCAGTTAGTAAGTGTACCTAATAGTTTATCCGAATCTACAATTGTTATTCGACCCAAAAAAGTTGATAACAATGATATTTCATATATTGTTGATAAGAATAACATATTGTCAGTATTATTAGTTGAACGAAAAGTGAAAGTTGCTCCAAAAGAAATATTTTGTTTAGACAGTTCATTGTATTCATTAATATTGGCATTAACAAGATTGCCGGAAAGACATATTAAATCTCTTCTGAATTTGCCAGATGCAATTAGATCATTATCAGAAGCAATACAATCCAATGATATCTATAATGGATGGACGGTTGATGCTGATAGAGTGGCTTATACTATTAATAAAGGACGAGAGCAAACTAAAAAAATAAATGAATTTGAAGTGGCTAATAGATTTAATGCCATTGATATTATTTCTCAATTTGATTCATTGCAATCTACCGGTATACCAATATCCATAATAAATATGACAAATCTCTATGATCCAAATGGAATGAAAGAGATAATTAACAAATACTTTGGTAAGGATAATACTTTAGATGTGATGGGAATGAATCTATAATTTAAAATAGGATGGTACATCTACCATCCTATTTATTTTTTGTGCTTGTACATACCAATAAAGAGGTGTTTAAAATGGGAAAAATACAATACAGTAATCGAATATCATTAAATTATATATTAGATAATGAAATAACAGAAATTTTATCAGAAGCTATTACTTCAATGAGTATTATTCATAATTATGATACAGCAAATATGCCAGTTATATTAATGAAAATAAAATTAAATTATAAGATTTATGATAAGATAGTCAATAATATTAATAAAGGATTATTTAGATTATCTTTACAACGATATAATCGTAATTCTAATACATCAATAAAAAAAGATAGTATAAATTCTCTATTTACTTATATTATACCAACTAATGTAGAATATGATAAAGAATTAGTAGATAAAAAGAATGATACTGATAGTTATAAATATGGAACTATAGCATTATTAAGTTTAGATAATATTAATGATAATAGAAATATTTATAATGGAATAATCAAAAATAGTAATATGATATCAGTAGTTCATAAATATACCAATCATATGAACATGATAATAGAGCAATTTAGAAGCGATGCATATTTCGATCAGCTGATTATACCACCAATAAGTACACTTACACGGCTATTATCTTATTTAGATCGAGAATCACCATTTTACGATACTAGATTTAGATATTTTCGAGATTTTAATAAAACATATTTAGTTAGTTCATCAGGAAATATAGTAGAAGATAAAGATACTTTGTATAATTCAATGATTATACAAATTATATCTCCTGCTGAAAATAATAATAAATCCACAGGTCTAGATTTAGATAAAGCAAGTAAATCATATATATTGAATATAGATGCTAGGGATACTAGCATGAATATAGATATCTCTACTGATTTACAATATAATACTATTATTGGATTTGACGATAGTGGAGATAAAACCGTCAAATTAAATTTATCAAGTTCAATAAGAGAAGATAATTATGAACGTGTATTATTAAAAAGAAAAACAGATTTGACTGAACTTAATAATTTTAGAAATACAATAGATAGTTCTTCAGTAATATTAAATATAGTAAGATCGGATATAGATTCTGCTATACTTACACCAAATAAAGAATATATAGTTAAAAATTATGATGACTATAAAAAATATGATGGTAAATTTTTATTATCATATAAAAAAGAAATTTTTCTCCAACAAGGAGATGATTTTGTTTCAAGTGTAGTATTTGGATTAAGAAAAGTAACAGAGTAATTCTGTTACTTTTCACTTTTTTATTTATATATTATTATAATGAAAGAATCTTAAACTAAAATTTAAATACATACATGCTAAAGAAAGAGAGGAAATTATTATGACACTAGAAGAATTGAAAAGGTTAGTTAACGAAAATAATGAAGAAATAAGTTTTAATATTAATGATATTTTATATGATCAAAAATTATTTTTGTTTGTAACAAGAAAACAAATGCAGGAAAATAAAATTATCAATAGTTCATTAGTTTTTGCTGATAATGAGATAATGCTAAAATGCTTAGATATATTCACATCTGCATTTTCAGAATTTTTAAAAACTGTAAGATCCAAAAACAACAAAACTGCTATACTTTTAGAAGATCAAGAAAGAGATGTATTTATTGCAGCTGTTATAGAATATAATAAAAATAGTTGGGAATATTATTGGACATTTGATAAAGATGATATAACAAATGCAGAAATATATAAACTTACAAATAAATATTTTGATGCACGAATGGGTGGATTTTTTTAATAAACATGCTTTTAGACTTGGTTTAAGTATTTGCGATATGAATGGATTTGTAAAACAAAATTTTATAATTTTACAATCTATCAATGAATATATTGATTATTATGCTAAAGAAAATGAAATATTCATAATTTATTATGATGATCATTTCGCAATTAATGTAAAAAAATCAAATCATAAAATTATTAAAAGTATTTTATTATCGAAAGAACTAAAAGTAATTGTTGAAAGCGATTAATCGTTAAACAAAATATATAAAAAGAAAGAGAGGAGAAATATTATGATATTATCTGATATTGAAACAAGAATAAATGAATTACTAGGATTCGATCCTAGTAATGAAAAAGAATGTATGGAAGCAATTAAAGAACATCCGCATGTATTAAAATACATAAAAAATCAAACACTAGACATGTGCTTGATTGCTGTTAGACAAAACGGATTACTTTTAGAATATGTTAAAGAACAAACATTTGGAATTTGCTTAGAAGCTGTTAAACAGAATGGTAGATCTTTGAAATTTGTCAAAAGTCAAACACCTAAATTATGTGTGGAAGCTATTGAACAAACTCCATATGCTTTGGAATATGTAAAAAATCAAACTCCAGAAATTTGTAAAATGGCTATTGAAAAAGATGAAAATACAATACTCTTTGTAAATGACTTATCGATGATAGTAGATAAAAATGAAATTAAATATACATCCACAAATAATATTCTCGTGAATTCTGAATTTTATACAAGATATATGGATGATATTAAAAAGACTGTAAATAGTGATTATCCTTCACGATTTAAAAATAAATATCTTTCTTTTATTAAAGGATATGTAATTAATGCATTAACACTATCTGATTTATCTAAATTTATTGATGTCCCTGAACTTGTATGTAAAGAATGGGCAGAGGAATTACATGCAAATCTTAAATGTGATTTTTATACCAGACTCACTCAGGGATTAGAATGGAATGAAAAACAAGCAAAGGAAGAAGAAGATAAAAGAAAAGATGGACTAGATGCCTTTCTATTTTCACTACTTGATGATTCAGATGAAAAACCTTATTGTCCAAATAGAATTAAATAAAAAAGAGGATACCGGAATCCGGTATCCTCTATATTTTTTATAACATATTTGCAAACTCGTCAATCATAGATTCAAATTCTTCAAGTTCTTTGATATCAGCTTCAGTAACTTTGCATCTTGCTGCTTTCAGAATAACTACACGACTCTGCTGTTGTAGCATTTTAATCTGAGTAATCTTAGCTTTTAAATAATTAAATTTTAAATACTTTCTTGTACTTCTATCCATCGATTCTATTTTGAGAGAATACTTTTCTTTTTTAGTTCCATATACAGAACTAGCAGAAGTACCACCTCCAGTATTAATAGATAAAGAAGAATCTTGTAATTCATTCTGCAATTTGGCTAATTCATTAGTACATGTTTTTAAAAATCCTATAGCAGTAGCTACATCGTTTTTTGTAACAGTATGAGGTCCTTTTTCTTCACATGCTAATTTTTTTAGCAAAGCTATTGGTTTTCCTTCTAACTGTTTGGTTCTTATAGAAGTAGATTCAGAATCATTATAACCTGTTAAAAATGAACCACGTAATTCTTTATATCGTTTTTTAATTTCTTCATCAGATGAATAATTAACTTTAAATGCTTTATCACAATCATGTAAACATTCTTTATATTTTTTCTCGATATCTTTTGCTACATACCACTTCTTTAATTCAATACCAGTACACGGAGATTTTTTAGCATCTTCAGCATATTTTTTTAAGAATCGATCATTTGAAACTTTTAATTTAGCTTTTAAAGATTCTCCTGCTTCATTTGTTGGAACTTCGGAATCTGATATCGATGTAAACATATTATCCAAAGCATAAGACATTTCAGTATCTAGATATGATTCTCTTATTACCGTTTCTTCCATAGATTCTTTAATAGATCTAGGATTATATTTAGAAGCACATGTTACTATCTTACAAGAATTTAAAACTTTATTTTCCAAGTTATTAAATTCTATTACTATCTCATTAAACTTATCAAAAGTTTCTTCTAATAAGTTTATTTTAGCAGCTTCTAAATTTAGAATATCAGTAATATCTGAAAAATTATCTGATTCTATTTTGCTATTAAGCATAGTCGTTAATTTAAAACTATCATCTCTTAATGATGATGCTTTCTGTATAATATTAGCAATAGAATCTGGAAGTTCATCAAAACAATCAACAGCTTCTGAAACTTTCTTTTTATTTATTTCACAAGTTTCTGTTTTTGTATTTTTCTTAGTTACAGATGCATCTTTTGCATCGGCTGCTTTGTTGATATAATCAGAAGTTTCTTTAGTATCTTCAGATTTAGATACTTTATCAAATTCTTCTTTTCTGGATTTCTGCTCTGGCTCTGTATCTTCTTTTAATAAATTAAGTTGTAATCCTATAGGATTAACTTTCTTAGCAGCTTCTGAATATATAGATGCAGATTCTACAAGTTTAGTTAAAGATTTTGCTCTAAGTTCAATATCTTCTATATCTTTTTCAGATATAATTGAACCATTAATATTGGATACATTGAATCTGGATACTTCATCGTAATTTTCAGCTAATATATTCATATTAGTTTCTAATTTACAATGATTTATATGTTCTATTAAAATATTCTGTGTTTGATTAAACATACGTTTCCTCCTAAAATGTTTTAATTATATGTAGAAAAAATATAGAGATTCCTAATTAGGAATCTCTATTATGCTTTTTAATTATTAAATCCGGATGAACTAGATTTATTATTATCAGAAGAATTAGATTTTTCTTCTTTGCCATTATCTTTTTTATCGGATTCGTTCTTTTTATTTTTCTTAATATGCCAAGATAATAATGAATAGCACTCATTGAATACTGTCATGATGGTACTCATTCTTGCACTTAAAACTTTAGAACAAACTGAAAAATATACCTGAGCTAATTTATCGATATCGGGACCTTTATCTTTTTTCTCTTCTTCTTTCTGTTTAGGATCTTCTTTAATATCCATTTCATGGAAATATTCAGCAGCTTCTCCTAACAGTGCAGATTCATTAGTATTTGATTTGGTTAAATTAGATACAATTTTCTCAGCATTTTCAATTGTTTTGGTCATAGATGTAGTTTCATCCATACATTTAGAAATACCTTCTACGATGAAATCATAGTATTCTTTCTTAACAGATTCCATCTGAGCAGTATCTTTATATCCATTATCATAATCTAAAACAAACTTTTTAATAGAATCAGCTAAATTCTGATCTTTATCCGGTTTAAATTTTGATAATGTTGTATCTTTACTAATAAACGTATCAGCAGATTCATATAAATCTTTCATCTTCTGTGGATTATTAACAATATCAGGAATTGTAATCTGATTAAGATTATTGAAATTGATCTTTGGTGCTACTGGAGAACCATCGCTATTTTTATGTTCTGGAATTGGATTTTTTTCTATTATAGCTTTATTCTCTTTAATAAAATCAACCTTTTTTCCAACAATAAGTTCCTGAGCATTATTCTTAAATTTATTAAAAACTTCTACAAGACTATCAATTATTTTTTTCCAAACACTTTTAACACCATTTAACGCCTCATTAACAGATTCTTGATCTGATTCATATAATTTAAAATTCTCATATGCTTCATTCAATTCAAAAACTCTATAATTAAATGATCTTATCATATCGTTAACCTGCTGGCATTGTTCTTTGATATTTTCTGATTCTGTAGAATCTTCGTTATCAGAATTCTCATTTTCTAATTCGTCTTCGTTATCACTTGGTGTTATTTTAATATCTTCATTATTATCTTTAATTTCGATATCATCCTCATTGGTATTTTCTTCTGAAGTATCATCGTCATTTTCAATTTCATTCGTGTTAGTTTCATCTGATGCATTTGTTGAATCTGATGTCTGAGTATCAGTATTCATAGCAGCCATAGATATAATTTCTTTACACTGATTAAAATAATCTACCGTAGAATCTAATTTAATAGATAACGCAATGTAATATAAATTACACATACGAATTATCTGATCTATCTTTGTCTTTAAAAAGATATTAAGCTGATTTGATGTATAATCATCAATCTTATAGGATGTATCTCTGATACCATCTGTTTTTGTATTAATAACAACTTTTCCATTTTTATTACCATTGATCATCATGCAAAAATCATTTACTATATACTGTAAATCAGCAATAAGCTTATCAGATGTTTCACTCACGCTCTGTACTAATGTGCGATAATCTTCCATACTAATTTTGATTTTATAAAGCATTCCTTTATCAACCACGATATCTACCGGATCTTTATCTCTAAAATTTAAGAAAAGTTCGGTAGCAAAGTCACTTCCATCAGGAACTTCTCTTCCTAAGATATCACGTATACATCCATCTACCCAATCATTTTTTATTTTATTAGAAAGATTGTTATATACTGTAGCAATTACTTTAAGTTTAGCCTGATTAGTTGCTATAGGACCAAGATCCTGTAACATCTGACCGATAATATCAAATTCATTTTTATAATTACTTACAGGGTCCATTTTAGGAAATTTTGAATCATTGATATTTTTATAGGTATACTTTGTAAAAGAAAAATCGTTGCAATCGGTGAGAATTGCAGGATTATCTAAAATTCCTCTATTAGCATCAACAATATTGTCTATATTGATGATAAAACGAGAAGTTGATTCATTAATATTTTTTATAATATCATTTATCTTAGAAATGATATCTTCAAAGTATTCAGAAAATATAGTATTTTCTTTTTCTTTAGAATCTGCTTCATTAAGAGTAGATAATAATATTTTTGTACTCTCATGAATACTATTATTAAAATCAACAAGATTTGATATAGCAGATTCCGTATAATGTTCTTCTACAGATGTAGGGATATTTTGAATATTAGATTCTTTGAATATATTGGATAATTCAAAAATATTACTCATTTATTATATTCCTCCTTAAAATAATAAAAAGACTAGCCTAAATTAGGCTAGTCTTTTATTCTGCAGAACTTGCCTGCGGTTTAAATGCTGCTTAGATAAGATCAAAATCCATGTAACCATCAAAAGATTCATTTGAAGGTTTTTTCTTATTGTTATCATCATCTTTCTTCTTTGCAAGTGCTTTAACTGTCATTGCTTTTGCCTGATCATGAGCTATTTTAATTGCTTTAATATTGATATTTAAAGCAGACTGTCCTAATGAATTTATCATATTGCATCCTTTAGTAAATGTACCAGCTGCTGCATTTATTTTTTTCTCTTTCTCAGGGGTGTCTGCTTTTGAATCACGTAATTCTGCTATAGCTACATTTGCGGCTAAATCACATTGTTTAGCTAAATTATTCCATAAAGTTTTACAGAATTCATATGAATCCTTAGCATTTTTCTTTGATAATTTAGCATCTCTAATTTCGTTAATACAAAGTCCTGCATCATATTTGTTAATGGTCACTTTGTCTTTTATTTTTAAACCTTCTTTAACCCAAGTTATATATTCATCTTTGGTTTTTGCTTTGTTATTACTTATACTTTTGATAAGTTTTTCGTGAAATTTACTTTCATCTTTGACCATTCTCTGCGTATTATTTACTTCTTTAGAATTTTTCTCGAATTCTTTGGTGATCTCTACAGATCCATTTTCTAATTCTTTATAAATATCACCAGTAAATGCTAAATTAACCGGATATCCTTTAAAGTCAATGGGTACACCATCAGTATTCTTCATATCTTTTTCATATTTTTTAATATAACCAGAATCAGATCTAACCCAACCATCGATTGTTCCAAAAATCTTCTTAAAGATACCTTTAATCTTTTCCCATGCTTTTAAAATTATAGCTTTAATCTTACCGAAGAATCCTTTAAAATCTACAGCCTCATAAACCATCTCTTCGCCATGAGTCATGTAATAATTCATCTCCTGTAAAGCTACTGCCTGCATCAGGTTATTAAAGTTCTGCTGACTCTCCATTGCTGCATATAAAGTAGCTTCATCGGCATCATCATATGGGCAATCATATCCATCAAAAGATTCCATGAATGCATCTTCTTCAGCAGTCAATCTAGCAGATTCCATTAATCCACCAACATTTCCTAATAATTCAAACATTGTATGTCCTCCTTTAAAATAATTTACTTATTTGTTCCTACACAAAATTCGTAAAAAGAGCCTATGAGCCCCTGAATTTATGTAATTACTCATATGTTTATTATCAGTATTAATAACCGTTTATATATTAAAAGATACCAGATGCTGAACTTGGTGCAGTATCAACAATATCTTCAATATCGTATTTTTTACTATTATCTGATTTAACAATTTTCTCAGCCTGTTTCTCAGATGATTTCAATTTAATAGCAAGTTTGTTGCTTAACTTTTTAAAAGAATCAGCAATTTTAATCTGCTTCTTATAAATCTTTTCACGTTCAGATTCTGTTTTAGTACAATCTAATTTTACATTTTCAGCATTAAGTCTAAGTAAATCGGACTGCACTGCAAAATAATCTGATACATTCTGTTTTGCTGCATAAAGCATAGCAACTAATTCCTGTAATAATGGTATTAAGCATGTAATAAGACCAACCACTGTAGCTGTAAGTCCTATAACTGTTCCACCAAGTATTAAAGCACTCATAGCTTCTTCCAATACAGCAGCTTCATTTGTATTAGCTTTAGCTCTTGTCTCAATATTCATTTTAATCAACTGATCAGTTGATTTCTGAATCTGACCTTTCTTGTATGCTTTATTAAACTTTTCGAGATTCTTGAAAAGTAAATTGTTTTTAGACTTAGTATAACCTACTTTATCTAAAGCAATATTGTAATTATTCTGTACCGGATCTTTAATAAATTCAATAGACGTTGAAATTAAAAAAGAAACAGAACTTACAATAGAAAGTGCAATCGTATTGTAAGTTACGATAGGCAATTCGCATTCTGTTTCAAATGCTTTCTGCCATGTACTCTTACTATCTTTAAGATTTTCAATAGCTTCCATTACAGTATCAACAGAAGTTGTCGGCTGTTTATACTCAATAAGAAGATCATGAATAATCTGTAAGCAATCCTGTAATTCTATAAAATTAGGAATTTTAGTGATATCTCCTTTGGATTGAGGAATTGCTCCATAATCAATTTCATCTACACGTTTTACGATCATATCATATAATTTTGCCGATAAAGCCATCATAACCTTATTCTGGTCAGCTTCATTTAGAGCTAATAATACCTGACGATTATGTCTTATTCCGATATCAAAATGCTCTGATATAATCTGATTATATATTTTTCGATCCATTTATATAAATTCTCCTTTCTATCTAACTACTTTAGTCATAAGATTTATAGCTTTCTTATAACTTCCGTCAGAAGATTCTCTTTCAAGACTTGTGTATGAATACAATTCATATGTATCATCACCGGTATCCATAATGATACTTACACTTTCTTCAGATTCATCAGCAACAATAAACATCATAAGATTCAATTTCTCCATGATAGGTCTTATTGTTGATGGATTTAATACATCGAAGTTATTAAATCTTCTAATATATTCAGCTGTTTCCTTGGAAATAACCAATGTAGAAATAGCCTTAAATGCATTATTTAGTTTAAGAGTTTTTCTTATCTTTCCTCTTAATGCTCTCCTCTCAAGAACTTTCAGATATCTATACGTAGAAGATCCTTTCTTAGAATTGGCAACGGCATTTAATTTTGCACTATCTAAAGCTAAGATAAAATCTTTTGCAAAAGAAATTTCTCTTGTAGTTGCTTTGATAAATTTTAAAAGTATATTTGAATCTGCATATTTACTTACTAATTTATTTGCCACATCTTCTGGATTTACCGGAATCATTCTTGCCTTTACACCTATAACCATCTGTCTGCTGATAACAGCCTGGGTTTTCTCATCGGTAGTGTAGAAATTAACGATCATCATACTAGGTACCATTTCATTGGCTTTCTTTACATCAGATGATAAAAGCTGATTTTTGAGCATCTCAAAATTATCTTTAGAATTCTGAATATTATTTCTAGCGTTTTTCATTTGATAATCTCGCTCATCTCTTCGTTGATCTTCTTTCCATTTATCTTTGTCAAGTTGATATTTTTTCTCAGCTCTTTCATCGGAATTTTTATCCCACTGATGTCTTTGAGTTTCTCTTTCATTATCTAAATGACGTCTATCTAAACGATCTCTATATTCTTCATCATTATTCATAAATTGCTGATGCCGATCTTCATATTCTTGCTGTCTATAATAATCTTTCAGATCTTCATCTAATTCTTCTTTAATGATGCTGTATCCAATACCTTTAGTTAATACTTTATAGTCATTAATAGAAGTTTCACAAATATCTTCTCCAAGATAATATCCACAATTCTTCTTTAAATCTTCCATAACAGCATTGTATTTTCTTCTATCTTCTCTTGGCATTTCTACCTGCTCTGATAAAGAATCCATTGCATCAATAAATTCATCCATAGTCATCTTACTATGGACATTGGTATGAAATGTTTTTATAAACTCATATGCATCTTTTGAATTTGTAATGTTAAAAGCAGAAAATGCAATTTGTAATAAAGATACTGCTTTACGCTCTACAGCTTTTGTAACCATAGCTGCAGTATCGATAGGTAATCCGCTATCTACTAAAACTGGAAATACTAACGTAAGACCAGAAGTAGCTTTGGTAAGAGATCCTGCTCTTGTTAAACCTGCAGGGGCACCTGATGGATTTAATGTAGTATCTGCTGCTTCAATTCCGTCTTTCATTACATCTACTACATCCTGTATAACTGTTTCATGAATAGTGTTATAGCTCATTTCAGCCCTTCCTTTCCTTATTAGATATTATTTCGATGTTCTCAGCGAAAAAAATAAAGGTCTAAGCTAACTCGACGTAATAACGATTAGATATCAAATCTAATGTCTAAACCATTACTTTTATTAGTGGTAATCTTAGGTAATGATTTTGTATTTCCATCACTCATTACAAAATTAAGATTAATATTAACTCCACTAGAAGTATTTGGTTTGTTAAAAGCTGGTGATGTTACCACTTCAGTTCCATTACTAGCTTTTATAATATTATTAGCTTCTTGCGAAGCTGTAAGCCCTACAGCGTCAGTTATATTTCCAATTGCTCCTGCTACCATTCCAATATCCTTAATAATATCTGCGATATCTTTAATTGTTCCAACCATAATTTCATCTCTCCTTATTTGTGTTTAATTACTAATTTCGTAGTTACATAAAAGGTGAAGTCTCGGATGATTTATGATTTTTATAAATGGTATTTTTAAAAATAATAAATGTCATTTAGACCTTTATTTAATAAATCATTTTCGATTCACATTTATAATATACAAATGAATATTAGTTTGAATTTGTTACCCAAAACATCAATATAACAACGTAAATACGTAGAGAAAGGAGAATATTTGGTATGGGTTTTAGATCAGATATTTTTACCGGAGGTATAAATAAAGATAAAACTATACAAAAATTATATCATTCAAATAATATATATGATCGTGCATCAAATAAATGGTATTCTAAGTTTAATAGATTCGGCTGTATCGATCCTTATAATAATTTAAATAATGCTAAAGAATATTTATTTTTTACTAAAATGGATTTGCATATAGTAGAACCTGGAACTGATAATCTAAATCCAGAATTAAAAAATAATTCATTCTTTACAGAATTAATCAATAGATATCCTTTAGTGATAGATCAATTACAACAAAGTTCTAGAATGGTAAATAAAGATTTAAATTATCCATTTATGAATGTATTGAGCAATTCAGTTAAAAGTAATATGGATCTACCTTCTATAAATGCAGATATGATAGATACCTCATCAACACTTTATGGTACCTCTATAAAATATAGAGGTGATGCTTTTTCTGCAGATGAGGGATATGATTTTTCATTAGAATTTGAAGATACAAAATATTTAGAATTGTATCATTTATTCAAAGCTATAGAAGAATATGAAAGATTAAAAAATGTTGGGATGATAACACCTCCAAATATCGATGGAGCACCTGTTGATAAAAATAGTGGATACGCTTGTAGTTATTATATAGCTAATCAAATTATTCATGATCAATTTGCAATTTTTAAATTTATTGTAGATGAAGATTATGAAGATATTTTATATTATGCTATAGCACAAGGAGTATCTATAAAATCAGTACCTAGAGATTCATTTTCAAATCTAAGTGGCGATAATGGTTTAAAATATTCAATAGATTTTCATGGTTCATTTGTATTTGATATGGAACCATGGATATTATCTCACTTTAATAATATAATAGTTTCTAAAATGGGATTAAGTGCCAAAAGTCCAAATTTCTTAGAAATATATGATTCTGATAAAAATATGATAAATGGTGAATGGGCAGTTGCACCATTTATTGTTAGGTCGGATAGATCAGATAATCCGAGTATTTGGTTAAATCCAGATTCTATGAAATATAAATATAAATTAAAATGGAGGTTATCATAATGGGAACTTTAATTAACACTGACATTTATGATTTAAGCTCAACAGTAAAAAATCTTCAGGCTCAACATATGCCTGAAGAATCAGAAAAAACTAGAGCTGCTAGTATAAATGGTTATTTTAATGATATCAATTCATCGGAATTACAAAATGCTGTAATTATATCATCTGAAATGGCTAATGAGATGTGGCCTGCTAGAGCTAAATATGAAAAAAATGTTATTGCTCATGCTATAATACAAAATATAACAGATATAAATGCTACACCAGCTAAGATGCAAGTTCATATAGGTTTAGAAGAAGATGAAGTTAAACGTATAATGGAATCTCAAACTATGATAGTTGATAAGGATTGCGTTTTTGAAATAGGAAATTTAGAATTTCATCTTCCTTATGATATTCGTATAGATTTAAATACAATATCAAACAATGAAGAAGTTTATACTGCACGATACATTATGGACAGAAAAAATAATGTATGTGATATTACTAATCCATATTTAAATGCACCATTTATTCAAATATATAATACAAAAAAATATATTATAATTTCATGTGAATTGATGCAGTATGAGTATTCTGTTATAGATAAAAAATTTATAACAAATAATCCAATTGAAAATAAAACTTTTGAATTTGAATTTGAAAATCAATTATGTGATTTTGAAATAAAAGTGACAGACAGAGACGAAATCAAATATCTAACACCAATGTTTGAAGGTATTGGTATTGCTAATAACATCGTCGATTATTGTTATTATACATATACCGACGCTAACACTATTAGAGTTAGATTTGATAGTTCATCTTATTCTCCGTCAGTTAATGCTAAAGTAGAGGTTTTATTAAAAACTACTCATGGAACAGAAGGTAATTTTGCCTATACAAAAAACGAATTTATTAGTATCTCATCAAAACGATTTGGGTATAACGGATTATCTATCTATACAATCATAAATAGTGATTCTAAAGATGGTAGAGATAGACGTAGTGTCGATGAACTTAGACGACAGCTTCCAAAAGAAGCTTTATCTCGTGGAAGTATTACTAATATGCAAGATCTACAAAACTATTTTAATATGATGAGTACAGAATCTGATCGTTTTAATATACAGAAAAAAGTAGATAATCAATTTGAAAGATCATATTTTGCATATCTTGTATTAAAAGATTCTTATGATAACGTAATCCCAACTAATACTTTTGATGTGATAGTTGCTAAAGAAGGAGAATTTGATACTCATGATAATAGAAAACGTACATTAAAACCAGGATGCTTTATTGGTTTAAATAAAGAAACCAATACTGGCTTTATAATGAAAAAAGATCAAGCAGAAGAATTTTTAAATTCTTCCAAAAATAATTTTGTTTATACAGTACCGTTTGTAACTGTAGTAAACGATGACCCGTTATATGTATCATATTATATGACAGTAATGAAATATTCCAGATGTTTAGAATTTACCTATATTAATCAAAATTCTTCTTTACAATTTATTTCAACAAATGTAATCTGGAAACGAGGATATTTAGAAGATCCAAAATTATATAAACTTGATATACCATGTATTCAAAATATTAATGCTGATAAGGGTATTATCGTAAGAAATGAAAATGGTAATATTATCGAACAGCATTTGAAAATGATAGCTGTATTTTGCAATAATGGTGCTTATGATGACGGCACTACTCCTTATCGTTATTTTGAAGGCGAATTACGACAAGCTACGGTAAGTAATAATAATGAAGAAGAAAATATAAATGAAACTTATGATTATTCTTTTCATTTTGAATTTGAAACTACTGATCAGATTAATGATGATGCCAAAATCAAAATATTAGATACGATAATTCCAGGAGGAGATGTTCATGATTATGGATACTTCAGTGGAAATACTAATGTAAAAATATATATTCTTACGGATTTAGAAAATGAAAAAAATCTATATGATTTATCAACTCTAATACCAACAGGTTTAGAAGATTGGACTGTTACAAATGTATATACAGTCAATGGAGGTTTAGATTTCTTCATAAACTATTCAGATATCATATCTTCTACTGTAACTTATACTGATATTAAAGGTGATTATAATATAAAACCTGGATTTAAAATTAAAAGTGTTCCTCTTATAAGATCTACATATGGAGATTCTGAGACTATAATGCAGGAATTCATGACAAAGTTAGAAGAAAAGAAAGCTTATATCGATCATGCTATTTATATCTTGGAAAATAATTTCAATATAGATTTCAAATTTTTCAATAGTTATGGTCCATCTAAAACGTATACTTTAGATAAAGCTGGAGAGAAATTAATAGATAGGGTTAATCTTACTCTTAATTTTGAAATAAGATTGGTAAAAGCTTCTGATGTATATACTAAACAGTATATTATTAGAGATATTAAAAAAATCATAGAAGATTTAAATGATATGAGTAATCTTCATATACCTAATCTTATCACCACTATCAGTAATAAATACGTACCAAATTCTATAGATTACATTGAATTCTTGGGATTTAATGAATACGGCCCAGGAGTTCAGCATTTATATAGAAATGAGTATGATGATGTAACTATAGTACCAGAATTTTTAAATATCGATGTATCTAGTGATCTAGTTCCGGCTATCAACATAAGGGTAGTTTAGATCTCGAAACATAAAAGTAAGCTAAATAGACCGTTTAAGGAGGATTTATAAATGAATAACTATGTAATACCATCCAGTAAGAGAACATTTACATCAAATAATACTTCCTTGCAGGAAAGAGCAAATAAAAATAGTATAATGAGAGAATCATATTCTAAATTCGTAGATTCTATTCAGCCAATTTTATTATCCGAAGCTATGAATAATATGCTTCAGAAGTGTCTAGCTGAAAATACTTCATTAGCTGATAGAAATTATGGGAAAGTTTTATGTGAACAGTTTGTAAAAGAAAATAATGCTTGGAATATGATAAGAAGATTTAAAACTAAATCTGTTTTATTAGCAGAAATGGCTATATGTATCGAAGAAGCTGCAAATAAAATTGTAGATCATACAGATAAAAATTCTCTTAATTTTACAATTAAAACTTCTGACAAAAATGATTTCTATCGAACTTTAGATAATCTTTCTATGGATGAAGTATGTAAAAAAATCAATGAAAGAGTTTGTGATGCAACAGAAGAATTTGTACAGAATAATGTCAATGATAAACTTGACATGGAAGAACTTGCTAATAAAGCAAAAGAAAAAATAGATGCAGTTAAAGCATCTAGTGAAGAAAAAGAAGCTGAAATTAAACAGGAACATGCTAATATTTATCGAGAAGCAGTAAATAATATTGCTTATGGATATAATAGAAAAAGAAATATTTATGAACAGATGGTTAATGCAGCAACAAAAACTATTGTTAAAAACAAAGATAGTTATAGTGCTTTCATAAATGAATCTGGTAAACTTGATGTTGAACAGATTACAAATAAGGTAACGGTAATGTATACCTTTTTGGAAATGGTAAATACTGCAAGGATACAGGATGTGGATATCAAATATATTCAGGAATGTATTAACAGTATCAAATAAATATTTTTTACAAAACTTTGACCGCATACGGAAATACCGTATGCGGATTCTTCTTTGTTTAATTTATAAATATAATACTAAAACATTATCAGGGTGTTTTAAAAGCTGATAAATAATATTAGTATTTTCAAACTGATATTTTTCTTTTCTCATTTCTAATTCTATATCTTTCATTATGGTATTATCAGATAAGAATTTATTAAAAATATCATTAAATAAAAAATAATAATCTTCAATATTTTTATTTTCAATAACAGATTTTCTGATTTTAAGTTGAAAAGCATGAACAGATGGACTATAATTGCAATTTAAAACTCCATCTAATGAATTTTCGATGTATGCTTGAAGAATATTAATATTCTCTTCTTTATTTAAAATATTACATCTTAAAAACAATCTAAAATCTCTACACTGAATTATATTATTATATAAATTCGTTGCTGGTATCATTAATAATCCTCCCAGTATTATCAAGATAAGCTAACGGTCCATCGTCGTAGTCTTTTCTTGATATTATTTTTCTATATTGTGCTTTATTATACACAGCATTTAAATAATATAGAGTTATTTCTATTCTAGGAAGTATGGAATAGTATTTATGTACTTCTCCATCTACCACTAATGAATCATCCAACCATATATTGTGATTATACATATCACAATATTTTTTTCCAACGTTATCCCAATCTGGTTTATCAATAGGTGGTCTTATTAATCCTATTTCTGATAAAAATGTATCAGTTGTATTTAAGTAATTAGGAGTTTTATAGAAAGCATCATATTTAACATAACAAGGGGTATTAATTAAATAATCTAATTGCTCTAATTCTGTTTGACATAACTGCTTCATATACATATGATCTTCTGCAGCATGTGGTGTGTATACGTGAATAAAATTATCACTTATAGCAGCTTTATTAAAATTAGATTTATTTAATCTAGTAAACCTTGGTCTGGATGTGCCTTCAGGTATCTCTAGTAATTGTACAACCGTACATTGATAAAAGAAAAGATTATTAAGCATTTGATTTTTCTTTTCTATTATTTCATTCATTTTATTTTCAGATAGATTATATTTATCTATCATATATTCTAATCGTTCTTCATAATTTATTGGTATTACACCAAATTTTTCGGAATATTCCTTTTGTTTTTGTTTTCTTGTTTTATTTTTCAGGAATATCACCTCACAATATAAAATATTTAGAGTATAAGGATTTACCTTATACTCTAATGTTTCGGTTTTTTTCATTTCTTATTTTAAGTATTTTAAAACATCTTCTTCAAGTGCTTCTAATCTATTAGCAAAATCTTGAGTTACATTTGACCATATTTTATTTGGAATATGTTTGTATTTATTAGATTTAAGCATTATATAAATATCAACCATTCTTTCAAAATCAGGTTCATTTATATTAACACCACACATATTTGCTATATAAGATACTAAACAAATATTATTTACAAAATTTCCAGCATCTTGTTCTCTGGTTATAGAAAGCATTCCATATAAATCTTTTATAGTTAAACTTACATCAACTTCAGTCGGTAAACCTTCTAATGTCCATGCAGATTCTCTACCTTTACTAATACTTAAACTTGTTATCAAACCCATATCACAATTAAAAAGACCTTTATAAAAAGCCCTAATAAGGAATGGTGAGATATAACCATTTGGGTTGTCAGCTTGTTTTGGAGCTGTCATGCATATCAGATAAGTTAAAGGTCGATAAATATTTAAATACCATGAAACAGGATCTTTATCTGGTGATCTAAGTTTTATATTTATATCATAATCTTTAGAAAATTCACTATCATCCCAAATCTCTGGAAATAATAACTTACCTCCTAATGCAACTGTAGAGAAGTTACTTGCAATATCTTTAAATAATTGTGAGCCATGAAGATATTTATTCGCTATATCATCTATTTTATTTAAAGCTGTCTGCTGAGCATCTTCATCTAGCATAGCCGCTCCAATTTTAGATCCAGATAATCCAGTTATAAATTGAAGTTCTTTAGCTATTGAAGATGCATCATTAACTTTACTTGCTAACTGAGATGCTGTACTACTATTACTAAAAGTTTCAGAAACAGAATTAGCAGAATCTATATAAAAAGCAATATATTCTTTGGTTGATAAAATAGATTTGTATGAATCTTGACCCATCTTCATCCAATTTATCTCACCTATTTTCTTATATTTACCATTACATTTTATTTTTACGTCTTGAATATTTAAAAATCTTGCACCTGCTGACATCATTGTATTTACGTAATCATAGTATTCTACATAATCAATATCAAACGTATAATATCTACCAATATTTTTAACTCCATCATTTAATTCTCCAGGAGTAGCATTTTCAATCAAATTCATTATTGTCAATGCAGCATCATTTTTACTTTTATAATTTTTCATAAAATTAACTCTACCTGGAGTTAATAATAATAAAGGCATTCTTGATACTATTCTATCGGCATAAGTTCTTCCAAATTCTGTTCCAGGTATACGTCTATCAACAGTATCCATAAATTGATATGGTACTCCTAAAATACCTTCAAGACTTTTTGTTGTAATTTTACTTGGATCTATAACATCAGTACTTTGAATATATTCTTCTACTTGTTTATCAAAAACACTTTTTTCTTTTTTTTTACCTATAATCTTTTCATGTATATTATACATTACAGCATTAGTGGAAAGATTAACTTTCATAACCAAAGAACTTAAAACCCATCCATTATATTGAGGTATATAAAAATAGTCATTATCTTTTTCAGTTACATATATATTATTTTCATTATCTTTTTCAGTTAAAGTAGCAACAATACCAGAATTCATATTCGGAGATTCTCGCACTACTACACTTGTATTAGGTTTAATTAATATTTTATAGTTAACTCTACTCATTTAAAATATCACGTCCTTTCATGAATTATTAAAATGTTGGGTAGGTCTAAATAGACCTACCCAGATATATTTAATTACATTTTTGATATTACATCTACATTCTGAAGGAGTTCTGCTAAAGAACCATCATCTCCATCACTTGTATCTATAGTTTTAAGACTAGCTATTAAAGCATCTCTTTTATTAGATATTTCTTGAGATTTACGTTTCCCCTCTTCAGTAGAAGTATCAATTTCACTTTGTTTAGCTTCTAATTCTGCAATCGTTTTTAATATTTCTACGATAGCACTTATATTAGCTGTATTAGATGATATTGCTGAAAGCAAATTAATCATCTTTGTAAATTGTTCATTATTATCAGTATTATTATCAGTATTATTAGATGAAGTTCTAGTAAGTTCATCAAATATATTGAACTTAGGTTGATTATTCATCTGAACACCTTTTTGATACTTAGCCAATCCACTTCCAGCTGCTACATATGATGCTGGTAATTGAATTGGTTTATATTTATTTTTATCACTAGAATTGGTCAAGAAATCTGGTTTTACAATAGGTTTAATGCTTACTTCATCTGTTTGAGCAATACCTGTTCCAGATGCAGCTTGATTTTGGAAACCTACCCAACGTCTAGCCATTGCAAATTGATTAGGTCTGTATTTAGTTACATCTTCTTTAATCTTAGGACCCATACCTCCGCCATGACCAATTGTCTTATTATTACCAGCATACATTTCAACATGACCAATTATACCTTTATCGTTTTTATATAATAAAATATCGCCTGGCTGGAACTGTGCAGGATCTAAGCTTTCAGTTACTGTATAAAGATCGCTATCTACGGCCATATCTCTAGTTGTATTTCCAGGATCTACATTAAGAATATTCTTATATGCCCAACCAACAGTAGATGAACAATCAGCAGAACCTTTATCTGGATTTCTAGGACCTGACTGGGAATATTGAAGTTTTCCTTCAACACTCTTCATCTTATCAACTAAAGCATTCTGTTGTTCTGATCCACCTGAATTGGTAGTGCCTGATGTATTAGTTGAAGAATCGCTAGATGATGAATCGCTATTTCCTAAAGTTAATCCATAAGCTTTAGCAAGATCATCAAATACATTGAATGTATCGGTAATAGATGAAATTGTATCATTATTAGAAGAACTATCACTGGAAGAGGTACCAGATATATTTCCAGGATTAGCCATATGCTTGCCACTGTATAAATTATATACTTCAACTGCTTTATTAACACGTCTATCAAGATGAGCATTTCTAGTATATGGACGTTCATAGTTAGCACACCAAGCACCAGTAGCTATCTCGATATTGTTACAAGCTTTAAATTCCTCGAAACTGATATGATAATTCGGATTATAAGTATAATTACTATTCTTATTAGAATCAACCCATGCCCAGCATCCACCACCTTGTAATTCAGTTGACATAAATGCAAGCTGAGTAGCAAGACTGGTTCCAGGCCAAGGATCTCCATTTTGAGCTGCAAAGTTTATAAAGTTAGTTCTTCTTCCTTTAGACCATTGAATTATACCTACACCAGATCCACCTTTTTCAGTAGAATTTACAACCATATTACCATCTTTATCTACACCTGCTTCAACACAAAGGTTTCCTACAGCAGCCGCTGCAGCTTCTGGTGTAAATCCTGAATCTATTAAGAAGTTAAATGTCTGCTCATTAGTATTCGATCCAACAAGATTAATTCCACGTCCAGTATATCTTCTGATATTATTACGCATAGTCATGATCATATCTGATCCACTAGCAGTATAACCAGCAATACCCATTTTCGTAGAATTTAATATTGAAGATGTATTATATCTTATATTAGGCTTATTAGCCTCTGGATCGTTTACATAAATAAATCTACCATCATCTGACATTTTGTTTGCTACAACATAATGAGCATTAGGACCAAATGGAGAATTTGCTTTGGATGTATTAGATGCATCCTGACCCATTAATACTACCTGATGTCCATTTCTCAAATGAGTTGCAATATTTTGACTTCTAGATGTAGGATCGTTATCTGTAATATATTCTGATATAAGTCCATTTTTACTAAACTCATCTGCAAAGTAATCTGCACTTACACCACTATTCTGTACTTTATATTTTAAAGCTTCTTTGGAAGCTTGATCCATTGTAAGTTGATTCTGCTTGGTTACGTTGTTTATAACCATAGCAGCTGCGGCTGGTCCACATCCAGTATCTCCTAATGTCTGTTTTGATGTATCACCACTTATATTGAATCCTTTATTTGCGTATTTAGGATCAATCTGTGAAATGAAAGTTCCATCTTTAGAAGAACTATTAGAATTATTTAAATCTAAATCTGAACCTTTGGCACTACGTTTCTTTTTCTTTTTACTCTTGCTTTTATTTTTCTTAGCTGTTTTTTCTTCTTCATTATCGTTATCTTCACCTTTAAGCCATTTCTTAAATTTACTAAATACTCCTGTAACTTTATCTTTTATATTATCTGCTATTTCCATGATTGGACCGAAAAAGTTAGTGAATGCTGCACCAGCAACATAAAAGAGTTTCTGTAATCCAGAAGTAATTGAGAATAAAGGTTTTAAAAGATCATTATCTTTAAGAGAAATCTTAGTTTTCCATACTCCTTCAACATCACCATCCTTAGCTAATTCTTTCATAGTTTCATTAGCTGATTTTATAGTTTTGAAATTAGAAGAAGTATCTTTTATTTTAGCACCAAACCAATCCTTTATATTAGAGAAAGTATCTATCGCAAAATGAATACCTTTCGATATCATTGCTATTGGAATATTAGGAATTTTCATAACAGTGCCAAGACATACATTAGCTATTTTTACTATAAGACTTTCTTCTTTGCCTTCTTTAGTAGAAATTATTGGTAATTTGATTATACCATCAATATCACCTTTTAATGCTAAAGTTTTAAGTCTTACTGCACTAGATGTTAAATCTCCTATAGGTCCAGGTATTATACTATCTATTGTTTCAGCTACAGTTTCTCCTAAACCTTTATCATTTACACTTTCTTTAAAAGCATTAGCTTTATCTATGATACCTTGTTTAAAAGTACCATTTTTAATATTTTCTTTAACTTGCGAAATTTTATTTTTCGCTTTAGTTATGATTCCACCTCGTCCCATAACCATCTCATTATATTCTTTAACGCTAAGATTGGTTCCGTTAGCTTTGTTATAGGTTTCAACATCACTTTTAGCTTTTTCACGCTGAGATTGTAATTCGGATACATCTATACCAATCTTTGGTGCTATCTCCATAAAAATATTTACTAATACATCATTTGGTATAAAATCTCCTATAAACGGAATCATTGCATTGATAACAGCAACTAATGTAGCAATACATTTCTGCCCAAAGGTAGCATCGTCAGTTATCCCTAAAATGCTTTCAGCATTACCCCATGCATTAACTCCAGCTCCAACTACATATGCAACTCGTATTACTGGAAGTGCTGTGGTTAAACCAGCAGCAAATTTTGCAGCTTTGTTTCCTAATTTTTTACCTATTTTTTCACTAAATAAATCTATTAACTTCTTTGAATTTTCTGCAATTTTTCCCATGAAAGGAATTTTAGAAAGTATATTAGGTAATTTAGATAATGCATTTGCAATTTTGCTTGTAATATCTAAGCCATTTTTTCCTAAACCTTTTGCAGCTCCAGCTCCTATGTCTTTTGCTGCATTCATAGATTTAGTTAATCCTTTAGTAAGTATTGACGGCTTACCCAATACTGTTTTAGTAACTGTATTTCTAGCTAAATCTCCTGAAATGCTATTATTTGTACCGGCAGTTTTTGCATCGTATAATGTAGTACCATCTTGAGAAACATAATGACCATTACCATCAGTCATATAATTTCCTTGATCATCTACACCTACCATAGTAAGTTTTCCGTTAGCATCTTTAGCTACCATGCTAGTACCAGAAAAACCACTTTTAGTATCTTCACCTCTAAATATAGGTAAATTACCGACTAATTCTCCTAATTTATCAAAAGCTCCATTAAATCCCATATACAACAAAGCAGGTAAGCCTACCATAGTTGCAACTTTTGGTAAGAATTTATTTACTACTGTTTTGGCTATTCCTTTCACCATTAGAGCTTTTCCAGTAAAGAATGATAATAATCCGCCGAGCAATCCACCTTCACCGAGAATTCCACCTAATAATGTAGAAAGAAGACCTTTCTTATTCTTTTTCTTATTACCGAATAAACCATCTTTCATAAATCCTACTACACCAGTAAGTTTAGAAATACCAGTACCAATAACAGGAATAGAGAATATAGCATTCTTAAGTTTATCCTGTAAGTTAAAAGCGAATTTGGTATCAGTATCAGCCGTATTTGGTTCTAAACCACCTTCTTTAGATCTACGATATTCTATTACATTACCAAATGCATCTGTCTGAGTAATTATATTATTTTTACCATCATCTAAACCATCAACAGTAGCTCCACCTGCAGTTGCCATAGCAGGAACAGGATTGTTTTTATCGACAGCATTATGAATAGCATTTGCAATTGCAGGATTCTCGTATAATTTATCTAAAATATTTATTATAACTGATTCTGCTTTATCTTGCAATTTAGACATCATAGGTGATGGAGTAACTGAAACATCTTCTTCTGCTCGTGCTTCCATTACACCTGTAGCATTGGTATAGTCATTACGTCTGTTTTCCTGATCTTTCTTAGCAGCTTTATCTTCTTTTCTTTGCTGTTTTTGCTGCTGATTCTGATTTTCCTCTTCTTTCTTTTCTTTTGCTTTTTGTATATATGAATGACTCTGTTCATCCCAAACTTGATTATACTTATCTCTTAAATCATTAATAGATTCAGTATTAGGATTTTTAAGACCTCCTATGACATCTATTATCATATCAAGTCGGTTAACAGTTTCTTTATGTCTAATACTTTGAGCTTCATTTAAATCAGGTAATTCTGATATAGCTTTATTGGCTTTATCATCTTCTTTACCTTCATTTTTTGCTTTTTCTTTAGCACTTTTAAACTTTGCTTCAGTTTTAAGATTCTCAGAAAATTTATCTAAATCCTTAACAGAAAAATCTTTTAAATTTTCATCGCTATTTCTTAATGTATCTACAAATTTTTGCTTTTCATCTTGTAAATCAGATAAACGATGATTCTTTTCTATAGCAGTAGCTATATAATTATACGAAGCATTTTTTATCTTTTCTCTTTCTGTTTCATTTAAATTAGGATTAGATGCTATTAAAGCTAATACTTTCTGTTTAGCTCTTTCTGGATCTTTTTCTTTAGCAATTTCTTTCTTTACAGCTCTTCCCAACTTACTAGTTTCTTTAGCTGATAAATTAGTGTTATGTCTTACATCTTTATTATATTGATCATATGCAAAATTTTTAGCACTTTTAATAGATTCTTCTTCTTCTCTAAATTTATCTATTCTACTGGATAAATCTTGTGCTTGATCTACAGTGGTACCCTGTAAAAATTTATCATACTGAGCATTTCTCTGAGCCTGTGGAGTTAGGTTCTTAAAGAATCTTTTATTACCTTCAGTCTCTCTAAATAAGTTTCTTTGTTCTGCAGATAAATAATCTGCATTACCTTTTCTAATCTGTCTAGCAGTGAGTGAATTACCAACTGCACCAAAAGCAGATCCTACCAATTTAAGAGGAGATAATGCTAATTTAAATAATCCTTTGGTAAATGATTTAAATACTTTAGTTAACGGTCCAAGTATTTTATCTTTTAAGAATTTATCTAATGGAGCACCAAGATGTTTTTCAGCGAACGAATCAACTTTCTTTTTAAGAAATCCAGTAATTCCTTTTCCTATCAATTGAAATTGTTTCTTGATAGGTACCATGGCTTTTTCTATTGGTTCCTTGAATTTCTTTTTGATATATAATTTTGCTTCGCTTAATTGACCTTTAATATGATCAGTGATAGGTTTAAGAGTATTATCATAAGCTTTCTTTAATAATCCTTCTTTACCCTTTTCTTCATCTCCAAAAATAAGGTTCTTGAATTTATCAGTAGAAGTTGCAAATCCTATAGCTGATCCTAAAAGTATATTGGTAACAGGTCCAAATGGTCCCACTACTAAACCAGCTAAAGTTCCTGCTCCTATATTAGGTAAAGCTTTCTTAACTTTTTTATCAAAATCTTTTCCTAATAATCCACCTTCACCGAATAATTTTTCATGAACTTTTTCATTCTTAGATGCAAATCCAGCAGCTGAACCAAGTATAATACCACCAACTGGTCCAAATGGTGTAAATGGAATAAGAGAAGTAATAATACCTAATGTTCCACCTTTAGCCATAGATGGTACATATTTCTCTAAAGCATTAGATATATTAGCAGAAACTAAATTTCCTTTTCGCTGTCCGTTTTCATCTTTTTCTCCAAATAAAGCTTCTTGTACTTTTTCAGAATGTTTAAATAATGAAACTCCAGCTCCTAATGCAGCACCTACTAATGGTCCACCTACTATACCAGTAATCATTGATATACCGGTACCTATTAAACCGCCTCCTATCATTTCAGGAAAATACGATTTTGTTTCAGTTAATATTTTCTTTGCTACATTATCTTTTTCTTTCTTAGAATCTACTTCTTTACCATCTTTATCTGTTGTATAGCTTTTTATTTCTTCATATACCTGAGTAGCTCCTTCTTTAATTTTATCTAAACTTTTTCCAAATAATCCTTGTTCTCTTCCCTCTACATAATCAGAAGAATCAAATTCAGATTTCATGGATTCAAGTTCATCTAAAACCTTTTTCTTAAGTTTAGGATCTAATTTATCAAATTTTTCTTTGTCGATATCACCATTTAGTAATCCATTAGCAATTTTTGTCTTTGCTTTAACATTACCGCCTTTAGCATAACTATCAATATCATCTGAACTGAATAAATTCTTAAATGTTCCTAAGAATTTACCTTTTTCTTTATCTTCGTTCTTTTCACGTTTTTCGATATTAAGTGGATTTAAATCAGGAGGTAAGATCATTTCTCCTTCACTTACCGCTACCACTCCAGTTTTAGCTACTTTCTTTATACCATCAGCAGCATTATCGATAGAACCTACTCCAAGATCATTAATAAGATCATCTATCTTACTATTTTTATCCTTTTTAGTTTTACCAGCTTCATTTAATTTTGAAGTTAATTCAACTGCATCTGCAGCATCTGTTACAGTATTTTTTACAAATTTACCAGCATTTTTAATTTCAGATCCAGCTCGTCTAACATTATCACCAATTAAACCTCCAGATCTTTTTCCATTTTCATCTTTTGCTCCGAATACTTTATCTTTGGCATCTCCAATGATATCTTCAGGATTTAATCCAAATAATTTAGCAAACTTCTGACCAAGACTTTTAAAACTGGTATTAAGTTTGGCATTTAATGGATCTATAATTTTCTTATCTACCCAATCACCAAACTTAACAAATGATTTTTTTAATTCATCTATTATTACACGTCCGATACCTTTATCAAAATCTTCATCTTTTCTATTTTCTCTACCAAAGATAAGATCGTATATAGCAGTATCAGCTTTCTTAACCATTCCAGCAATTAAATCTGCTGGTTTATGAAGAAGATCATTCCATGATTTATATACTTTCTTTATCTTTTTAAGTCCTTTTTCTTCCTCATCTGCTTCATCTGATAATGAGAAATTAAATAAAGAATTAGAACTTCCTATATCTTTATTATTAACAGAATCTAATTTATCTTTAATTATATCACCAGCATCGCCATTAAAAAGATCCTGATAATTTAAAGCATCATTATCCGACCAATCAGTATAATCCGATTTATCTTTATCATTAGATTTTGTTGTTTTCTGATTATTTTTATTCTTTTTTCTAGCGGCAGCAGCAGCTGCTTTCTTTTCTTTTCTACTCATTGTCTGATTATTATTTACAGACATTGGACCGGAAATCATATCAGATCCATTATAGAGATTCATTAATACATCATAACCACCAGATTCAGAATTTTCTAATGATCTAGCTAACATATCCTTTGCACTGAAATAACTATTAGCCCATTGTAATTGAACATTTTTAGGCATTTTAGCAAACATCTGCTTGATAATTTCAAAGTTTATTTCGGATGCTTTACCGCCTTTAAGACCATAAGAAGAAGCAGAACCAGGATTTCTATAATTAAATAATTTTCCGTCTTTAAAAGATTTATCTAATATAGCTTCTAAATCACGATCAAATTGTGATTCTTCTTCTTTATTATTGAATTTTATCTTTTTCTTATATTCATATAGATATTTATCAATATCCATATTAGCCATAGATCTAGCATTTTTTAATTTACTATCCATTGAACCTTTGATTTGGTCCATAGATTCAAATCTACCTTCTTCGTAATTATATCTCTTATCCTGACCAGATAAAGCTTTAACAATTTGAGATAAATATGTAGGTATTACCTCTACGATAGATTTCTTTGTAATACCATCAAAAGGAACTGGACCTTTTTCGTAATCAGAAGTACTTAAAGAATTTTTTGATTGTGCTTTTACTCCAAATATATTCTTTATAATACCCATTATACCGGAATCATCAGCATTATTTAATTTCAAAATACTACTAGCGAATGCACCACTTAAAGATTTATTAAAATCTTTTACAGCATCTTTTAAAGTATTAGATAATAAAGATTTTACAAAAGTATCTGAAATGAATTTTAATGGGGATGCTGTCATAGCTTTAAGGTTTTCTTTAGTAAACATAGTTTCAGCCATATCACCAAATCCACTACTCATATCTTTGATATTCTGTTTTATTTTCTTACCATAATTAGCCAGATCTATCATACCTTCTGAATTTAAAATATCATTCATAGTTATTCTATCAGATCTAGATCTGGTTTTTTCAGGTGCAACCTGTTGTTTATATAAATCTCTTATTTCTTCAAGAATCTTATTTCTTTCCTGGCTTAAACCATTTTCAGTTTCATAAAATTTAGTAGAATTTTCTAAATGAGATTGTAATGGTGAAGAAGCAAATTCTACTAAATGACTTAAATTTTCATTTATTGTTTTCATACCAGAATGCATTGATATATAAATCATTTTATTCTGATCATATAAAGCTTTATTATCAGCATGTGATGCTGTTACTGTATATTGAGCAGTGTTAGCCATAATACCAGCCATAGCTTCAGTAGATTTTTTTCCTACTAAATCGACCATATTATTACCAGAATCACTACTTTTTGATGATGAAGAAAATTCCTCATCACCCGAATCAGCAAATGGATCTTCATTATCATCCATAAATCCAAAATCAAATTCACTAATATCCATTATACTATCAGCAGCTTCCTGCTCTAATTTATCTTGTCTTTCAAGATTATACAATTTACCAGATTTAATATCTGATTTAATATTTTTTATTAAATCTTGAGCAACTTCTGCATAATCATTTTCCATTACTTTAGCAGTAATTTTCTTGCTCGTATGTTTTAAATTTTTAATAGATCCATATGCACTTTTTATAACATCACTATTTGTTTCTTTAAATGATGTAAGTGCCGGATTCATATCTTTGACCACATCTATGGTAGAATACCCTATAGACTTAGCAACATTCTTTGCATAAGTAATTGCGTTAGCCATTCTAATATTTCTCCTTTCGCAATATTCTTATTAAGTTAATATGATGTTGAACTATATCATAATAGGGCTATATAAGACAGCAATGTGGGTACAGCTTAATAAGCTGTACCCAAGAACCATGTAAAGTTAAAGTTTAAAAAGGTATATGTTGTGAAGTAGAGTAGATATATTAAATAGTACCACGAATTACTATAAATATATCTCTTCACTTATATGTTTTACCATTAGTTATTTTTTATCCAATCTGGACAAGAACTATATGCTTTTAATCCAATATGTTCTGGAATTGTCTTATTTGGAGTTTCATAAATATCTTCTCCAGTATCTTTAACTCCAACTTTTCTTGGACATGGTTTGATTTTTTCAGGAACTAATTTACGAGATAATGCGAAATTAGTTTCCTCTCTTCCACCTAATGGAAGTTTTCTTCCTGTCTCAAGATAAGTATTGATAAACTCTTTTGAGATTCCTACCATAGAAGCAGCCTCTGATTTTGATACTTCATGATTTTCAGATAAACTTCGTGCTTCTTCTTTTGTAACTTTTGCTGCACTTGCAATAATTGAAGTGGTCATTGATTTGAAATCTTCAGCAGGACAATATGTTCCAATTTCTCCTGTCTTATCATAGATAGCAACTTTATAACTATCATCATTTAACATAGCCTGCATCACTCTAACTTCATCTTTCTGCGATGCATTTTTCTGTTTAAGATTTGTGCGAATTTCGTTTAATAATTCCTTTGTTGTAATTTCCATTTTAATTTCCTCCTTAAGAAAATAATATTTTATTCATTAAAATAACTAAAAGCTTTAGTTATTTTAGGATCTTTACCTTTTTTTAATATGTATTCAGTTATATCGTCTCTAGTCATTTTTGTCAATTCTCTTATAAAAGAATCTTTGGTTTTTTTCTTTTCTTCCATATAGAATTATTCCTTTCTTTATTTAACTGTTTATGGTGTTATATTTTATAAATATGCGATACAAGGGGACACTGGGAACAATATAATAACATGATATCAAACTTGACAAGGAGGAGAATATATGTTTTTTATTGATGAATTAAAAGATTTAAAACTTTATAAACGCCAATTTTTATTACCGGTTAATGAAAAAAGCAAAAAGAAAAACAGTGCAGTTATACTTATGGGAACTAATTATGAATCTTCTAAAGGTATAATGAATTATCCATTATTAGTAAATAGATATTTCAATTCATATTATACAGAAAAATCTGTTACTTTTTATACAGTTTCTGAAAATGGTCATATGAAATATATACGTGATGAATCATCTTTGGTATCTTTAGAAGAATCATCAATTGATGAGATTACCAAATCTAATAGAATCACTATTCATTATAATGGATATGATTATGATACTGATGAAGTAATGGCTATATTAAATCCTGATTTGATACTTTATATGAACAAAGATTTTGGTATAAAGCTACCTAATGATATTTATGTAAACGTTTATAGAAAATCTGTTGTTCCGCCTAATACTAAAGATACAATCAATATATCATCTAAAAAATTCTATAATTCAGATCTTAAAAATTATAATTCATATGTAAAGTATAATACAATGGAAATGATTCTTAATAATAATAATAAAGAAATTTTAGATAAATCTCTTTTATATGCAGTTTGTATTTATGAATCAGATCTTTATTTTATACATAAAAAACATTGGATTTTTGGAGATAATCTCAAAGGTATTTGTTATGCTATTGAATTATATGTAGATTCTAAAGGACATAAAAGATTTGCTAAAGATATAGTTGTAAATAATGGTGGTATAAATAAACTAACAAAAAGTACCATTAAAAAAGCAGCTAAAACAGAAGTAGATAAATTAGTAAAATTATTTGGTTTAGATGAATCATTAGAAATATCTAGAGATGATTTGACAAAGAAATATCATATGGTAAATAATATTTTATCAGTTAATGAAACGACTGGTATTACTTTACCGCTGCTAGAAGATTCTTCTTATAATCAATCTCTTAAACGTTTATTATATAATGATCGGTATAAGAGTATCAAAGAAGTAAAAGCTATATATGAAAAAGTTAAAGAAGAAAATCCTCAGATTAAATATACTTATTTAGATTACAATATGTATAAATCATTAAATTTATTTGTTGATGTATCTCATTATAATGAGAGCTATATCAAAAACAGTAAATTTAAGATGGATAGAGGATATAATACTTATTTTGAATTAATGACTAGATTAATTAATGATAATAGACTAAAACCTAATGGTTATAATAAAAAGACTGTTATTATTCCTATTCATGATTGGGATTTTGATATTAATTATCCATTATGGTTATATACAAAAACTATAAATCCTATTTCATGCTTATATAATACTATGCTAAAAAACACTCCTAAACTTAAAGAATTATTTGGAGATACTTTATTTGTATTTATTGCAAAAAATGGATATTTTAAATTATCATTTTCAGAATTCGATGCTAAAACTGGTCCTGCTAGATTTGTTAAATGTATCAAACATTTAAGAGAAAATCAAATAGTACAGGATGATGATATTCAAGTTAAAGATTCACCTAAAGCTATAACTATGAATGTCATAGATAAAGTAGAAAAATCTCAGGGTATTGAAATAGATGATATTTCAATTGAGGATAATAATGAAAAAGAAAAACCTATCACATTTGACAAAACAGATAAAGAAAAAAATAATGATGACAAAAAGGAATTAGTTAAAGCAGTAAATAAGATAGCATCTACCAGTGCAGATGAAGATGAAGCTATCGATAATATGGATAATGATAAAATCAAAAATATCATTGCTAGTTTATCAGAAGATCCAGATGAAAAATCTAATATATCAGCTGCTAGAGCTTCTAGAGTAGTCAAAATAGAAAATGATCTAATGAATAAACAATTTAAAGGTCGTCCTATTAGAGATATCTTAAACGATAATCCAGTAGAAGAACAAAAAATTCCAGAAAGTTCTATAAAAATACAGTCAGTAAATGATGAATGGAATCATATGACTTATATGAATATAAATAAAGTATATGATATGGATAAAGATATAATTGGTATTTTTAATTCATTTAGTAAAATGAATCCTCCACTGTATGTAATTGATATATCAGTAGAGGATACATCCACTAATCAGGATGCTATAGAAACTTATAGTGTTAAATATGAAGATGGTGAAGGTAAACGATTTACTATAAAGATCGATGTTCCAAAAATGATAGATAATAATTATATGCTATTAAGAGGAAATAGAAAAGATATACCTAGTCAGTTATTCTTAATGCCAATTATTAAAACAGATGATGATACTGTACAGATTGTTACAAATTACAATAAAATATTCATTAGAAGATTTGGAACTACTAGCGGTAAATCAAATGTATCATGCGATAAACTTATGAAAGTGTTAAGAAAGCATGAATTCAAATCATTAAAAATATATGAAGGTGACAATAGTAATATTTGTAAACAGTATGAATTACCTATTGACTATATAGATTTAGCTTCTTCATTTAGTAAATTAGAAACTCCATCTACAACTATATATTTTAATCAAGAAGAATTAAGAGAAAAATATAAAAACAAAATAGATTTATCTAAAGGATTACCATTCGGTATTCAAGATGATAAAATTCTATATTTTAATTCTCTTGTAGGAGATAATATATCTCAAACATTCGCATCTTATTTAGCTATTGTTTTATCTTCCGATAGAGATCTAGCTAAAGAACAATTTTCAGAAAAATACGAAAGTATGCCAAAATCTGTACGTTATACTTATTCTAAAGCAAGTATTCTTAATACAGAAATACCTTTAATTGTAATATGCGGATATAGTGAAGGATTGATAAAAACTTTAAATAAAGCTAATATTAAATATAAACTTGAAGAAAAGAAACCTAGACATATTGGAGATTATCAAGATTATATAAGATTTCAGGATGGTTATCTAATTTATGAATTAGATTATGCGTCATCATTATTAATGAATGGCTTAAAGGCTTGTCCAACTGAATCTTATTCATTAGGTGATATGAATGATAGAGCTATGTATATGGATTTCTTAGATATCTTCGGTGGTCGTATTAAAGCTGATGGATTGGATAACTTCTATAATATGCTTATAGATAAACCTATCACTTATGATACATTAAAATACTATCAGTTACCAACTGATTATATAGAAGTATTATTATATGCTAATAGATTACTTGCAGATAATAAGTATGTAAAACATACTCAGATTACAAATAATAGACGAATTCGTAGAAATGAACAAATCCCAGCAATGTTATATTCAGTAATGGGAAGGGCTTATGCACAATATTGTACTAGTATGAAACATGGAAGAAAAGTTCCAATGTCAGTGAAACAATCAGCTCTTATTAGTGAGGTATTAGAAAATTCTACAACTTCTGATATGTCTATTATTAATGCATTAAATGAATACGAAGGTCATAATGCAGTAACTCCTAAAGGACCTAGTGGTATGAACTCTGATAGATCTTATACGTTAGATAAACGTTCATATGATGATTCAATGTTTAACATTATGGGATTATCAACAGGATTTGCTGGAACTGTAGGTGTCACTAGACAGATGACTATAGATGCAAATATATCTACTCAGAGAGGATATGTTATAAATAAAGAAGAAAATCCTGATACTTTAAGTGCTACCAAATCATTATGTATGACAGAAGCATTGACTCCTTTTGGAACTGATCATGATGATCCATTTAGATCTGCCATGACGTTTATTCAAACAAATAAACATGGTATGAGATGTGCTAGATCTAATCCAGGTCTTATTACAAATGGAGCAGACGAAGCTTTACCATATATGATTTCTAATATATTTGCACATAAATCATCTAAAGATGGTACTGTGATAGATATAAATGATGAAAGAATGATTGTAGAATATAAAGATGGTACTAGTGAATATATTGATTTAACTGAACATGTAGAGAAAAACTCTAGTAGTGGTTTCTTTGTTACTCTTAAATTAGATACTGATTTAAAACCTGGTAAAAAATTTAAAGCTGGTGATATATTGGCTTATGATAAATCTTCATTTTCTTCAGATATAGGTGAAGATAATAATATTGCTTATAATATTGGAACTATTGGTAAAATTGCAATTTTAAATACTGATGAAGGTTATGAAGATAGTGCTATAATTTCAAAAGATTTATCTGATGCTTTAACATCAGATGTTGTATTGTGCAAACAAATAACTCTTAATAAAAATACCAATGTATATAATATGGTCAAGAAAGGTCAATCTATCCAGGAAGGTGATACTTTAATGATCATTCAAACACCATATGATGATGAAGATGCCAATATATTACTTAGAAATTTAGCAACTGATGAAGAAGAAGTAACTAATCTTGGAAGGATTCCAATTAAATCAAAAGTAACAGGAGTTATTCAAGATATAGTTATCACTAGATGTGTAGATACAGATGAATTATCACCATCATTAAAGAAAATAGTTAATGACTATGAAAAAGATATTAAAAGACGTAGAAAAGAAATGGAACAATATAATTCTGATACTACATCTTTAATGAGTTTAGGATCAACTGATAAATTACCAGCTACTGGTAAGCTTAAAGCATGTTCCGATGGATTATTAATAGAAATCTATATGAAATATGAAGATAGAATGTCAGTTGGTGATAAATTGATTTATATGTCAGCTTTAAAAGGAACAGTTAAAGATATATTCCCTGAAGGTGATGAACCTAGAAGTAAATATCGACCTAATGAAAAAATTCATTCAATGCTTGCTATTGGAAGTGTAAATGGTCGTATGGTTTGTTCAGTTTTAATAACAGCTGGTATATATAAAGCTATGGTTGAATTATCTAGAAAAACAAAAGATATTCTAGGAATTCCATATAATGATAATTTATTTGAAGATTAATATCTAAAACAGTATTTACCCCTATGGAATTTATCCATAGGGGTAATTTTATTTTATAACTCTTTCCAATCTAACTCATTAAGATTATCTGTAAGTTCATCATTCTCTTTTAAGAGAGAAATCTGCATAGAAATATCTGTTAATGAATTTTTCTCTTCTCCTTCAGCTGCTTTTGTATATTTAAGCTTCCAACCAAAAGAGATAAACATATTTGTTTTAATCACGCAACGATTAGCTGATAAGTTGATAGACCAGAAGACATTTTCTCCGGTTTCTGGATTTGGAAAGTTTGATGCAACACAATCAAACATTCTACTTGCTGCTTCTGCTGGTGATTCTGGTACATCTGTTCCTAAAATTGAACGAATATCTGGATTTAAATCCATTAATTCTGTGATTCCCTCTTCAAAAGTTTCAAATTCTTTTGTATAGGTTCTGATCTTAAATTTTTCTTTTTTCATCTGTTTAGAGATACTTTTAAGATCTTTTTTAAAATCTCCTGTTTTTTTGTTTTTTCCACGGTAGTTGTTTTTTGATGACATATGTATATCCTCCTAAATTGTATTTATTAATTAAATTGTTATAGAACAATTAATCTATAATTTCATCTATATCATTATAAAAAGAATCATTATCAAATTCAAAAAAATCTAAACATCCAATATTTTGTAATAAATTGATATATGAATCATTAGTGTTATCATTACAAATATTAAAATATTTATGATTTATAAATATATCTCTAATATTAAAGATTATTGTATTTATAATTTCTTTATTAGATTGATTTTTATTGCTTCCTAAAATCATAAATAACTCTATTAAAGAAATTCTTACAATATAGACTTTTTCAGAAGATTTTAACTTATATTCGTATGAATATGGTACTGATGAATTAAAAACTTCTCTAAAAATTTTCTCTGATATCACAATGTCCATATATGATATAGTTAGACACTCAAATTCAGAAAAAATATCTAAAATACGTTTATTTTCTTCTCTACATGGATATTCTAATACAGAAATATTAATTGGAGAAATATTATCAGTAGATTCAATGTTTTGTATTAAACTTGATAATTTTATAAAAGGTTCTTCAAATTCATCTGAATTTGTTTTTGTCTCTACTTCATTTATAATATAGCGAATAATTTTATTATCACTATAAATACTTTTAGAACTATTTACAATATTATATAATCTTGAAAAAGATCTGATCAAACCTGATAGAATAATCATATATTTATCATTTTTTGTATTTGATTTTTCTATATAACGAATATTAAAAGAAGATAATATATTTCTAGTAATATTCCATAATTCCATATCAGAAGAGTTTTTATTAAAACTAATTAAAAGATAAATAGATGAAAATTCATCATTTTTAATATAAGATAAAGTATTACATTCTAGATCATATCCATGATCTATATCAGATTTATAATTTTTATCTTTTTTTATAAATCTATTTCTTATTTGTTTTAGATTGAACATTGCTATTCTCCTTTTCTTTTAAATAATATTTTTAAAGTTTCTTTTATAATAGTAAAAATAGTTAAGATTCCAAAAATTATACTTTCAAATAAATCTAAAAATATATGATGAATCTTAATTGAATTATTTTTCTTTTTTCTTGTATATAATTTAAGAATAAAAAATATTAGTATTGCTAATACTATCGCTAATATTAAACTTATAATAGATACTTTTATTATTTTCTTAATCATATTAGTTATATCTCCTTTTTAATTTAATATTAAAGAAAAAATAAAAAATAAACTAAAGGTGCATTAGTTAGCACCTTTAGTTTCTATTGATTCTGGTATTTCTTTTACTGATATCGTAAATACCAATTGCATTTGTCTAGTTAATACCATTTTACTCTTATCAAAATCTAAGAAATTGATAGGTATTGTTAAACCTTTCTTTTCTCTTTGTTTGAGTTTTAAATTAAGCAAATCAAAAATTATTTTATCGACTTCTTTTTTATGAAGTTTAATGAAATCTATAACTTGATCATAGCTCATATTTCTTTTGATAACTGGAATAATTAGAACAATGTAATCAAACACTTTTTGTTTTTTAGATTTTGATAGATAATGATTATCTTGATCATCATATAAATTAAATTGAATTTCTGCTTTTTCGATAAACAATAAATCTTTAGCACCATAATCAAATTTAAGTTCATATTTTTGATTTTTTGTATAACAATTAAGAATATATTCTAAGGTCTCACCCTCTTTAAATGTGTCAACTATATATTTTCCAATTTCATCTGCGGTTCTATTGAATATTTCATGATCTTTATTATGAATAATTGTAGTACGTTTATCTAATAATCTAGACTGCAAGTATACATCTTCAATCATTTCATTAATAATTTCAGATTCATGTTCAGATAAATACCTATTCAATATAACTTTTTTATCTACTTTATGTAGAATATTATTATGATCAAAATAGTTAAATATAAAATAAGTATATTGATATTTACAGGTTTTTCTAAATCGTGAATTTTTATTTAAAACTGGGTCAAAAGATTTATTTGCACATGTTACTAAATCATAAATAGAATTCGATTTATATGTGAATACATTATTATATTTAAAATTTATTACACATTTGCAATTTTTGATATGGGATTCTATAAATATTTTCCATTCTGAGTATGATATTGTTGGATATTTTTCCATAATGTACCTTCTTTCTTCAACATTAAGTAGTTGACAAATATAATATATTTGATTATTGTTTCATAATTATAATATATAATTATTCTTTTAAAATATTACAAAATTAAAAAATAAAATGAAAGTGCTTAAATTAAGCACTTTCATTATTTCTTATTTTGTCTATTGGTTTACATGAATTGAATATGGATCTGATATGTGTTTTACCTTTAAAATCAGTAAAACTATGTTGAAGATTAATATTTACTATACACTTACAATCTTTATCAATATCATCAATTATTTTTTCAAATTCTTTATCTGGTAAAATATCTAAATTGTTCATTATTATTATCCTTTCTTTTATTAATACTAATTATTGTTTCATTATTATATTATATAATTATTTATACAATTTTCTATGTACCATTAAATATAGTTAAAACAATTATATCCATAGATCATAATATGATCTATGGATAATTTTATGGTTAAAAATTTTTTAAGAAAGGGGTTTCCCCCCTTAAACCCCCCTTCCCTAAAGAAGGGGCGCTTCGCTCCCGGTTTGGGTTCTAGTTGCTTGTCTCCTTTAGGATTTGCTGTGCTTCGCATTATTTTTTATTCTCGCTTCGCTCGATTATTTATTCTAATCTAATTTCCTTTGTTTTCTCTTTATTTTTGTTCTTTGGGTTTTCTGTTTTCCTCTTGCTCGGACTTCGTCCTCCCAAGTTATCCACCCCCTTCTCCCTGAGCAATTTTTCTGTAAAAAAAATTGAATGCTCGAGAAGTGGACTTGAACCTGAAGAAGTAAATTCAATAAATAAATCATCGAATTTATTTATTAGTTATATCTATATTAATTTACAAAATGGATAGAGATAATATTATCTCTATCCATATAAAATATAATTATTATTTCTTATCAAATTCACCAAAAATAGAAATTATTGATTTATTATAATCAAAAACTATATTTTTAACTATACCGTTATAATCACCAATAATAACTTTATCTCCAACTCTTGGAATAATACTATAAGAAGTATCTTTATCCCATATATAATTAGTAGTTATAACTTTAGCTTCTGGCAGTATAGTTCCATTCTCTATAGTAGTTAAAAAAATTACATCATTTAATCTTGTCATAATTAATCTCCTTTTATTTATTATTTCTACTATATTCAATATATTTTAATTTTTCTTCTACAGATAAATTAGAAGATCTACCAATATTATTTTGATAATCTCTTTTAGCTTTCTCTATAATTTTCTTCTTTTCTTTTTCTATATTATATCCAGTCCATTCAACTTCAATACCAGAATTTTTATTAATCTGATTATTTAATTTCTTAAAATGATTATTATCTGGTTGTACCAATAAAATATCAATAAAATTAAATGATAAATTTATTCCATCCTGTGGTAAATCAGTTTTAAACTTAGGACTAATTAAAACCTTTTTAAATAATTCATTATATCCATAAGGTAAATTATCAGATAGTACATTACAACATATTTTTTCTATATAACCTTTATCAATGTATTCATATAAAATATCATATTGTTTTTGTCTCTCAATGATTACATTCTTATCCTCTTCTAATATCTTTTTACCAGATATTAATAATTCAATTAATTTATCAATATCTTCTTCTTTTAAAATAAAAGTATTATTCAAATCAGAATATCCTTTATATCCAGTAGTTAATATAAGATCTTTATCTCCTACTACACCATCTACAGAAACTTCAAAATTATATATTTGATTTAATTTTTCATTTCTTATTTTAAGAGGTTTAGATATAAATTTTTTAATTTTCATAAAAGGATTCACAACAGAAGAATCAATATAATTTTTATTTTTCATATATTTTTATTTCCTTTCTTTTTTATAATAATTAATTATTTGTAGTAAAAATACAAAATTATAATAATATATTATATATATGAAATAAACTAATTGATATTATTTTAAGGAGGAAGTAAAAATGGAAAAACGTATTAATAACTTTAAAGAAGCAACCGAAATTATGAGTAAAATGGAATCTAAATATTCAATAGATTCATATGATATTCATAAACAAAATGCTAGTGTTTCAGAAAGATCAAAAATAGCTACAGAAGATTTAGATCTTTGGATGAGTGCTATTAGTTGCTTTATAACGTATAATGGTAACTGGGAAACAAAAAAATATAAAGAAAGCTTAGAATATGCTAAGCATATATTAAAACCAAATACAACTGGTCATCATCCAATATTAACTTTAAAGAAAGTATGTAAAAATGAAATAATTTTACATAAATTCAGAAGAATTGGAGATAATATGTATAGTCAGAAAGTCTATTGTGATTTAGATGAAGCTATACGCAAAAGATCAAAAAGTCAAACAGAACCTATTAGAGAAGAAGCATATTTTATAAATCATAGAATTTATGATCTACTTAAATCAGGTTATGTTGTAGTAAAAGAAGATACAAACCAGGAAGAAGAATAGGAAGAAGAATAAAATGACCGTACAATTTTTTAGAATTATTAAAGATAATTACATTGAAAGAAAATATGAACAGATTGCTTATATTCCATATGATCAAGTTAAAGATTTCATTAAGCCAAGTATAGGAGATACTATTACTGTAAATGGATATCGTGGTGAAGTAACTAACGTGCATATTGATTATAACGATGATGCTATTGATATTTTCGGAAGATTTGATAAAATTGATTAAACTCTAAAAAAGGATAGAAACTAAAAATTTCTATCCTTTTATTTTTTTTTACATTTTAGTAATTTATTTTTAGGAGTTGATATAAAAAATTATGGAATCGCAAACTATAAATAATAAAGAAGTTAAAGCTGAATTGACAGCTATTAACGAAGAAACGGAAATTAAATCTTTTTATGATAATATAATAGTATTCGATGACATTCCAGAGTTTGATACTCAAGATTATGATATATTTAATGAAAAAGAATTTCCTAAATATATCGATGATATAAAGAAGATATGCAGAGCGTCATTTGAATATAGACAATTCGTCAACTATTTAAGAGATTATATGGATATGAATAAATGTAGTTTTTTCAATAATGTAACTAACTCCGAGACATTTAAGATTAAAATACATTTACATCATTGTCCTTTTACCCTACAAGATATTGTAGAAACAATATTCAACAAAAGAATGTTTTATCAAGAATCTTTAGAGGTAGAAATGGTTGCGAAAGAGGTTATGTACATTCACTACTTTCTAATGATAGGAATAATTCCATTAGCAGAAACGGTACATGAGCTTGTCCATTCCCAAGTGATATTTATACCAATTGATCATGTATTGGGAAACTATAGTGAATTTGAAGAGACTTATAGGGAGTTTATTCCGGAGGATGCTAAAAAAAGATATGAAATAGCTAAACAACAAACTTTAGCATATAATGATTATGCTAATAGACAGCTATTAGAGATAAAACCTATAGCATTACAGTTACCAGGAGATGATGGCTCAGTAACTTATAATCTCCCATCAATGGAAAATTTAGTGGCTGCTATGAACAATAGAATCGATGAAATAAAAAATAATAACTATTGTTTACCATCAGAAGTAACACCAAGAGCCTTTAGTTATATATAAAAACATCAAATTAATTCTGAAAGGAGGAAATTTAAAGAAATGAAATCAACTGTTACAACTATTATGGAAGCTGGAAGCAACTTCAATAATAATAAAGAATTAAAAAATATGAAAGTGTTTGAATCATTAGATTCTATCACTGAACAGCAGAATGATTATCTTGGTTATACAGCAAAGAAAGTTGTTTTAGCTGGTCAGAAAGATGGAAATGTTTTATGTGAATATTCAAATAACTTAGAACGGTTTATGAAAGATCAGGCTATCGATATTAATGAAGCAATCGATCAGCTTGAAGATCAGTATGATTTATGTCCAGGATCTATTGCAATTGTTGTTGATGAATCTTGTATCAATAAAATTGATTTAGATGCTTTAACAGAAAATTATACAGTTTTAAAAAAATAATAAAACAATAACATATAAGTACGCAGTATAATTCAGGGTAGGAAATTATATCATGCGTATTTTTCATAACTCATGGAGTATGAGATAGGAAGGAAAGCGGAAAGATGCATTTTTTACCTGTTGTAATTTACAGATCACCTCACTCACTTATCTGTCCATACAGTAGTGTAATTTGGCTAACAGCAGTATATTTGGATACGCTTTGACTCTCATACTCCAACTCCCTAATAAAAAATAAAGTGAATATATATTATAAATATGAAAATAGATTACTCGTTAGGAAATAATCCTAACGAGTAAAATTTGTTGAAAAGGAGAAAATATGAAAGAGATAAATACACTCGATATATTCAATGATAGAAACTTGAATATATTTACAGATGCATCTATAATAAAACAAAGTTATGGATTTGATGGTTGTTCTGGTTGTATAGTAGTAACAACTAATGGTAATAAAATTGATATTGATTCTAATCTTGCTATTAGAAAAGATACCACAAACAATGAATCAGAAATTGCAGCTATACAGTTTGGTATAGCATACGCTTGTAAATTTAAACAATTATTTCCAAATATTCATATAAATTTATTCTCAGATTCTAAGATTAGTGTTATGGGATTAAAAGAATGGATATATTCTTGGATAAAAAATAGTAGAAATGGTATTTTAATATCATCTTCTGGTCAAGCAGTAAAGAATCAAAATGTATTCTTAGATTGTATTGATATGATCATTAAGAATAATTTAGATATTAGCATATATCATATAAATGGTCATGTTAAAAACAATGATAAACAAGAATTATATAAAGCACTTATGAGTTTTAGAGAAGTTAATAATCTTACAAATTATTACATAGATATGGAATTATTTAAGAAACTATGTTGTTGTAATGATATTATAGATAATATATCTCGAGATATACTAAGCGGTAAAGAAATCTCTGTAGAGCTAAATGAAATGTCTAAAATAGCATTTGCAGACTATGTTATAAATTCAACAAATTATACACTATTAGATGATTACATATCTAAAGCATTTATACCTACGTATGATAGTTTAGATATTGATCTATATAAAAAATTATTATTAAAGGAGGATTAAACTATGTCTGATATGAACGTAGTAATTACAAGAGGAAATAGTATTGTAGGTTGTCCATCTTCTGCAAAAGATAAAAAACTACAGTATAGCCACCTTAATTCTGAACAGTTTGTTATTTACTGTAAGGAATGTTTAAAAGAAAAGTTGTCCAAATACATCAAATCAACCACCTGGAACATAGAGATTTCTAGAGAATTTAATAGATTCACAGAGGGAATTCCTAATGTATTATTTGACTTTTCTACAGAAGAAAGTACAAGACTTCTTTTAAAGCATTTAGATTCTAATATGAACTATTTGTTCAATGCAAATATTGATAGAGAAGAAGTTTATGGATTACTTACAGATTTAAAATCTAAAGATCCAAGATTAAAAAATAACTAACACGTAATTCAATAATAATTAATTTACAAATATGGAGGAATGGATATGTCAAGATCAAGAAAAACTAATACTAAGGAAGCATTAAATACTGTACCTGAAAAAATAAAAATTGCAGGAATATCACCATATAATGAAGAAGCTAATATGGCATTTTCGTATATGGTATCTGCAGGAAGTATGATAGCAAATGAATTTACAACATCAGATGATGGATATTCATCATTATTAAATAATTATCTGAAGAATGATGTGAATGTTAATGCGATTAAAGATTGTTTAGAAAATCTTTTTACTGCTTGTGAAATGGTAAAAGATAATAGTAGTAGTATTGACAATTTGAGAATCGCAGATAAAATGTATTCAGATTTTATCCAATCATTACAAGTTACTATCGAAACATCATTAATTAATATTAGATATGGATTGTTAAATCGAGTTAAAGAAGTTTTATTAGATAGCTATCCTGGAATTATATTACCATCAGAATATACTGATCAAAGCGTGTTGGAAAATATAAATTATATGCTAGCAACTAATAATCAGCTATCTTCATATATATTTGATAAAGATCGAAGTTTTCGAGAAAATAATGATAGAACGACTTCTTATGTAAATTTATCTGATATAGAAACACAGAATATTTATTTAAAAATTTCAAAGATCATTGCATTAATATTAAATGCAAACTCTAATATTGTGGATCCGTATTCTTTACAGACAGTCTTAACAAATTTACACGTAGATTTTATTGTTTATCATAATTCAATTGTTAATTTAATTAATTGGATAGACAAAATCTATGATATTATTTATAGTAATACCGATATATGCGATTTTATAAATATACGAAGAAAGAATAGTCGGAACATGAATGATTATTGTGCCTTCTAGGTAAGATACATTGTATTTGTATATTATATACATGAGTCTAAATAAAAAACAAAGGAGAGGGCTTATGAGATATATACCAACTCCACCATATATGAATAATGGTACCGCTTTCAATGCGGTACCATTAATTGGTGGATATAATTATTATAATCCGTATATAGACCCCAGATATTATCAGAAACAACAAGAAGAATTGGAGAAACAACGAAAACTTGAATTTGATAATCAAGTTGCAATTTGGAAAACGTTTATCCGATCAACTGATTGCTATTATGGAATAGAAACGGATGAAGATCAGTTAAATGAAAGATTTGTAATAAAAGAACAAGAAGGTTATAATGACTTTTTAAAACAACAAGAATTATTCAATATTGTTCAAGCTGCTAAGAATCAAAATGCATATTATGAACAACTTGAGCAAAATAGACTTGCTCAATTACAGCAAGTTAATACACAAAAAGATGAGAATGAGCCTAAGAATCTTTTAGAATTCTTAAGAGGACCTGCTACTCAAAGATATATAGAATCTTTAGAGAATAAAAACCAGGCTTCTAGGGTTATACGAAATCTTTATGATCAATCTGCATATAGTAGATTGCTTGGAGTTCATGAGAGCACATCAAGTATGTTTAATTCTCTTAATCAGAATGTAACTATAGATGATATGGAAGTTAAATTACCACAATATCTTAAAACTGAAAGAGAGATCAAACGAAAACAATTCATGGAATCCATATTACAACAACCGAAAGGATGGTGATCTAGATGGCTAGAGTTGATATGATCAATTACTTATGTGCTAAACAAGTATCACCAGATGAATTTCGGTTTGACAATTTAAGTAGTAGACCGTTATTAAGCTACTTATCTATGCAGGATATTGCTAGACTTAATCAAATTGCAACTGATATTAGACTATCATCAAAACCTAAACTAAAATATCAATATATAGATGAAGTTCTAAAACCAAGAGGGTTTAAGAAATTAGCATCTGGAACAAATAGAGTAGTTTATAAGTGTTTAAATGATCAGTCAGTGGTACTTAAAGTTGCATTAGATAAAGTTGGTTTAAAAGATAGTCCTGCTGAATATAGAAATCAGTTTTTATTAAGACCATTTGTGACTAAGGTGTTTGAAGTATCACCTTGCGGAACAGTGGCATTAGTAGAAAGAGTTCAACCAATAACAAGCAGAGAAGAGTATATTCAGATAGCACCTGATGTATTTGATTTACTTGTAAATAAGATATTGGGTAAATATGTTATGGAAGATATAGGTTCCAAGTATTTTCAAAATATTGGAATACGAATGAATTTTGGACCAGTATTATTAGACTTTCCATATCTATATGAATTAGATGGGAACAAGTTGTATTGTAACAAACCAACCGATGATGGTGGTATTTGTGGAGGTACTATAGATTATGATAGTGGCTTCAACAAATTAGTATGCGAGAAATGCGGAAAACAGTATTTTGCTAGACAACTAGGTAAATATAAAAAAGAAAATCAGATAATTATGTCGAAAGGAGATCAAGACAAAATGGATATTGTAATTAGTAGAGGAAACGAGGTTATTGAAACATTAAGTACAGCACCTACATCAGATACTTTTAAGAAACCAGATATAAGTGCAACGATTATTAAATCTCATATTAAGACTAAGGGATTAAAAGGTAAACCGAAGAAAAATAATAAACCAAAAGAAAAGTCTATTGAGACTTGTAATGGTAATATGAAATCATCTAGTTTAGCAGGTAATGTAGATAAGATGTTTTCAAATAAAGATGTAGTTAAGGATAATAATCCTAAACCATCATCTAAAAATAAACTTAAAGATGAAGATGAAACTGTAAATGTTACACCTAGCATTGATATCGGAACTGATCTCGGAAATCTTATCAAAGATTTAGAGATCAAAGATGAACCAAATTTAGATACTAACGATGAAGAAGCAGTTGATATTGTTGATTCGGTAGATGTAAAGGAGGAAGAAAAGTTGGTAGAAGATGTAACTGTTGTAGAAAACGAGAATGATTCTGAAGAGGTATTTGAAGAGGATAAAGATATCGATGAAGAATCAGAAGATGTAGATGTAGAAGAAGGAGAAATTCCTAATTTTGTATGTATGGTAGATCCATCTATCGATGATGTGCAGGATGATGATGGAGTAATCTATACTTCTGAGGTTAAAGCTAAAGACGATGAAGAGATCCAGAAAATTGTAGATGATATCTCTTCAGCATATTAAAAAATAGGAGGAATAAATTATGTTTAATAAAGCTAAATTAATGGCAACTTCTGATTTAGAAGTTGCTGTAAATATAAAAAATCAGGCACCGGATAATTGTAAAATCTTATATATCGGTGAACCGTTAGAAAAACCAAACATTGATTGTATTAATGCAACAGCATTATGTCCAAATTATTATACTCTTCAGATCTTCATTGAAGCTGGAGAATGTAAGAACTATATTGATTCTTACACGGATTATTTGCAGAGAACTGGAGCAGAAACTATCGCAACAATTTTATGTGCTCTTATGAACGGTACTAATATTGTACTTTATTTTCCACATGAGACACTTGAACTTAAATATCCGGGATATCTTTTACAGTATTTAGAAGTATATTTCGGTGTTACTACTCAGACCAAGAGTACAGATTTCAATTACAATCCATCATATAATAGTAACAACTTAAGAATGTTATATATTAACAGGCTTATCTCACCAGCAGATTTTGTATTGAATTCTGAGGAGATCGATGATATCTGTATTCAGAAACTTAAACAGGATTATCTGCAGAAATATCCAATGATTAGCACGTATACTCCAGATCAGATGATTAAATGGGTTGAAGATCTTAAAGTATATATTACCAATAATGGTACAGATTGGAATCCAAATATGATTCCGGTACCATCGAGAAATGCATTTAGTACAATTGTATAATAAAAAGGAGGATTTAAGATGCTTTATATCGGAGATTATATGTCAATTCCATTTGACTATGATAAAGATTCTATGGTTATCTTAAATCTAACTAGTTTAGTAGAAGGGTACCAGAGAGTATTTCTGGTACCCCAAACTGGATCTATGTTAGACTTTACAAATGAAGACAATTTTGATATCGAATATTATCAATATATTTATAGTAACGATATTCCATTTATGGAAATTATGAAAATAATAATGCCTTTATATTTGGGCAAAGACGTTTTTTTACTTGTATCAAGAGGAATAGATACATTTGACAAAATTACTGAATCTTTGATGAAGATTATTCAAAGCAGATATGGAATTGTTTCTATGTTATTAAATGATGTAACAGATTTTCCATCTGAATATGATAGGATGGAGATGTTAAATAGTGGATTTTCACTTTCTGGATTAGGCTGTTTAGATACAGATAGAGAACGTTATACGTTCTTATGCGAAAAAATGAAGATGTAGCCTAGGAAAGGTAAGGTTATGAATAATAATTTGTATGAGTGTATAAATTATAGATCAGATCTAAAGTTTATACACTCTAGATTTATAAGAGAATATGATATTCATAAAGCGAATATTTCTATTTTATATAAATACGGAGTTATAGATTTAAATACTTATAATAATCTATTTAAAAGCTCTAGAGAAAAAAGACAAATTGAAATTGGATTAATGGAAAAACAGAATCCTAAAATATATGATATATTAGCAAAAGGTATTATTCAAGCTAAAAAAGATTTATTTTTATCTAATCATATCCAAGATTCATCTGTTTTATCTATAAAAAACGATGCTGTTTTTATACTAGATGAGAAGTTAAAATATACGACATTTGATTCTGGTTTAATAGAATTTGTAAATAAAAACACATATACATCTTTTGTATCTTTAAATAAGATAGAACTCTACTATGGATTTAATAAAGTAGACAATACAGAAGTTGTAGATGTTAAAGGTATAGGAAAGAATTTATATCTTCATAGAAATTATATGGTAGATTTCATTGTATATATTTTAAATTGTATTGAAAGTGGAGAAATATCAGATGCATTATCATCTTTTACTGATTTTTATAAAGATTATATAGAATTGAATCTTAGTATTGGTTATTATAGAGAATTTAATTCTGCATCTTTATATAAACTTAAAGGAATTGATTATACAGTATCTCACTTAGAAGAAAATACAAATAAAAATTGTTTAGATATATCTTACAATTTATATATTCTAAGAGAATTGTATAGTTATATTTCATATATATACTTTCAATCAAATAAATGATTATATATTATTATAGTGACAAGTAGAGAAATATTAGTTTCATGAAAACTCTCCTTTAAGGTTTTTCATATATTCTACTTGTTAAACAAAGCATCTTTTGATGTTTGTACTTCTTTCTTAATACCAAAAGGTTCTAGATGTATTATTCAGATTCCACAACATCTGAAAAGTATATCTAGAACCAATAGGCGTAAATTACTGGATAGGAATTATTCCTATCCAGTTTATTTTTATTTTTTATCATCATAAGTTCCATTTACAGATATTGTATAATTTAAAACTGCTAAAGATGCTTTTTCATAGATAATATCCTGTAATACTTCTTTGTTATATATAAAGCATAATTTTTCATAGTATATAGGAGATATTCTATTTAAAGTGTCTTTAATAACCCAACGTATCATATCATTTTGTATTTTTTCATTTATATATAGATCTGTTCTAAGTTCAAGATATGTTATTCTATATTTTGCAACTGATTCTTGAATAATATTATCTAAAAGATTAGTAATATCTTCAGTTATTTCAATATTAAATAACATTTTTCGGTTTTCTAAATTTATTTTTTTATTTAAAATAATAGTTATATTTTTTAGCAATACCATTAATGCTATAAATACAGCTAATATACTTAATACTATTACTGCTTCGATTGATATTAATAATATATATTTATTCATTTAAAATTCTCCTTCATCATATTTTTTATTAGATAGTTTCAATAATTAAAAATAATAGTTTAAACTTTTTAATAAATAAGAAATGGAGGTAAAGAACTATGATTCAGTATACTGAAATTAAAGATAATAATTCTAAAATGGAATTAGAATCAGATTTATTAATAAAAAACTATACTAAAATTACTTGTGAGAATAGTAAAGATTGGAAATTTAATGCACCACATCATTTTGAAGTTAGTTCTGTAGAAAAGGAAGAAGTATTAGGTAAAGTAAATTTTCAGGAAGGTCCTATTAAAGAAAATGGTGTTAATGGCGTATCTAATGAAGATCTGATCAATATGATAATTGCTAGATTAGAAGCATTCCAGAGAACAGATTATAATTGTCCAGAAAATGCTATGGCTATTACTAAATTAGAAGAATCATTGATGTGGTTAAGAAAAAGAACCAATTCTAGATCAAAAAGAGGAGTAGAAGGAACTAGCACTATCTAAAAATAATATTCAGGTATGGATTTAATCCATACCTGATTTTTTTAATATATTACACCATTTATTTTCATAGTATCACCATATTCATTGTATTGAGACCATTTAGTTACATCTTCTCCTATAGCTAATAATGTATTTATATTACTATCTCCAATATAATGTTGCTCATATTCAATAGATCTTTGTATAAATACTACAACTTTTTGAGCAATGTCTATTGTAATACCTTTGTTATATTTTCTTAACAATTCTATCCAATAACCAAAACACATTCTTGCTGGTAATATTACACCATCAGCATTATGAAACAATTGATGTGCTGTTTTAGATAGCATTACTATAGGTATATTATTTTCTCGATGTTCTTCTTTTAGTTTTTGGACCACATCAAATGTAGAAACATATCCCACGGTATTCAATAAATGCTCTGTAATAAGTAGTGTAATATCAAAGATATTTAAAAAATTATGATGCATTTCTATAGTAGCACCACTTTCTGTAGATACTTGTCCTAATAATTGACAATGGTCTAATCCTAATGAATATAGATAGTGTTTATAATTTTTATATGTTTTACTATGTCTAAATCTAGAAATACAATTTTCTAAAAATCTTTTATAATAATCTATATCTGTGAACGAATCTCTAGTTTGGTAAAAAGGTTGTTCAAATGTACTATTTGGAGATTTTAATGATGGATTATATGTATCATCATATGATATCATTATATCCGGTACTTCATTATAAGTTTTTTCTTCCATGATGAATTCACTTCCTTTATTTACTTATTATCATGTTTTGGATACGTATTTTATACAAAATATAATTCTTTTACATACAAATAACTAGTAAAATGATGAAAGGAAATGTGTATAATATGTCTAAAAATATAGAAAGAATATTTACAGATACTCCTCTTATTGATGAAATAGTTTATCAAGTAAAAGGAATGATATATGATGGTATTATTTTAAAAGATACTGAAGAAGCAAATAATAATGAGACTGTTTATAGTTTAAAAGCAGCAGATAGATATGCTGATATAATAGAAGGTCATACTGTCTATGAGATGTATGAATATAGTTATAGTCATTTAATGAAATTACCATATATGAACAGAGACATTGCTATTATGTATTCTAAAAATAATGCACTGATCCCTGATAACATTAAACCTGATTTATTAAAAATTGCAAATGATGATTTCTTATCTACATATGAAGAACAAAATAATTATTATAGAAAATTATATGGTCTACCAGATTATGGTCAGAAAGGTATTCATTTATCTAATGAACAGATAGCGATGCTAACTAATAAACATTTCGATGCTGGTAAATATGTTCATGAAATGGATAATAATGAAATTAAGATATTAGAAACTTCTGGTGTATTAGATGTGCTTAAAAGTGAAAATCCTACGAAACAATATTTATGGCATTTAGGTGAAAGAAGAGTTGATCCTTATATAGCAAGAAAAACTCCAAAATTCGGATTACTCTATTTACCGGCATGTGAATCTAATGAAATATATAATAGATTTAAAGAATTGATTATAAGAGATCGAGCTTTTATTTTGAATTGTTTATATTCAGAAGCTTTTAAATTTCAATCTGAATATTATGATAAGTTTTTAATGGCTATGATTATCGTACAAGCATTTGTAGATATGATTGTATTAAGTCCAGAATATATAATTCAACGAGAATTATTTGATATGAGAACTATTCAATATGTATTTGAATCCCAAGGTGTTACATTCTTTCCAGATATTCCATTAAAATATCAGAAAAGGTTAATAAAGAATTTAAATAGACTTATTAAGTATAAATCATGTGATAAAAATCTTATTGATATCGCATCATTATTTGGTTTTGAAAATGCTAAACTATTTAAATATTGGATTTTAAAAGATCCTATTATGAATGAAGATGGTACTTATAGAAGAGATATGAAACAAGATCCTAAAACTGGATTAGATGTAGAGGATTTAGAAGCTAATTATGAACTTAAATTCATTAAAGTTCCTATTGAAGGTGGTATAGTAGAAGAAGCGATACAAGATCCATTCAATATTGTTTCTTATGATGAAGTAGTAACTGATGATGTATACTGGAATGGTGTTTATACTGCTGAATATGTTAAACATAGAATTTTAGAGCATGAATTTAATATGCATATGAGTAAGTATATTGGTCTTGAAACTGTATATTCTATGACAGAATTAGCTTTACAATTATCTTATTTTATAAATTTAGTAATGTATTCTGTTGATACTAGTGAATTAGTAGTAGAAGTTCCGGAATTAAGTTCTACTAATGTATTTCCATTGATAGATTTACTTATAGCACTTTATTCATTAGGATATATTTATAGAGGAGTAAAAGATACAATTATCTATGATCCAGTGCAATCTATGGATGTATATGGATTTAATATAGAAGTAGATATGGCTAAATTATCAGAATATGTAGAAGAAAAAGGATTTACTTTAGAAGAATTAGGAGTTGATAAATTTATGGCTCCAAAAGATGGTGTATTCACCTTTAATCAATTGATGGAGATATATACCAATAATAAAAATATCTATAAACATCTTGTTCATGAAATAACACATGCTAATGATAAAGATATATACGATATTTACTATACCATATACAATTCCTTAATGATAACCAAACTTAATTTTGATTATTTTACTCAATATGGTATAAAACCAGATACTTATTTAGAATTTTTATCTATAAAAAATAGCCCATTACATGATATCATTATGAGATGTAAATTGATAGAGAAAATAGATGATAGACAAACTGAATGCTCTAAGATAATTAATTATATCGTAGATGCTATATATGTATATTTAGATGAAGAAGAATTTAGATATATCTTCCATGAAATACCAACAGCATCTATGGATTATTTAAGAAAATATTTATTTGAGGTTTTAAATTTCTTTAAATCATATAAAGTTGATTTTACTCACGTAAATACAGTTTATAAATTAGATGATAGATTGGAAAACTGGATAACTGTAATAGACAGAATAAAATTTAAATATTTATTTAATTGGACAGATAAGATAAATATTGAAGATTTCATAAATATGATTATTCATCTAATACCAAAAGAGAATGTTGATTTGATAGAAAAAATGTCATTAGATGTAACTCATTGGCAAGAACTTTTATTTAATCAGGATAAAATAAAAGTTAATGATATTATATCCGAACTTTTAATTCATATTATTTACAATGAATATATCTCTCCAAAAGATTGTATAGGTGAATATAAACATTTATTTGATTGGGGAGAAATTATAACTTTAAAAGAATCTATGATAAATGATATTTCATTAGAAATGAAAGAAAAAATAAATATTAGTGAAGCTATATGGATCAAATCAGATCAAGAAGAAATAAAAGTTCCATTTGATCCGGATATAGAAAACTTATAATGTGTATTTAGGCATACTGAAAACATATATATAATTTGAGTATGATGTAAATAGGAGGAATTATAAATGAATAAACATAAAATTTTATATGACGGATCAAGATCTGAAGATGCTGCACATATGAAAAGTACAGGTCAGCATAAAGGTCATGTGATTGCTTATGTAAAAGGAACTGATAAAGTTTTATTTGAAGAAGATAATAAAGTTATTATACCAGGCTCTGCTTTTACAGCAGCTAAACATTTTAAAGATCTATCTATTCCGGTAAAAACACCTACATACAATACTGTACTTGGTTTAGATAATATAGTTTCTATTACACCAGCAGAAGAAGTATTAGAAAACTACGTTTATTTATTTGCAGTAGGTATTGGCGGATGTGGACCAGAAGATAGTCAGAAATACGATGTAGATTATACTAAATGGATAGCTCCAGAGGAATTAGTTCCATTTAGATATCAGCTTTTAAATAATGATTTATCTGATGATTTAAGAGCTAAGTATTTTGGAAGAAAAGAAATGGCTGCTGCTGATCGCATTGCTTATTATTTTAAAGCATTTGATCAGGACCCTGTATTTAAACAGAGATACATTGATGGTACTCCAATAGATGAAAATATCTATATTTCTGATAATACTATGGATGTAGAATCATTCGTAGAATTAAAGTTATCCATTACAAAAAGAGATTGTAGAGATTTCTTTGTTGCAACAACAGGAATCAATGATGCAAGAATCAATACAATTTCTTTATTAACAGCAGTACCTAAGAGTATTAATGGATTTACTTATTATCAGAACATAAGACCTTTAACAAAATTAAACTTCAATAATGAATCTCTTATTGATGAGACCAAAGGTATTGATATAACTTATCAGATATTTTATTAATATACAACAACACTATACTCAATTGAGTATAGTGTTATAATTTATTTGTAGGATCACATTTTATTAATTGTAAAATAATAATATGATTATATATTATTATTATGAAATAAATAAATAAAATCTTTAAAGGAGAGATGATATTATGTATATTGATTTAGAAAATGTAGAGAAGATCGAAATGAAACAAGAAGGCGAATCTTTTTCCATGGCAGCTATTAATATAGCTAAAGAGGGTCAAGAACCTCAATTTCAAATAGAATACCAAGATACAGAAGAAGATATATGCCCGGTATGCGGTGAACTTATGACTAAGAAGCATAAATGCGGCGATCATATCATTCTTAGTAAAGATGATGTTGTGAAAAACATATTTGGTGATTTCAATAATTCTGGCGATGGTCGAATTATGATTATCAATAATGAAATCACTATAAAGAAAAAATAAGTACTTATTAAGAATAGAGGGATTATAATCCCTCTATTTATTTTTTTATCAACTTAATAGTAATTTAGAAAAATAATTAATAAGAAGGTGATTTAAGTTGGCTGCAAGAAAAGCGAAAAAAATTACAAATCCAAAAGATATAGAGTTTATATCAAATATTACTGAAGATGATATAACGTTATCTTTTATAGCTGAAATGTTTGGAGAATTTGAACACGGTACCAAATTCAATCCATATGATGAAATCGAAATTCCTGCTGGTAAATATGGTATAGAAGGTAAGAAAAATAAAAAACCTATATATACTACAGTTGGAATATATGTTTTCAATAAATACTTTTTTGAAAAAGATTTGATTGATATATTTGGTTATATGAATCAAACTATTGATTCTAAAACATTTGATAAATTAAATAGTAGATTATCAGCAGCATTACTTGAAGATGATATTGAACTTGAGGTTTTAAAACGATACTTGATGAAAACTCAAAAAGTCATGCCTTATGTAAGTATATTATCTCCAAATTATACTGATAAAATGTTGACATGTACAAAAGAAATTAATAAAAAGAAAAATGAACTTTTAAAGAAATATGAAAAAGAAATAGATGCAGGAGATCCTATAATTGGAACTAAGATTGATAATGAATTATTAGATTTCGCTAAACAATATTTAAAAGATGATCCTGCTATGGATATGTTTATTTCCGGTGCAAGAGGAACTGTAGGTAATAACTTCAAAAATATGTTTGTTATGAAAGGAGTTATTAAAGATCCAGATCCAAATGCTAAACAAAAATATCACATAGCTACATCTAATTATTTAGATGGGATAAAACCAGAAGAATATTCATTATTTGCCAATTCATTAGCAGCTGGTCCTTTTGCCAGAGCAAGAAAAACTGCAGTTGGTGGTTATCTTGAAAAATTATTTTTATATGCATATCAGCATGTAAAAATGGATGTACCGGGATCTGATTGTGGTACTAAACGATTTAAAAAAGTTACCCTTACTGATAAGAATATTAAGTCATGGATGTATTCTTATATAATTGAAGGGGATAAATTAGTAGAATTAACTTCAAAGAATAAAGATAAATATGTAGGAAAAACGGTAAAATTCAGATTCTCATCTTTATGCGAAGACAAAAATCCAGGATGTATTTGTAATATGTGTGGTGGTAATTTACCTTATCGTAGAGGAGTTACTAATGTAGGAATAGAAACAACTCAAATTGCTTCTACTATGAAAAATAAGTCTATGAAGGCTTTCCACGATAGCGTACAAACAATGCATGTTATGGATATTCGTAAAGCATTTGAACCTGATTAAAATTTACAAAATATGAAAGGAGAATGTAAATCTAATGAAGACTTACACTAAGAACCCTATTAATCCTAGGGACACAAGAACATTTAAAGGAAAGGATGGTAAAAAAGAAAAAGAGAAATTCGCAGTAGTTCCTATTCCAAATACAATAGAAACTTATGTTGTATCTAATTATGGACGAATTTTCAATGTAGATAAAGCATATGAATTAAAAAAACGTCCATTAAGAAAAGAAGATCCTAAGTATCTTGTTACAAGAATTAATACTCGTACTGATGATAACAAAGTTAATTGTGGGTCATATGCTGTTAATGTTTTAGTAGCAAATACTTTTGTTAAAAAATCTAAAAGAGATGTTGCTCTTAATCGTGTTATTGTTCATCCTATTGATTGGGATGCATCGAATTCAAGATATTGTAATTTACAGTGGGTAAATAGAACTGAGTTAAGTATTTTAAAAGATATTCGTGATGGTAAAACAGAAGAGAAAGATTATGTTAGATATGTTTGTCTTCTATTACAACTTGGTTATCTTAATGATGATATTAAAGCTGTTCTTGATTTACCTATGAAAGCAAAAGTTAAATTTATTAACGATATTAGACAACGTTCTATATATCCATACATATGTGCAAAATATAAATATTAAAAATACAGCCCTTTAGGTAATAAACCTAAAGGGCTCAAAATACGCCAATACAGAGACAAAAACTATAGATTAATAACATATTATATTATTGAAAGCAAATAGAAAAGGAGAAAGAATATGGGAAAATTAAAAGTTGATCTTTATTATCCACATTCAGATGATTTTGATTTTGAAACACAATTAGTCAGACTGGATTTGGATAAAGAAAGAGAAAAAGACATATGTACTGATAATGGATTTATTATATCTGATCCTATCAGTATCAAGAAAGATGTCAATATAAAAGATCCAAATGGTATGTTTAGTCCAAGATTTGGACAAACTATAAAGGATTTAAATCCATTTGCTAATAAGTACAAATGTGAATGCGGACATACAACTTCTAGAATTAACAATGGTACTATTTGTCCTATCTGTAATACAGAAGTTAAATATGTTGATGATAACTTTTCTTATTTTGGTTGGAAAGTATTGAATGATTATTATGTTATTCATCCTAACCTATTTAAGAGTATAGAAGCATTCATCGGTAAAGATACTTTAGAACATATTTTGGTTTATGAGGTAAAGAAAGACGCTGATGGTCATATTATTGAAAATAAAGATAGACCTGAAGATGAACCATTCTTTGGAATTGGTATGATAGAATTTAAGGAACGGTTTGATGAGGTTATGACTCATTATGGAAAAATTTTAACCAATCCTACTAAGAAAGCTTATTATCAGGATATTATGGATCATCGAGATATTGTGTTTACACAATCGATCCCTTATTATTCAACTTTACTTAGACCAATTGATGATGAACAGAAAAATCTTTTCTATGAGGATAGTAATGCATTTTATTATATGATAAATAGACTTGCTGCTAAAATAAATAAGTATGATGAGTCTAAGATCATGTCCGATAAAGCTTCATTGAATAAATTGTTATATGACATTCAGGTTAAATACCAGAAATTGTATTCTAACATTGAAGCTATCATAGAAAAGAAGAAAGGAAACATCAGAGATTTATTAAGAGGAAGATTTAATTTCTCATCAAGATGCGTTATCACTGCTAATCTTGGACTTAGAATAGATGAGATCAAACTTCCTTATCAGTGTTTAGTAGAAATGCTTCAACAGAGAATTATAAATATTCTTTGTAAAATGTATAGTATGAGTTATTCTGATGCTTATACTATATGGTATAAAGCTAATATAAAACAAGATCCAATGGTTGTAAAAATTATCAATAGTATAATTGAATCTTCTGGAGATGGTAGAGGAATACCATTTATTATTAATAGAAATCCTACAATCGCATACGGTGGAATATTACAAATGTTTTGTGTAGGTATTGCTGATTCGTATACTATGGAAATACCATTAAGAATCTTAGTAATTTTAGCAGCTGACTTCGATGGTGATGTTCTTAATATATTACTTATTATCAATGATAATTTCTATAAAAGATCTTATCAGATTTTTAATCCTCGAAATGCTATGCAGATCTCAAGGAATGATGGTAAGTTTAACAATGCAGTAAATCATCAAAGAGATACGATAATAAATATGAATACAATGATTAATATTGGTAGAGGAAATTATACTCCTCAACAACTTGAAAAGATTAAAAGAATTAAGCAAAAATATGCATCATAAAATAAAAGGTATGAATCATTATAGATTCATACCTTTTTTAAAATAAGAAAGAAGGAAAATAAAAATGACAATACCAATGGATTATGCTGATGAATTAATAAAAAATGGTAAGAATAAAGAATTTGTATATGATTACATAAGGAGAGATAACAGTTACTTAACTGAAACATATAATATCGATAATGATTCTTTAATTGTAGTATTTGGTATATTGTGTAAGAAGTTAGGTCATGAAGAATTATTTCAGACTTATAGAAAAGTAACTGATCTTTCATCTGTATTTTTATGTGATATAGATGAAAAGACCACCAATGAAATTATTGAATTCTATACCAAACATGGAACAATGAAAACAGCAGCTAAATTCAATTGTAAAAAATGGAAAATCTTAAAATTATTTAGATTAAAAAATTTTAAGGTAAAAAAGAAATAATTACTAAAAATATAATATAGTAGGATGTAACACCCTACTATATTTTTTGTTGTTTTATTGCAAATTAGCTACATCCTATTAACATAATCTTTTAGAAAGGAACATAGATAAATGATTATAGGAAATATAGACGAAATTTTTAAACATTCAAGTCCTGATAAAAATATAACTTTGCATAAAAATATTTCTATTCCAAGTGAAATTCATGTATATTCATTAGCTATAGAATATATGAGAATGTGGTTTTTAAAGAAATTTGATGATGATTATTTTAAAACTGTTTATATTAATGGTAAACATGTTATGGATGATTTTAGACATTTTAACAGACAGGAATTAATAAGAAGAGAAAAGCCAGCATTAGCCATAATGCCTACTGTTAATTATGATTATAATAGAGATACACTAGATCTCCGTTTAGGAGGAAGAGATATCCTTACTAGAAATGATGGTTTATCCGAAACTATTATAGGAGATAATGAAAAGAATATTTTTTTAGGTATGAAATTAAGACAGATGGAAATTAATTTTGATTTTAAAATTAGAGTTGGCTCTAGAGCAGAACAAATAGATTTATATAATTTTATGAAGTATGCTTTTAGAGTTGGTTCTACTCAAAGCGAATATATGTCTTACGATTTTCATATTCCATCTCAGATAATTCTTAATATTGCAAAACATGCTGGATTTGCAATAGAAAAATCTAAAGATGGAAAAAAGAGAGATGTAGTAAAAAATATTCCAGGATTTTTGAGATATTTAAATTCTCATTCACATGCTCCTATATTATATAAAATGAGGACGATAAATGGAAATGCTGAATATTTTATTAGAATGGATAATATGTATACTCATATATCTAACTTAGATTCTTTAAGTTTAGATGATGGAGAAAGAGAAGGTCAGATTGATAATAATTTTCATATAGAAATGCAATGCATTCTTAAAATACCAGCACCGCAGTATTATTTTTATTATTCTAATGATGAGATTGAAACAACGTTTAATAATAGAAAAGAATTTGCTGGTTTATACGAGATTAAACATATCGAACCTCCAACCAGAAACAATAAAGGTTGGGAACAATATATTGCTACTCAATGGAATGATGAAACTAGACATATAGATTCTATAGAATTTAAGGAACTATTTGAAAATAGTGAATTGAATTCTGTTATAGACCATAATAGAAATATGGGTATTTCGCCAGGAGTATTTATTGATATTAAATTATTTAATAATGCTGAAGATATACCTATAAAAGTAAATTGGGAAACCTATGAAATAATTGTAGACAATGATATGGAAAGTGATATTTCATTAATATCAATTTATGTGGATTTGGAATACGTTAATGGTCAACTTATATTATTAAATTCATTAGAAGAAGATAATAATAGAATGAAAGAAGATCATAGTGTAAGATAATAAAAAAGGAGAGAAAAGAATGGAAAAAAATGAATTCTATAATAATGTAGTATTTTATGAAAAAAATATAGATGAAGACGATAGAAGATGGGAAGGTTTTCCTGAAGGTGAATCATTGATCATTAATTTTGATGATAAAGATGACTATATTATAATCTTTAATAAAATTATGTCTATTCCAATAAAATCAATGTTTATATCCAATGAATATGATGATGTAAATACAATCACGGTAGTTAGATTTTTATTACAATCAGGAGATAGTGATATTAGTTTAGTATTAGATCATAATGAGGTATTAACTATATCAGTTGAATATGATACAGAATCTGGTTTATTGATTTTATATGTCAATGTAGAGAAGAAAGAAATAGTATTATCAAATATTAAAAAATAAAAAGGAGAAAGAATAATGACTATTTTACAAAAATTAATTTTACTTATTATGTGCCATTTAGTAGGTGATTATGTTTTACAAAGTAATTTTATTGCATCTACTAAAGGAAAAAACTGGTATCATTTATTTGTACATTGTGTATTATATACTGTACCGTTTTTAATTGTATTTGGATGGACTTGGCAATTATTGATTATATTTTTAACCCATATAATTATAGATCCGCTCAAAGCAAGATACTATAAAATTACTTATGTACAAGATCAAATATTACATTATGTAATTACTTTAGTTTACTTAATTTAAAAAATATCCCTAACCTTTTAAAAGGTTAGGGATATATTGTGTTTTATTTAACCACTCCAGATTTAATAAATAATTTATTGTATTGATCTACAGATAAACTAGAAACTGCATTGGACCATTTATCGCCATAACTAAATACTTTCTCTAATAATTCATCTGGTTTAAGATATTTGCAAATACAAATATTGGAATATTCTGGATAGTCGGTTTTTATTCTTACTCTATTCATAGATATATTTTGAATATCTTCATTATTGATTTTCTTTCCATCGACAAAAATCATAAATAGATCTTTATCAAATGAATAACCTAAATTAGAAGTATCCACAATAATATCTCCAAATTGAGATAGATGACTGTTAAGTATAATCTCTTCATAAGCTTCAGGTATATAAAATATATGAATTCTATCACCTTTATTTAATGGAGTTAATGTTTTTATTGTAAGGAAATCTTTCTTATTATTTACAATTTCTAAACTCCAATCAGAGAAGTTTAATTTCTTATTATTTACAAAAATCATGAATTGATTCTTGTTATGACAAAATCTGAATTCGGGTTCCAATCCAAATATTGTCTGTCCTTCTCGTAATATATTGTAATACATATAATGGAATTGATGCTTAGAAGCAATGTTTACAGATTTTCCCATATAATATGGATCTTTTAAAGATATTGATGTACTTTGATATTTATTTCCATCAAAATTATTCTTATAATCAAATGAGATATCATATTGCATATTGCTTTCTACATCAAATTTATCATAAGTACCTTTACCAGATGGAGAATTTCCAAACAATAAGAAATCGTTGTATCTTAAATCTTCAGAAATATAATCATCGGTAGTACTTACTATTAATGATGAATAAGAATTATTTACATTTTTAAAATGAAGTATTTCTATTTTATCATTTTCATCTACATGAGAAAAGATTGGAATAATAAATTCTTTATCTTTATATTCAATCTCATGATAATAGTCATATAATTCATCATTCTTAAAGACAATTATAAAATCAAAGCATCCGCTACTCATCTGTCTAGGCATGTGTAAGTACCCTCCATAATTGGCAGAGAGTGTTTGGATTCTTCGTCCGGTATATACAAAGGATTTAATATTAGATTGGTCCTTGTAATAATCAGCAAGCAATGACATGTTATATGTCAATATATATCTTGTTGCTTCGGAGATATTTCTAAGATAAGATTTATCTCTACTTAATTTAAAATCAAATGGTACCATAAAATTATCAGATGGTATATATTTAGGATTATCTATTTTATCAACTATATTAGCTTCTACTTCTTCTTGATTTGGTATATCGTAAAGCATATTTTTAGAATCATTTGCTTTATCGAAGTAGAATGTTTTACATAATGGATTGGTATCTCTGATATAAACAAATTTATTCTTTCCTTTAGCATCTAAATAGAATCTACTATCACCAAAGAACTTATTATCTTCAAAAATAAATATATTATTTGAAGCGGATAATTGATCGTATTTAGCAGTAGGAACTTCAATTATACTAGATGAGTTTAAATAACTACTATTTCCAATTACATCTTTATCTGTAACTTCGATTCTTATAGCGATCTCATCTATATTTTCAGTTAATATACCATCTTTTGTAAAATACATGTGTTTATCATTGTCGGGAATGATATTATTATCCTCTCCATATCTAATATTACATGGAAACATTACAGATTCTAATTTTTCAGATTCATCTGTATTATTTGCAATTATTAAATAGGAAAAATACCAATCTCTAATTACAGTTATATCTGACCATTTAATTGCTTTACCATTTAAGAAAAGCATAAATGGAGTAATCTCTCCATTAGAAATTAATATATCTAATCTATCCATAAAAATAGATTTAGAATATCTCTTTTTAATATATGGAATATTTTTACACATAAATACCTGAGTTGCAGATATTCGTAATGGATATTCATAACCATCATAATTATAACTGTATCTTTTAACAGCTCCTAAATCAAAATAGGTAGGAGATAATGCTTTTTGCATATCTTCTATCATGTGAGTTGTATGATGTCTTAACTTATCTACATATTTAGGAACTAATGTATCTAAAACACCATTCTGTTCTAAATGTTCAACAATTATATCTATATCTATTAAACGTTTAATAACGTAACGATATATAGATCTTTTCTTCTTTCTTATAGAAAAATGTTTTTTCTTAGTTAGTATGGTTAAATATTCTTTCTTAGTGATAATATCCTGATGATACTTAAATTCATCAGCAATAAGATAAAACCAATCAGTATACATTGCTCTACTACGAATAAGATGTTTATCATCATCAGTATCAATGAATCTATTATCTGGAGTTACAATATATTGATTAGTTTTTTCCGGTTGGTATGGATATAGTGTATTAATATAAGAACCATTTAAAGTTATGATTCTAGATCCGTTTAATGCTGCTAAACGACTAATCTCGTTAGCATCCATACCTAAATCTTCACTTCCTACGAGTTTAAAATAATTATAATTTTCAGGATCTCTTATATTCTTATTTTCTTCCTCTGCCAATAAATAATTATCCGGATCTGCAATTATTTCTCCATAATCATGTAGTAATATATATGGTAATCGTTTTAATACCCCTTCTTTAAGCTCATCACCAAGAAGGTATTTACCGTAATAACTATCAGGACTAAAGATTTCATCATAGTTATCCTGAACAACTCTAACTAAAGAACCATCTCGAACTTCAAATAATACTCTATTATTATCCAAAGACAATACAAATGATTTCTTAAGTTCTACATCTTTTTTGCATACTACATACATCTGTTCTTTATATACACATACGTTAAATTCAGCTTTGGTTATATTTTGTGGATTTGTAAGTTTCCACATTAAATCACCATTTGTAGATAATTTACCAAAACTATAGCCATTTGTAGTATCAAAATTTTCACAAAAATAAATACGATCTTTGAACTTTTTATCGTCAAATACAATCTGGTTCAAGTAATCACAATTGGATGATGAATAATTATATCCAAAACCATACTTCCATATTGGACGCATTTTAAGATTTATTTTTTCTACATAGTTATTTGCATAGATATAAATGAAATCACCATCCACATACAAATCTTTATATGTAAAATATTCATCATTTTTTTTAACATTATCGAATTCACATAAGATTTCACGATTCAATAGTTTACATTTTCTTGTATCGTAATGATCTATAAATGACCTACATTTATTATCGTAGAATTCAGATCCAATTATATATAAATGCCCACTACCTTCTGATACCCAACCTGTGTATAATCTACAATATCTAGTTGGATCATCACTTTGATCTAAAAAATAAATATATTCTTTATCTTTGGAATATTTTCTAATAGTTCTACTATTTTTGAATAGAATATAAATACTTCCATAATTATCTACTATGATATTTCGTATATAATCATCAAAAGTAAGCTCCCATTCAATTTCCATTCTTTCTGTTACTTTATATAAATATCTTTCATTGAGGAAATACATGTATTCAAAGTTTTCTTTGAATACACCATAATCAACGTCAAGTAATATTTTAGCAATTTCATCTCCATTTAATGTACTTTTTACAAGATAACCACCTGAATTTGCATATGAATAGTTATTTTGAAAACCAAGAAGTTTATAGTCAACAGAGTTGACTATTTCTTCTTTGTCTTCGTAAACTACATATTTATCATCACTGGTAGCATAAATGATCTTGTCTTTGAGTACATTTAAATCCTCAAGATTGATCATCGAAGCTCATCTCCTATTCTTAATAAGGTATTTGTATAATCTACCATATCACGACCACAAATTTTTTCAATAAGTTTCTGATTATTAAGATATGCACCACCATAAGCATTTGTAATTATTGTTGAGAATGCTGGATATAATTCCAAGCCAAACTGTGTTCCAGAATGGTATAAGAAAATCCATCGTTCAACAAAGTTATCAAGTTTCAAAGATTCTGATCTAATTACGATAGCAACTGCTTTAATGAAAGTATCAATATTAGTAAATGTGTCGTTAGGTAAAATACCAGATACTATCTGTGCATCTCTATCATTAATCTTAGAAATTTTTTTCGCACGTCTTTCTATAGTTTCAGAATATTCTTTATTAAGAATTGTCATCTGATAATATAAAGCTGAAAGATACATACATTTTTCTCTTAATCTATCAACTCCACCGATTCTTAAATAATCGATTACGTGGGTAAACATGCTCGCAAAACAAGAAGTTCCATATTCTACAAGTTTTGCATTTCCAACAATTTTTTCTGCATCTGCATAATAAATAAGGTTGGCCAACGCAGACATGAGATTACTTATTAAAACATCAGTAGATTTTGTATTAAATTTAATAGATCCATCTTTACCAAATACAAGGATATCTGTCATATCAATGAAAACTCTTGTTTTTCGATCGCCTCTTTTAATATCTTTAGCTGCAAATACTTTAAAAGATCGTGGTAAAGATTCAGCTCTATTGTATAATAAAACTACATTGTCAGACATTAAGGTTTTTAATAATACAGTAGAGTACTGTGCTCTACTAATTTCTGATTTAATAATATCAAATAATTCTGTATCTTTATTGATGATTTCTGACTTAATGAAAAAGTCCATAAATTTCTTTTCATAATTACCTACACCATATAAATATATATCAGCATAAGTTTTTACTGGTGTCTTATTCATTCTTAAATCCTCCTTAACAGGGCTTTTTATATGTATGTTACAGCATACAATTCTACCCGACCTTGAACTTTTTAATAATAAATTTAACGAAATTATATATTATAAATATGAAATAAATATTAAAAAGGAGGTTAAAGGTATGCCTAATCATGTATTTAATATTGTAAATATGAATGACATAGCAAACCACAAAAATCTTTTTCAGAAAGAAGATGAAGAAACATTAGATTTTAATGCAATAAAACCAATGCCTGAATCTTTAGATATATCTAGTAATAGTTTAATGAGAGATTCGATATATTATTATTTATTAAATTTGATTACTGTGTTAAATGAAACAGAGTTCAAATTTTTACCAAAATTATATATAGATCAAAAAGTAGATAAACGTTCTATAATCGATCAAAAAATATCAAATAGACCTATAGAAGAGATCATATCCCAATATAATAAAATACCTGATGATTATAAAATTGATGGTAAAGATTTAACTTATGAAAGATTTTTAGAACTTGGAAAAATAGCTGCTGATAATATTTATAATTATGGTGCTATGGATTGGTATCAATGGTCAATTGATAATTGGGGTACTAAATGGAATGCTTACGATGGATTCATAATAAATAAAGATACACTTGCATTTAATACAGCATGGGACCCTCCAATCCCATTATTAAAAGAATTATCAGCAATGTATCCATATGATGAAATTTCATTAGAATTTATGAGTGAAGACATTGGATATGCCGGATCTGTACATTTCTTAGATGGAGATATGATAGAATTAGAACAGTATCCTATGTATAGTGATAAACATCGACAGCTTTTTAACGAAGCATATGGTTATGATTATATGGATGAAGAGGGATATGATTATCCACCTGCATTTATAAATAAAGCTTTTGGTGTTATTGAAGAGAAAGGAGAATAGTAATGTCAAAATTGGAATTTTACAATAAATCTGAAAGATATAAAGATATCGTAAATATGGATATAATTAAATTTATTGACAATATCACTGAATTTCCTGATATGGATGGAAATATTAGTGGTAATATTGATCATTTATTCTGTGCAGGATATTGCTATTACTTTGCTAATATGCTTAAATTAGCATTTGGAGGTACAGTGTGTTGGTCGGAAGATAGAGGTCATATTGTTTGGGTAGATGGTAATGATTTAGAAAATGATATTGCTTATGATATCACTGGAATATATGAAGATTATACTAAATTAAGACCTATAGAGTATCTAGGAGATACAATTTGTGATTTTAAACATAACGGAGATAAATTTTCTAGTGGTAGTGTTTTATTTAAAGAATGGTGTGATTTCTATAAAACTACTGAACTAGAAGCAATTTCATTAATATGGCAAATGATACCTTATGATGAATTAGAATGTTATGATAAACAACAATTAAATTTACCAGAAGCTGCAATTGATTATTGGTATAAAAATAGTAGAGATCTACAAGTATTTTTTAAGAATAAAAACAAATCGATTGCTAATTTACATTCTGGCATTCCAAATATAAAAGGAGAATAAAAATGAATAGTGCTTTAGACCTTTTAAACAATAAAGATCTTGTACAAGATCCAAATGCGGATAAATACCAAATGAATGGTTTATTTGTACCAAGAGTGAATGATATACTTAGTGCAATGCTTCATGAAGATTATTTAATGACATGGTCAAATAATATTGGTCTTTATCAAAAGAAAAAGTATAGTGAAACATTAAAGCAAGCTGCTGATATTGGTTCTTTCACACATGAAGCAATAGAAAAATATATTAAAAATAATGAGTATCCATCCGATCTTCCGTTATCATCTATGAATGCGTTTAAATCGTTTTTAGAATGGTGGAAAATTGTAAATACTCATAAAGTTAAAGTACTTATGCAAGAACAACAACTTGTTTGTAAATATTTCGGTGGTACGTTAGATATGCTAATCGAGATTGATGATAAAGTTTATCTTGTAGATTTTAAAACTAGTAATCATTTATCCTATAAGCATTTTCTACAATTATCAGCGTATGCTTATATGCTAAAAGAAATATATAGTATTGATATTGATGGATGTATCATATTGATGCTTAGTAAAAAATATATTCATTTTGAAGAGTTTATGTTAGATCTTTCTAAAGAATACAGTAAGAGTTACTTTAAAGATTGTACAGAAACTTTTCTTTCGTTAGCATATTCTTATTACTGTAGACTTAATGTAACAATGCAATTTGGTAATATATTTGGAGGTATATCATAATGAAAAACGACTCGTATCTAGAGTAGTATATAAAAACTTTAAAATCATATATTTGTGAATTTACCGATAATGAAATAGATTTATCCAAATCAATATCAATAATAATAGAAAGGAAAATGTTATGTATCAGTATATAGAAGCAATCAAAGACCAGATGACATTATTAGAATCATCAGATTATAGAATTTTCTTTGGTAAAATTAAAGTACCAAGATTTATTAGAATGAAAATGAAGGAAAGAATCAGAACAAAATGTATCAAAGAATTGAAAAAACATTTCGATCAAAATCCTAGATTAGATTTTGATTATATGGCTGATTTCATTAAATTTGCTGATAGATACATAGGTGAGAAGTTTATGAGACAATATAATCTTATCTATGAAAAAATATATTATATGCAGATAAATGAAGATCTTCGATCATTGCAGTTAAAGTTTATATATAATGAGAAATCATACACTATTGATTATAAAGATAGAGTTATTCAAGTAGACATTCATGATGAATCATTATATGGTAGTATCAATAGAGATTATATAGACAGAATGTCTTTAGAAGTAAACAATGTAATATACGACACAATCTTTAAATTTGTATGTTACTTCTTAACTTTATCTCAATTGGAAATGTAATTACATACGGTTATCCTATTTAAAGGATAACCGTATCTTTAACTTTCAATTAAATAAAAATAAAAGAGGTTAAAAATGAGAGATATAGTAAGAGTAGAAAAAAGAGGTAATTTAGTAGTTGCTAATATTGCCGATATTCATATGGGTGCATTAGATCCAAAAACTCAATATCAAATATTAAAAGAACAAATTATCGATGAATTGGACAGATTACCTATTATTGATATTATAGGATTATTAGGAGATTTTTTTGATAAAAGAGGAATGTCAGATTCAGACGCTACAATGTATGGATCAATGTTAATGTCAGATATTAGATCTTTGGCTATAAAGAAAAACGCTACAGTTATCATTATCATGGGTACAAAGCAACATGATGCTGATCAGTTAAGGTTATTCTATCATTATTTATCTGATCCAGAGTTTGATATTCGTATAGTAGAAACTATTAAGTTTGAATACGCTAAAGGAGCAAAAATATTATGTATACCTGAATTGTACAACATTGAAGAATCGATATATGATTCTTTTTTAAACAAATCAGGTGGTTATGACCTGTGTTTTTTACATGGAACAATAGAGGGAGCTATATATGGTAATAACGCTGGTTTAAGTAGATTATTTACTATTAAAGATTTTGGTAATTGCTTAGGACCTATATTTGCAGGTCATGTTCACGTTCCAGGATGTTTTAATACAGATTTTTATTATTGCGGGTCACCATTAAGATGGAAATTTGGAGAAGAACAAACTAAAGGTTTTATGGTTTGTTTATATGATTTAGATACTAGAAGGTATTATACCAAATTAGTACCAGTATATTCTTTTAGATACGATACAGTAAATATAGATGATATAATTTGTAACGATCCAAAAGATGTTATAGATTATATAAATGATTTAAAACAGAATCAAGGTATTGATTATTTACGATTAAGTTTTTCTGTAGAGATTCCTAGTGAAAATATGGATATTATTAGAGAATACTATAGAAATAATGGAAAAATAAAATTTAAATCTGAACGGGAAAAAAGATTAAAAGAAGAAGAATCTAAAAAATTAGATTCTTATAAACAGTATGATTATTTGTTTGATCCTAGTTTATCGGCTTATGATAAGTTAAGTATCTATATTCAAGAAAAAGAAGATATTTTAGTTCCAGGAGAATTGATTAAACAGGTAGTAGAAAATGATAATTTTGATTTAAAAGATTTTAATATGAGAAAGGAGTAAATAATATGGAATCATTATTAAAATTCAATATAGAGTTTAATAATATTATAGACTCTATAAATAAAGTTATTGAATATAATGCTCTTGTTGGTATAGAACCGCAAATTACGGTAGATAACCTAAATCAATATAAAGATATTCAGATTTTAACAGCTGACATGTTTTTAAATGAACAAGGATTTGATAATACCAAATGTAGAACAAGATTAAATATTATTGATTCTATTCCATTTATAGATATCATAGTATTTCATAATAAAAGATTAATGAGTTTAGATAACTTTATTCAATTTGTAAATGACGGATGCCAACTAGGGTATACTATTAAATTAAAGAAAAAAGGAGTAAACGGAAAATATGTCCAAAATTTATATTTAAAGGAAATTGTACCTGATAATCCATCATTATATGGACCAGACAAAGATAATAGCATTGTATTTGATGATCATATTAAAGCTGAAAATTTTGTATCTATATCACAAATTCCTAGAAATATTTATGATGTATTTTTGATACAAGTTCACGATAAACCATTTAAAGATAGAGAGATATTTATTCCATAAAATATAAAAAAGATCCTTCATATATATTTTGGTATGATGTAGATAGCGGGCAATATGAACAGTAAATTTAATCCCATGGGTTTAAGACCCATGGGATTATTTTTTACTTATTAATTTTTATTTATATATTATAATAATGAAACAATAAATAATATGAAAATTAAGGAGGAAATTATTATGACATTAAAAGAATTGGAAGAGATGAGAAACAAAGAATTAAAATTTAATCCAGTTAAACAAGATGGTTTAGCTTTAGAATATGTCAAAGAGCAAACACCAGAAATATGTCTTGAAGCGGTTAAACAAAATGGTTATGCAATAAAATATGTAAAAGATCAAACACCAGAAATCTGTTTAGAAGCAGTAAAACAAAATGGTAGAGTTTTACGATATGTAAAAGATCAAACCAAAGAAATTTGTTTAGAAGCGGTAAAAGAAGATCCATGGGCTTTAGAATATGTCAAAGACCAGACCGAAGAAATATGTCTTGAAGCAGTTAAATTAAGTGGTTTAGCTTTAGATTATGTCAAAGAGCAAACACCTGAAATCTGTTTAGAAGCAGTAAAAGATTACGGTAATGCCTTACGGTATGTAAAAAATCAGACAGAAGAGATTTGTTTAGAAGCAGTTAAACAAAATGGTAGAGCTTTACGATATGTAAAAGAGCAAACACCCGAAATCTGTTTAGAAGCAGTAAAACAAACAGGTACTGTACTTTATTATGTAAAAGATCAAACCAAAGAAATTTGTTTAGAAGCTATTAATCAAGATAAACATGCTATCATATATGCAAAAGATTTATCAATATTAGCAGATGAATAATTTTAATATATCTTATCAGATAGATAACACTGAACCAATACCAGATTATATGAATATTAAAGTAGATTCTAAGAGAGCTAAAAATTGAAATAAAAGGAGTGATATATGATGAAAAAAATAATAGATAATTTATTAGGTATATGGTATAATATATATTATACCATATATGCTTATATTGAATATAGTTTTAAGCAGTTTGTATTAGGACTTACAAAGAAACTTAAAGAAGAAATAGATTTATTTGATCCGATAAAATATTCTAAAAATGGAATGACAATATGTATATGTCTTCCAGAAGAATATGTAAAACATAAATATTTTATAGTATATAACAAACGTCCATATCCTTGCAATTTATTTTGCAAGATGACAAGAATTCGAATAGATAAACCGGAATATATCAAATCAAAAAATATTTTCCGTAAAAGATGGATATTAACAGAAGAAGAAAAAAGAGATTTGATCTCGTTATTATCCTCAACTGATAGTTGGAACAACTGCAATACCGTATGGGAAACAGTTAATGAACGTATAGAATTATGTATAATGGGATTAGGATGGAATTCATCATCAGGTGTTATTACTCCACCAATGCCAGATTATATGAAGTTACCAAATAAATAGGAGGAAATTATTATGACATTAAAAGAATTGGAAGAGATGAGAAACAAAGAATTAAAATTCGATCCTGAAAATCAGAAAGAGTGTCTTGAAGCGATAAAACAGAATCTATGGGCTTTACGATATATCAAAGATAAAACACTTGAAATATGTTTAGCTGCTGTTCAAAAGGACGGTCAATTATTACGACATATCAAAGAGCAAACACCTGAAATATGTCTTGAAGCAGTTAAACGAAATGGTTCTATTTTATATTATGTAAAAACCCAAATTGAAGATATGTGTCTGGTTGCAGTTAAAGAAAATGGTTTAGCTTTAAAATATATGAAAGATCAGATACCAGAAATATGTTTAGCTGCTATAAAACAAAATCCATATGCATTAATGTATGTAAAAGATTTATCAATAATAGCAGAAAAAGAATAAATTATTATCCCATAGGTAAAGAACACCTATGGGATATTTATTTTTTTGTAAATTTAGATATTTTTAATTATATAATATAATAGTGAATAGAAATAATATATTACATAATAATCTATTCATAACTTATTAAATTATTTCATTTATAGTTGCTAACTACTAAAAGTGTTAGAGGAAGAGAGGATAGCATGTTTACAATGACAAAAAGCGAGGCAAAAGAATTACGAAATAAGATATTAGGATTTGATCCTGAAAATCAGAAAGAGTGTTTAAAAGCAGTCAAACAGAGCGGTTTAGCTTTGCAGTATGTAAAAGACCAAACACCTGAAATTTGTTTAGCTGCTGTTAAAGAAGAAGCTTTAGCTTTGCAGTATGTCAAAGACCAAACACCAGAAATCTGTTTAGCTGCTATTGAATACGGATATGGAAGTCCGATCTTATATATTAATGATATTGATAAATTTATCAATTCATTAAACGATTAGAAAATCAATATACAAAGATTAAATTTAAGGAGGAAGATACAAATGAACGGAAAAAGATACATTGATGAGGTAGATTATGAAGGATATTCAGCATTAGCAATGGATATTGCTGAATTGCTAGCAGAAAGGGCAATGCTAAGTAAATATAAATGCCATTTACCTGCTAAAGTAGTTCAACCTGAAAAAACACCATCAGCTGTAAATATTACTATTAATATTTACGGTTAGTACATATTATCATTATAATAAGCGGACTTATCATAGTCCGCTTATTTTTTTCTAATTACCTCTATTTAGGATCATCTGGGACATTATTATAATACATAAAAATCTTATATGAAACATATTTATAACTTATATTAGTGGAGATAATATGAAATGAAAATTGAAGAAAGAAAGAAAAAGTACGGTCAAGGTCGTACTTTTATTAAAACAAAAAAGAGATTACCAATCAATTTTGATGTTGCATCATTGGACCTTATGTGTCAATATACAATATCATCAAATAGAAATATTAAACGAGGAGCATTTATAAATCTTAGAAATCTAGTTGAATTACTAGATATGGAAAGATATATAAATGATCAAGAAAGATATAGAAGAGTTCTTTTTATAAAAAAGAGTCTAGAAGCTAGATTAGAAAAAGGATTAACTAATCCTATTACTATTATTAAGTATACTAATGGTGGTTTAATAGATGACGATATAATTAATATAGATGAATTTTCAGAATTATCTAATAAAGAGATAGATTGGATAAATGAAACTGTATCTAATACTCTTTCATTAACTTTTTTATATGAAGAGATTGATAGAGGATTAGATTTATTTACAAGATTCAAAGCTGCAGATTCTTCTAATATTTCTAAATTAGGAAAAGAAATAGAAGAGTATATAGCTATGCTCAATACTATGTTTAGACAAGCTAAAGTTCAATCTGTAACAAATGAAACTTTTAGTCTTAAAGGCGATTCGTTAAGAAATACTTTAGAAAGCGTACATAGTGAGTTAAAAAGTGAATATAGAAAACTCATTACAGGTATGCAAGGATTTAATCAATTGATAGGAGGGGGTTTTGAAAATACTCGCTGTTATTTATTTTTAGGTATAACAGGAGTCGGTAAATCCTTATCATTATTAAATATAGCATATCAGATGAAAAAATATAATAAAGGATTCAAACCAAAGGATCCTACAAAAATTCCATGTATTGTATATCTTACAATGGAAAATACGGTTACTGAAACTGTAGATAGATTATTTAAAATATCTACCGGAATGGATATTAGAGATACAACTCCAGAAGAAGCGGAAAGAATTTTAAGAACTACTGGAGAATTATATCTTACAGAAGATTCTCCTATAGATTTAATTATAAAATATCAACCTAATCGTTCAGTTGACACTGGTTATTTATATACGTTAGTAGAAGATCTTGAAGATGAAGGATATGAAGTTATCTGTATGATTCAGGACCATGTTAAAAGAATTCGTTCAGTTAATAATAATCCAGATGTTCGTTTAGAATTAGGAGACGTTATTAATGAGATGAAAACTTTTGCAATTCTTAAAGATATTCCTATGATTACAGTATCTCATTTAAATAGAGAAGGAGCCAGAATTATAGATTCAGGTACATCAACAAGAACTAAATCTGATTTAACTAGATTACTTGGTAAATCTAATATTGGAGAATCGTTATTGATGCTTGATAATGTAGATTATGGTGGAATTCTTAATGTTGAATATGATATTGATGGTATGAAATACATGGCATTTAAGAATATTAAACAGAGATTTGGATCAATGAGAGATTATATTGCTCAGCCATTCTCTGCTGATAACGATATTAAACTTATTGAAGATGTATTTGCACCGATACCCGTATTTAAAGATAGTATTTATGAAACATCATTAAGACAAGCTACAGAACAAAATCGTACACAGACTAAAATTAAACAGAGTGGTTATTCAAATATTCCTAATTATGATGACGATGATAATATTTATGAATTTTCTAAATATTCATCTGATAATATTCAGGAATCTACTACTAAGACATATGTTCCATCTGTTGGCGGTGGGATATCTAATGGTAATAGAGCATTTAGTTATATTGCATAATAAAACCCGTATATGGAAATTCTCCATATACGGGTCATTTTTATTTAATTATCAAATTCTAAATCAGATCTATTTTTTTGAATATATTCACTTTCAGCATTATATATTTGATTTAGCAATTCAAATAATTGTTTTTTATATAATGCTTTTATATTTCTTCTATTAAAATCTTTTATATCATATATTCCATTTACTGCCATCACTATAAAGAATAATTCTGTTGAACCGTAGATATCATATGCAAATAGTTTTGGTTTATATCTATATTTTATATATTCCTCTTCAGATAATGTCACATTTACAATATATGGTTTAATTTCATCCATATAATCATAGATAATATTATTAGCAGATAAAATAATATTATCTTGTTGACTTGATTTAAATAATATAGAAAAATTATTATAAGTCATCTCATCAGAAATACCAGCATTTATAAATTCTTCTACTGTACTTGTTTTATCTGGATCTAATATTTGAATATTACTTGAACTCATTCATACCACCTTCCAATCACAAATGGTTTATCTAAATCTGCATTTATAAATCCTATCACAAATTTATCACCTTTTTTAGCCTCTAGTATATATTCAGGTAAATGTAGTTCTATATAATTAGATACTATACATTCGTGAATATCTAGTCTATCTTTATTTCTAGATTTTATATTACTTTTCTTATAAGTGCTATCTTTTTTATTTATAGCAGTATCATGTTCTACAAATGGAGTAATAGCACCAATATAGAATTTACCGATTTGATTTGTAGTATCTTCTAAAAGAACTCCAACTTCAGGATATCCATATTCTGGATCTTTAAAGATTTCGGGATCATTCATATTTAACTCCTCCTTAAACAATTAATTAATATATAGTTGTCAACAACAAAAAGGAGGAAATTATGGCAAAGAAACAGAGATTAGAAATAGAAAATAAAATAAAAGAAATTGAATTAAAGGTAAATTCAATGCTATTAATAGCATTGGGTTTTGATGTGTCTGATAACGGATATCTAGTTGATCAGGATACATTACAAAGAGTTAAATTAGGATATCATTTTTTAAAGTTTAATAATTCAAATGAAACAACAATACCATTACATAAAAATGATATTTTGTTTAATCCATTAAACAATAGAAAACTTACAAATAGTTTATTTGAATTATTTTTAAAGAAAGAAGAAGTAGATGATGAATTATTTGTTAGAATGTATTTTATAGAAGAAGTAGAAGATAAATACATTTTGAAAATAATATTAGAAAATAATCAGGGAACTCTCATGTCTGAACCATTTAAAAATCAATTATATTGCTATGCTGAATGTATAGTTAGTATGTATGATGTAAATGATGTCGGAATGGTTGGTAATTTATTAAAAGAATTGGAAGAATTGAAAAATGAAATACAATAAAGGTCAAGAAATAGTAATAAAAAATGCTGTAAATTGTGTAAAGAAAGGATCTAGACAGGTTTACCAATTTAGTGGACCTCCAGGATCAGGAAAAACTGAAGTTATAAAAGAGATAATCAGACAATTAAATATTCCATTACATAGAACGGCTTGTATGGCTTATACTGGTCAAGCTGCTTCTGTAATGAGAACTCGTAGTCTATCTTATGCAAAAACTATTCATTCAACTTTATATCATTTAGCAGAAGTTGAAATAAAAGATGAACATGGTAATCCTATTATAGATACCGTATTTAATAAACCTGTAGTTAAATTAAGATTCGTACCTAAAGATTTAAATGATGTAGATCTTATGATTATAGATGAAGGAAGTACTGTTCCTTCATCGATGAAATATGAAATTGAAAGACGAGGTATACCAATTATAGTAACCGGTGACATAAATCAGTTACCACCAGTAAAAGATACTCCAGCATATTTGATAGATGGAGAAATAGATTATCTTACTGAAATAATGAGACAAGATGAAAATAGTGCTATTGTTTATTTTTCTCAGAGATTATTGAAAGGACTTCCTATTAGTTGTGGATTATATGGCAATGTACTTGTAATAGAAGAAAAAGATTTAACTCCAGATATGATAAAAAGATCTAATATTCTATTATGTGGTACAAATAGAACACGAGACAAATACAATAAATATATACGAGAAGATATATTAGGAATCGATGCTGATCTTCCTGTATATGGAGAAAGAGTAATTTGTAGAAAGAATAACTGGAACTTAGAAATCGATGGTATAAGTCTTACTAATGGCTTAACTGGTTCTGTAGTTAAACCTGCCACGGTAGAAGATTATGATGGAAATAGATTTTTTATAGATTTTAAACCGGATTTAGTAGAATATCCATTTACTTATTTAGGATGCGATTATAAATACTTCAAATCTGATTTTGAAAATAGACAATTTTTAAAAAGTAGTCCATATTCTATTGGAGAAAAGTTTGAATTAGCATATGCAAGTACAACACATTTATCCCAAGGATCTCAATATCCTTGTGGTATCTATATTCAAGAGTATCTTAATAAAGATATCAATAATAGATTAAACTATACAGCTGCTACGAGATTTGTTAATTTTTTAATATATGTCATTCCTAGTAAAAAGTACTTTTAGATGATATATTATTATGAAACAAATAAAATAGATTGAGAAAGAGAGGAGAACTAAATGTATACTATTACATGTAAAATTAAAGATGATAAAATTAGAAAAAAATTTTGGAATCGATTAGACAATTGTGTTAGATTTTTGAAAAAAATCTAACACAATTAAAAATAGTAATCCTATAAAGGTTGAATCGTTACCAAAAGATCCAAACACGGTAGTTATAAAATTTGGATATGAAAATTTTATAGATAGTCTATTTTTTCATACTTTTGATCTAATTCCAATATTCAATTTTTATCAAAATGAATATGCAACAGAAGAAGATTACAAAAGATCACCATCTGGTAATCGTTATGAAATAACTATAAAAGTTGAAGGCGATGATTCCCGTATGGTATATCCAGATAATGCAAGTATAATGGAGTTATTACATTATATATTTTTAGCAAAAAATGAATATGTATATAATGAAGTTATATTAAATAACGATAATAGTATTGTTACTCTTCTTATTGGTATGGAAACTAATATCTATTTAGATATAGGTATGATGCCATGTAGAATAAGTAGTAAAGAAAGAGAGGAAAATAAATGAGTAATAAAGCTTTTGCAACTATAAGCGATGAAGAGGTTAGAGAGATTTTAGCAGATCCCAATCCAGTAGACAACAAATCAAAATATTTAGTTTTAATCGAAGGGGAATGGGATGAAAATTCTAGAGAATCTTTTAAAACTTTTGAAATAATTGTAGGTAGAAAAGCAACCTATGACTATATCAAAACTTTTCTTAAAAGTGAAAAGGAAAGTGGAATGATTATGGATTTAAACAAATCTAAAATCTTAGTAGAACCAGAAGTTATTACAGAACGAACTCCTAGAATTACGTTATCTAATATGCTTAGTGTATATAAGTTCATGACAGAAATGATATCTTCTGGAAAAATTGTTGATAATGATTCATCTTTTGATTTGGATGATTATTATGAAGAACCTATAGACGATGAAATATAAAAATTAAGGAGGAAACGTTATGATATTAGAAGAAGCAAAGGAATCGAGAAATAATATGTTAGGATTTGATCCTGAAAATCAGAAAGAGTGTTTAGAAGCAGTTAAACAAAATGGATGTGTATTAAGATATATCAAAGATCAAACACCTGAAATCTGTTTAGCTGCTATAAAAGAAGATCCATGGGTTTTAGAGTCTGTAAAAAATCAGACTCCGGAAATTTGCATGGAAGCTATAAAACGAGGTGGTACAATGTTACGTTATGTCCGTAATCAGACTTCCGAAATATGTCTTGAAGCGGTAAAAAATGATCCATGGGCTTTACGATATGTCAAAGATCAAACACCTGAAATCTGTTTAGAAGTAGTTAAACAGAATCCATGGGCTTTAGAGTTTGTAAAAGATCAAACTCCAGAAATATGTTTAGAAGCAGTAAAACAAGATGGTTATGCAATAAAATATATCAAAGAGCAAACACCTGAAATATGTTTAGTTGCTATAAAACAAAATCCATATGCATTAATATATGTAAAAGATTTATCTATGATTGTAGATGAATAAAAAAGAAAGAGAGGAAATTATTATGACATTAGAAGATTTAAAAGAAGAGAGAATTAGAATATTAGGATTTGATCCTGAATATGAGAGAGGATGTAGAATTGCTGTTAGAGATAATCCAAGAAACCTAATCTTTATTCAAAATCAAACACATGATATCTTACTTGATGCAATAAAACGTGATGGTTATGTATTACAATACGTTAAAGTTCAGACAGAAGAACTTTGTTTAGAAGCAGTTGAAATGAATCCAAAGGCTTTACAGTTTGTAAAGGATCAAACTTTAGCGATATGCTTAAAAGCTGTTAAATTATATGGAGGAGCTTTAAAATTTGTCAAAGACCAAACTCCGGAAATTTGTTTGGAAGCAGTTAAACAGAATGGTTTAGCCTTAGAATTTGTAAAAGATCAAACAGAAGAAATTTGTATAACTGCTGTTGAGGAAAATGGTTTAGCTTTAAAATTTGTTAAAAAACAGACTCCGGAGATTTGTAAAGTTGCAATTAAAGAGGATTGCAATGCTTTGCAGTTTGTTAAAAATCAGACAGAAGAACTTTGTTTAGAAGCTGTTAAAGAGAATGGTTTAGCCTTAGAATTTGTTAAAGATCAAACAGAAGAAATTTGTAAAGCTGCATACGAAAATAACAAAATTTCTATTTTATTTATGAAAGATTTATCTATGGTAGCAGATGAATAAAAATTTTCTTAGATGATATATTATTATTATGAAACAAATAAAACAAATTAAGAAAGAGAGGATAATATTATGACATTAGAAGAAGTTAAAAAAAATTAAAAAAGGATTTGTTAGGCTTTGATCCTGAAGATGAAAATGAATGTTTAGAGGCAGTAAAACAAGATGGTTTGAATTTAAGCTTTGTACATGATCCAACTGAAAGAATATGTTTAGCTGCAGTTAAAGAAAACGGTTGGGCTTTACGATATGTAAAAGATCAAACACCTGAAATCTGTTTAGCTGCTGTTAAACAAGATGGTTTAGCTTTACAATTTGTAAAAGATCAAACCCCTGAAATTTGTCTCGAAGCAGTAAAAAATGATCCATGGGCTTTAGAGTATGTAAAAAATCAGACTCTAGAAATTTGTCAAGCGGCTTTAGATCAGAATTATACAGCTATTTTATTTGTAAAAGATTTATCTATGATAGTAGATGAATAAAAAGAAAGGAGAAAATAAATGGCTAAAAATAACAGAAACAAAAAGAAATCAAGACCCGGGTATTTTGAGCAGAATATCCGTGAATTTGGAGAGGATTTTCTTGAAAAGAAAACTGCAAAAGATATTGATCGAGATGCACAGAGAGTATTTAAAGATATTGCATTTCGTTCTCCAGATGACATGATAAATATTGCTCCATATTTTCAGAATCGTACATTCCTGAATAATTTAGCCAATTCAGCTAATGATGCGTATTTTGAAAAGTATACAATTTATTCTGGAGTAAATATGTTTGTAACAACACCTAATAATCCTTTAATTAATAATCCTTATTATGATATCAATAGGACATTGACCAAGGTTAAGGGTGAATACGAAGCATATGCTATCATTACTCGTTATCTAAACAATATAGTAAGTGTGATGAATAGCGGAAATGATGGAGTATGGATTAATACAATGATTATTGATAATCTCAGATCATTATCTGCTACATTGAAACCTTATAGATATAGTATTTAGGAGGAGTAACAATGACAGTAGAGAACGTCAAAAAGATGAGGGAACTTGCCGAGAAAGGCAAGTACCCTATGGTTATCATATGTGATAATGAGCATTATTTCATTGAAAATTCAAAAGATTCTTTTACCATTATTTGGGATGATGCGAATGAAACTTTTACAGTATTACAACCATCAGCGGTATCAGGTGAATTCTATACTCAGTCTGTATTACCATTAAGAGTTGTTATTTGTGAATATAGCACTATCCAGTTTATTGAAGTTTTATTAGATAGAACTGGTGCCATCAACCAGCTAAATGAAGCTGAAGCTAAAGGTAAACTTACGAATGAGCAGTGGAAAAAAGATTTAGATTTATTATCTAGAGCTTGTGCTGTATCTACAATACCAAATACTAATCATTAGTATAACGTAACTATAAACCAATCAGTATTATGATTATATATTATAAAACTGAAAACAAGAAATTAAAATAATTATTTTAAGGAGGAAATTAATATGAATACCTATTTCAACCAGCCAATGACTAATTTTGGTTATGCACAGCAGCAGGCTCCAATCAAGTGGACCAACCCGTTAACAAAAGAAGAGGAAGCTTTCTTAAAACAGAATTCTCAGGATTTCACTTTGGAATGTACAAAAGAGGAACTTGTAAGATCAGTTTGTACACATAAGAATCCGGAAAAAGGAATTTTCACTTTAGTTAACAATGATGATGGAACCGTAACTTGTACAACGTGTGGAGCCACATTCAATCCAGTGCAGTTACCAAAAGAAGAGATTGAAAAAGTCATTGGCGGAACCATTGATATTTTACAGTCAATCAAGCTTATGTACGTAGATATGAACGCTGATAGTGTAAGAAGCTATTTCCAGATGATTCCGTTCTTAGAGAAAGCTTCTAAATTATATCAGACTGCATCTGAAACTATGAGAAGAGTTGCACCTAATGGACCTCTTCAGCAGACAGGATTCTATGGTAACCCATTTGCAAACTTAACCAATGCTTTAGGAACTCCAGGATTTGGAATGCCAGTATATGGTCAGGGAATGGGAATGAATATGAATCAGCCATACCAGCAGCAGCCGATGTATCAGAATGGTTTTGTAGGTCAGCAGGCAGCACCTTATGGAGCAGTTGATCCAACTAATCCATTCCAGTCTCAGTCATTTGGTCAGGTAGCACAGCCACCGGTAGGTCAGGTAAATAATGTACCTAATACTCCGGTAACACCAGCAACCGCACCAGCAGCACCTGAGAATACAAATAATCAGCAGCAGGTCGAAGTGCATAAACAGTTTGATCTGTAAAACATCAATCGTATTTTAATTCACCTGAAATTGATACCAGATACTCTATTTGAGTATCTGGTATTTTATTTTTTAAAAATTCTTCATAAATTAACACTAGATTAGAGATTTTATAAAAAGCTTAACTATACAATAAGCTTAAATAATGAAGAAAGGAACATAGATAAATGGCTAAGCAAAAACAAACATTGTCTAAAGATATGATAGACAATATTCAAAATTATGGCGATCAGATTAGAACGTTAAAAGATTTCGTTACTGCCGTAAGAAAAAGACCAGGAATGCATATCGGTTCGATAGGTAATCCTGGATTTATTAATATGATAAGAGAAATCTTACAGAATGCATTGGACGAACTTAATAAACCTAGTTCTCCTTGTACAGAGACAAGTTTATCTTTTGATGAAAAGAATCAAATGGTTATTTGTGAAGATAATGGAAGAGGCATACCATTCGATCATATTATTGAAATTTTTGAAAAAGAATATACCTCTTCCAACTATGATAAGAAACCCGGAGAATATTCATCAGGTTTACATGGTGTTGGTGCAAAAGTAACCAATGCTTTATCTAGTAAATTTATTATTGAATCATTTGTTCTTGGTAAAGCCAGAAAAGTAGAATTTAATGAAGGGTATCCTTGGGATCAGGGAGAAAAAGAAATTCCAAATAAAGAAAATAAACAGGGTACTAGAGTAACATTTGTACCTTCTATTGAAGCTATTGGAGAAACAAACGTTACATGGCAAGAAGTATATAACTTAGCTAATCTTATATTACCTTTGTGTAAGATAGGTGCAATAATTAACTTCTCTGCTATTGATAGCAGTGGAAAAGTATATAAAGAAAAATTAGTCAATGAAGATGGTATTCTTACCTATTTTATTGATAATATAACAGCACCAGTTATCAAACCAATTCATCTTTTTAAAGATACTGGTTTCATGAAAATGGATATTATGTTTACCTATGATGCATCATCTGAAGGATGTATGTATGCATTTGCTAATACATGTCCTACTAAGTTAGGAACTCATATTGATGGGTTTATGGATGGAATTGCATATTTCTTTAGCAATTATATGAATAAAACATATTTAGCAAATACAGAATCTAAAGGTAAAAAAGGCAAATCTAAAAAGAAATTAACAGTAACAGCTGCCGATACAAGAGTTGGTTTAGCTGCTGTAATTTCAGTTGCCCATCTTGATCCTATCTTTGATGGTCAGAGCAAAGAAAAATTATCCAATGAAGATATGAGACCATTTGTTAAGAATGCTACGATGGATATATTAGCACAGTGGTCAAAAGAAAACGCTAGTGATTTCTTGAAGGTATGTAAATATTTAAAAGAGATAGCTGAGCTTAGACTCAAAGCAGATACAGAGAAAATAAAACTTAGTACAAAGTATTCCAAATCAGTTCTTACTGGACTTCCAGATAAGTTTGTTAATGCTACTGGTAAAAAAGATTTGGAATTATGGATCTGTGAGGGAGATTCCGCCGCAGGTACAATGAAGAATCATCGTTGTAATGCTAGGCAGGCTTATTTCCCAATTAGAGGTAAATTACCTAATGCGTTTAATACCTCTAGAGAGAAATTTTTATCAAATCCAGAGGTTGCTGGTATTATAGCAATTATCTTTGATGGTGTAAAAGACTTTGATATAAATAAATTAGCTAGAGGTTATAAAGTAGATGTATCAAAAATAAAATGGAAAAAGATTATATTCGGATCAGATGCTGACCCGGATGGTGATCATATTGATGCATTGTTACTCAGATTTTTTATACTTTATATGCCTGAATTGATTGAAGCCGGTATGATATATCGTGCTAAACCACCACTATATGGTATTTCTATTGGCAAGAAGATCACAGGTCAGAATATTAATTTAGGTGTTGGAGAGTCTACTTCTAGTAAAAAGAAAATGATCTATTTTAGTGATAGAATGGATTATATCAAATATATTCAGAAAGATTTTTCTAAGAAGTATGCGATAACTGATTTAAAAGGAAATCCTGTTTCTCAGGCACAATTGTCAAAGTTGTTGTATGTAAACATTGATTACACTTATGAACTGAATAAGATTGCAAACCGTTATGCTATAGATCCTATATTATTAGAATCTGTCATTGTTTTAAGAAATGAAAAACCAGCAGACTTTAAAAAGAAATTGAAAAAGATGTTTCGTTTTATAGAGTTTACTAATACTGGTAATGTATTAATGATAGAAGGAGTAGTTAATGGTAAATATCAGACAGTATTTATGAATGATAAACTCATGAATGATTGTCGTGAAATTATTAGCATTCTTGATAAAAATGTTGCATATGCTTATAAAGTAAACAATATAACACAGAGCATTTATGAATTAATGACAACGTTTGAATCCAATTCTCCAAAAGGAATCGAAAGATATAAAGGATTAGGAGAGATGGATGGACCTAAACTTTATCAGTCCACACTAGATTTCGATAATCGTACTTTGATTAGGTTTACATTAGAAGATACGAAAAAAGAGTTAGAAGAAATACGTTATTATGAGAACAATATTAATGAACTCATATCTACAGTTAAAGTTAGTAGATTTGACGTTATGGACTAGATAAGATAAAGGATAGGGTAATTAAAACTCTATCCTTTATTTTTTATAATAGTATATTATAAATATGAGAATAATAATGAAAGTAACTTTAAAATAATTATTCAAGGAGGGTATAAAAATGCCAGAGAATATTTTAGAAAAGAATACAGTCGAACAATATAAACATGATATGACTGTATATTCTATCGAAACAAATAGAAAAAGATCTATACCCGATGCTAAAGATGGGTTAAAGACCGTACAACGTCGTATATTGGACGTTCTAGGAAATGACTTTCCGGGTGATAAAACATTTCTTAAGACTTCTAAGGTAACAGGTGGTGTTATTGGTAAATCGCATCCGCATGGTGATACATCTGTAGAAGATGCGATTAAACCTTTAACAAATTGGTTTGAATGTAAAATCCCATTATTATATTCCGAATCAAATATGGGAAGTATGCAGGGCGATGGAGCAGCTGCAGGACGATATACAGAGATTATGTTATCGACATTTGCTTTAGAAGCTATTTTTAAAGATTTGAAAGAAGCTAAAGAAGTAGTAGATTGGGTTCCAACTTTTGATAATAAAGATATAGAACCTGAATATTTTCCAGTAGCAGTACCATTATTATTAATAAATGGAGCATTTGGTATTGGTACTGGTATGATGACAGAAGTTCCTAAACATAATTTAGGAGAAGTTATAGATGCAACTATTAATCTTATAAAGAATCCAAATGCACCAGTAGTATTAATACCAGACCACGCAATGCCTTGTCAGATAATAGATACTAACTGGAAATCTATTTGTAATAAAGGTAATGGTAAGTATATAGTTCGTGCTATTATAGATATTGAGCATATTGGAAATCATGATGCGTTGATTCTTAAATCAGTACCTGATAGAGTTTTCTTTGATAAAGGAAATTCTCAGAATGGTGGAGTAAAATATAAAATTCTATCTATGATAGAATCTGGTAAACTCCCACAGATCGATAAGATCGATGAAGATTCTCATGGAAATGATATGAGGATTGTATTTCATCTAAAACCAGGTTCAGATCCAAATTATGTAAGAGAGGTTTTATATAAAGAGACTCAGCTTCAGGATACTTATCTTGTAAACTTTGAGTTCTTAGATGGTATCAAGTTAATAAGAATGTCTTATAAATCTTATCTTGAGTTCTTTATTGAACAGAGAAAGACAACTAAGTTTAGACTTTACTGTATCAAATTACAGAAAATTAGAACAGAAATGCATCAGTTAGATGCATATATAAAAACAATTGAATCTGGTAAAATTGATCAGATTATTCAGCTTATTAAAAATAAAGATACAACCGATGATACTGAGTTAATTGAATTCTTGATTAAGAATGCCAACCTTACAGATGTACAGGCAAAATATATAATTAACTCAAATTTAAAACAGATATCGAAAGCATATCTAAAACGATATAAAGAGAAAGTAAAGGAGGATCAGGAAGCAGATAAAATATACATGGAGAAGATCAATAATGATCAACTTATTCTTCAGGATATTATTGATGAACTTTTATATTTTAAAAAGAAGTTCAATACCCCTAGAAGATGTTCTGTAATCAAACCAGAGGACATCAATGCAATTCCAAAAGGAACCTTTAAGATTGTCATTACTGAGAACAACTATCTTAAAAAGTTATCCATAGATGATCATGTTGGAGCTTATAAGGGAGATAATCCTAAGCATATACTTATTGCGGAAAATACTGAAAATATATTATTGTTCTCAGCACAAGGAAAAGTATTTAAACTTCCAGTTCATAAGATACCTTTAACTGAAAGAAGTTCTATCGGAACTGACATACGAATGATAATCAAAGGACTTATTTCGGATATTATTAAGGTTGAATATGAACCGACATTAAAGGAGTTATCTAAATCATTAACTCCTCATTTTATAACAATTGTAACAGCAAATAATTGTATTAAGAAATTATCATTAGATGATTTTATTACAGTTCCACCTTCCGGTATAATTTATACTAAGTTAAATCCGGGAGATATCGTTAAAGATGTTTTAATTACTCCAAATACTTTTGACATCATTTTATATAGCGATAAAAAAGCACTTAGAGTGAATATGGCTAATATTCCTAATTACAAACGTTCAGCTTTAGGAGTAACAGCTATGAAATTATCCAATGGTGATATAATCGATGGAGTTTCAGTAATATATCCAGATGCTACTGATGTGGTAGTGGTTACAGAATCTGGAAGAATCAATAAGTTTAATATTGGAGCATTACCAATCTCCGATAGAAACAAAGCAGGATCAAAGGTTATAAGTTTAGGAAAGGGTGATCGTATTCATTCTATATTTGGAGTGAACGATTCAAATATTCTTAAAGTTGTAACTAGCACTGGAGTCGAAGAGATTCCTATTAATAGTATCAAAGCAGGTTCTAGTATTTCTAAAGGAGATAGATGTATACCTGCTAAAGATATAATTATCAAATGTAGTATCTTTAAATCAAAATAACAAAACAAATTTTACACATAGGAATTTGTTCCTATGTGTAAATTAATGAAAGGAGATATTTTAATGTATCAAACACAGATGAAAGGTGATTTATATGATCTATCTCATAATGAAAATCTAAATTTAGATGTTTATGCATGGGAACAGATAAATGATAACGGTATCGGTATGCTAAATCCGGGATTAAATAATTGGTTTCAGAGAAATCATAGATTTTTAAATGATATAGTTGCAGAATTTAGAAAAGGCTGTGTAGTATTTGAACCGAATTTAAAAAATTATGCAAATAGAGTTAGAGATATTCATCAAATTGGTGATATGTAAACATCTTTTAAGATATTAAATACAAATAAGAAAGAGAGGAAAATACTTATGCTAAACATTCTTAATATTGAAAAATTAAAAACTAAAGCTATTGACTATTCTACTGATAAATTAAAAAATTATATTTATTATAATTTTGGAAAAGATATTTTAATACCAATGGCAAATTATTCATCAGAAAAAAGATCTCAAATTTGGCAGTATTTATATTCATTAAATCCAAATATTGAAAAACAAATAATAGGGATGACTAAGAATAAAAGTAATTCAAAAACTTCTTTAGAAATTAGTAGTATGGATATAGATCTAAATATTAGTAAAATGTATTTTATTACTAAGAAAAAAGATACTGGAGTGGTTATAAAATCAGGAAGTAGAGCACTTGTAGACATCATTAAAAATAAACCTAATATGATTAATAGTGAATTTTTATATGTCTATTTCTTTGGTAAAGAAGCTTATAAATTTTATAAAAAATTTATTTATATCATCGGAAATATAGATTCAAATAGAATGATATTAAACTTTTCAGTTAGTGGTTGTCTGAATAATCATAACAAACCTGATATAAGTATTAATACAAAGAATATAGATATAAGAAAATCATCTAGTTTATTCTTTGATGATGATATTATTGGTAAGATTCATTATCATATTGATCAATGGATAAGAAACGAAGATAAATACCTTTCAAGAGGTTTGAATTACAAAACAGGTATTCTTTTATACGGAGAACCAGGTACTGGTAAAAGTTCTTTGATCAAATCTATCTGTAGCGACTATCATTATGATATGGTAGAAATAGATCTAAGTACTTTCAATAATTTAGATACTAATGTATTAGCATCTGTTATTTCAAATACAGATGGTAGACAAGTTGTAGTTTTGGAAGATATCGATTGTCTTATTTTAGATAGGGAGAATAAAGATATAAACAAGGATGAGAAAACTATTATCAATAAATTACTACAATTCTTAGATAGTAACTCATCACCAAATAATGTTATAATCATAGCAACTACAAACCATATAGAACTTTTAGATGAAGCTATTTTAAGAAATGGTAGATTTGATTTAAAACTTGAAGTCAAATCTATAAAGAAGAAAGAAACTGCATTACGTATGATTGAATCATTTGAATTGAATGAGAAAGATACTAAGAAAATTCTTTCAGATATACAGTATCCGATAAATCAATCATATCTTCAGGGAGAGATCTTAAAGTATTTGTAAAAATATGATATTACAATTATATATCATAATTATGAATACAACAATCATAATTAATTTTAAGGAGGACAAAAGAAGATGATTAAAGGTTATTATTTAAAAGATGGTGTGACAAGTAAAGTTGAGCTTTATACAGAGAAAGAAAAAACTCAACAGAAATGGGAGGAGTTGATGGCATTGATAAAAGATGCTAGATCTAAAATTAAATAATTAAAAGAGTTATAAGAAAGAAGATATTATCCCATAGGTTGTTTTACCTATGGGATATTTTTTGTAAATTTAGTTATTTTTAATTATATAATATAATAGTGAATAGAAATACATATGATAATCTATTCATAAAAACTTATTAAATCATTTATAGTTGCTAACCACTAAACTAAGTGTTAGAGGAAGAGAGGATAACATGTTTAAAACATTAGAAGAAGCAAAAAGAGAAAGAAATTCAATGATAGGATTTGATCCTGAAAATCAGAAAGAGTGTTTAGAAACAGTTAAACAAAATGGTAGAGCTTTACGATATGTAAAAGAGCAAACACTTGAAATCTGCTTAGAAGCAGTAAAAAATAATTCATGGGCTTTACAATATGTCAAAGACCAGACCGAAGAAATCTGTTTAGAAGCAGTAAAACAAAATGGTTTATCTTTAGAATATGTCAAAGACCAGACCGAAGAAATCTGTTTAGAAGCAGTTAAAAATGATCCATGGGTTTTACTATATGTAAAAGACCAAACACCTGAAATATGTCTTGAAGCTGTTAAACAAAATGGTTTAGCTTTAAAATATGTCAAAGATCAAACATCTGAAATATGCTTAGAAGCAGTTAAACAAAATGGTAGAGCTTTACGATATGTAAAAGATTTATCCATGTTAGTAGATGAATAATAAGAAAGAGAGGAATATATTATGAGTAAAATGACAATCAGAAGAAGCAGATAATTGAGAAATCAGATAACAAGATTTAACCCGGAAAGTGAAAGATCTAGTGAATTACCTAGCTTAAAAAAATCAGTAAATAAAGATTGTAAATTATGATCTTTATATATTAAACAAAAATGTTAAAAACAGGAGGAAATTAAAATGAAAAAAGCATTAAAAGTAACAGTAGTAGTATTTGGAATCTTATTCATAGTTGGAGTGATCGCTATGTTCCTATCTCCAGATACATCAACATCAGAAAAAACAAAAGAAGCATCGTCAATTGCAGATTCTAAAGATGAAAATTCTGGGGAAGATTCTGGAGATACTGGAGATATGGACTGTATTAATTTAAACAAAGATAGTTCACTTGATGATCGTATTGCACAGTCTGAAAATATTGGATGTGTATATTGTATGTCTCCTCACGAAGAATTTGCAAACTTTGTTCGGGATAGTAATAACATTAACAGAACATGCACATGTTTTGGTGAAATGACTTATATAAGTGATAATATGGAAGGTGGAAAAAATATTTCTTTAAACACCAAAGCAGGAGCTGTTAGATTAGAAGGAGCTTCTGACTGCTCTGCAATGATTGGAGATGTCGTATTCTTTACTGGAACTTTTACTGGTATTAATGATGGGCATATTGTTATTAAAAATCCTAAAGTATCGTTAGAAAAAGATCCTTCATATATATTTTGGTATGATGTAGATAGCGGGCAGTATGAACAGTAAATTTAATCCCATGGGTTTAAGACTCATGGGATTATTTTTTTACATATTAATTTTTTTATTTATATATTATAATAATGAAACAATAAATAGTATAAAAATTAAGGAGGAAATTATTATGACATTAAAAGAATTGGAAGAGATGAGAAACAAAGAATTAAAATTAGAATTTAATCCAGTTAAGCAAGATCCGTTTGTTTTATGATATGTCAAAGATTAAACACCTGAAATATGTCTTGAAGCTGTTAAACAAAATGGTAGAGCTTTACGATATGTCAAAGATCAAACTCCAGAAATCTGTTTAGAAGCAGTTAATCAAGATAAACATGCTATCATATATGTAAAAGATTTATCCATGTTAGCAGATGAAAAATAAAAGGAGAATATTAATGAAATCTAAGAAGAATATATATGATGATTATAACTCAAGATTACTTAAATACATTACTGAATATGCCAAGACTAATGGAGTACCACCTTCAGTCGATTTAATGATTGAAAATGTTGAAGGAAAAACAAGTAAATCTACAGTGTATCATCGATTACAGGGATTAGTGCAAGAAGGTTTATTAGTACAGAAAAATGTCAAAGGATATTATTATCCAACTTCATTAATTACTGAAGAAATACTTATACCAAACACTTTGGTTAATATAATTTATAAGTCTTTAACTAAACATTCTGATCAGCAAGAATTAGCTAATGAACTACATCAATATTTAAAAGAATAATTAAATTCCCATAGGTATAAAACCTATGGGATTATTTTTTTATTTATTTGCTTTATTTATCAGCAGTACATAATAAGTCAATACTGATTTATAGTATGATGTTTTTGTAGCTGCTCTACTTTTTCTTTTTCTATATTGAGGAGAATTTTCATCTAACCATGATTCTATTATTTCTTTTTGCCGAATAATATTTTTATTTTTTGTGTTTGGTTTGGATACAATAGATTTAGATACAAATTCCATAGAACGTACATCTTTATCTTTAGATTCTCTCATATATTCAGTAACTATAATTCTTAATAATTCTTTTATAGTTGGTAAATTTGTAGGCTCCATCTGGATGGATTCTATTATAGATTGAACTTCAGTAACTTTTACATTACTATCAGATGCTAACTTACATAGTTTAATGTCTATATTAGAATTATTAATTATATTCATAGTATTTTCAACATATCGTTCTGCTTTTAATGAATCATTATCAGCTATTCTAAATGATTCTTCATCATTACTACTAGAATCATAAGTAAAATAATGATCTTTATCTTCAAATACTTTATAATATAAAGATGCAATATTTCCCATAAAAGATTTTATTCTTCCATGTAATTGTTGAATAAGATCTGCAACATCTTCATCTGTTAATTTGCTTCTTAATAAATTCCAATATGTATTTAACCATGTAATACATAAACTACGAATAGCTTTAAATACACTACCTTCTCTCTTAAGATCAAATTTTTGAGTAAGCATATTGTTTACTACATAATCCATTATGTATGGATATTCGCTAGGTTGTACTTTTGGAAATTTACCATAATGAATAGATGGATAGAAGCAACCAGAGAAAGCTAAATATATAGCAGATATCTCAGCATTTTTTCTATCATTTTTAAGAGCAAAATATCTTATAACCATCATTTGAGTTACTGTTAAAGGATCTTTAGCTGCTTTAGGATTAAAATTCATATTCCAATAATAAGTTCCAGACAACTTATCAACTATAGATTGTTCAGTAATAGAGATGGATTTAAAATATAAATCAATATCATTTTGACCAAAATATATTCTAGTATATGGTGCTATAGCATATAATTCCTTTGATCTATCTTCAATAAAAACTTGTAAATTTTTTTTATATCTAGAAGTATTTTTTGCTAATGAAGCTGAAACCATTGGATATATTTGATTAACAATAATCGATGTTATCGTCATATGCGGATTAGCCATTTTAATCATTTCCTTTCATTTAAGTTCTTATGTTATTTTGATGTTCAACACAGCCATATTTCTAGTATAATTAATATTGTTTTAGTAATTTTTTTAAATTATATATTATAATTATGAATAAAACAAACAAATTAATTATAGTTGCTAACCACTAAGTGTTAGAGAAAGAGAGGAATATTATGTTTAAAACATTAGAAGAAGCAAAAGAATTACGAAATAAGGTATTAGGATTTGATCCTGAAAACGAAAAAGAATGTTTAAAAGCAGTAAAAAAAGACGGAGAGAATTTACAGTATGTGAAAGATCAGACATTTGAAATTTGCTTAGCTGCCATTAATGAAAGTGGAGGTAGCTGGATTTTAAAATATGTTAAAAATCAAACTCCAGAAATTTGTTTAGTTGCTGTTAAACAGAATGGTTCTGCTTTGAAATATGTAAAAGATCAAACCTCTGAAATTTGTTTAGAAGCAGTTAAGAGTGATGGTTTAGCTTTAGAATTTGTAAAAGATCAAACTCCAGAAATTTGTCTTGAAGCTGTTAAACGATATGGATTGGCATTAAAATATGCTAAAAAACAGATATCTGAGATTTGTTTAGAAGCAGTTAAGAGTGATGGTTTAGCTTTAGAATTTGTAAAAGATCAAACACTAGAAATTTGTCTTGAAGCTGTAAAACAGAATCCATGGGCTTTGAAATATGTAAAAGATCAAACAGAAAAAATCTGTTTAGAAGCAGTTAAAAATGATCCATGGGTTTTGAAAAGTTATGTTAAAAAACAGACTCCGGAAATTTGTCTTGAAGCAGTGAAACTGAATCCATATCTTTTAGAATATGTAAAAGATCAAACACCAGAAATATGTTTAGAAGCTGTCAAAGAGAATAGTTTAGTCTTACAATTTGTTAAAGAACAGACAGAAGAAATCTGTTTAGAAGCAGTAAAGCAAAATAGTTATACAATAAAATATGTCAAAGAGCAAACAGAAGAAATCTGTCTTGAAGCTATTAAACAAAATCCAGATACCTTTAGATATGTAAAAGATCAAACACCTGAAATTTGTAAGACGGTCGTAAAACAATGTCCACACTTAATAAAATATGTCAAAGATCTATCAATGTTAGTAGGATAGATAATTATAGTTGCTAACTACTAAGTGTTAGAGAAAGAGAGGAATATTTTTATGAATATGATTGATAAAAAAGGAAGGATTATAGATTCAGATAAATTATTTATATATGCTGGTCGAGCTAATATGAGTCTTAATCCTACGTTTTTCAAGAAAGCATTAAAAGGAGGATATCCTAAAGGAGGAAAAAGATATACTGTAGATGAATTTTTCAACTATACATTACCATGCACAGGTTACGAATCAATTGTAGATTTAACATCTCAGACAAATTCTAATTATGAAGGATTTCAAACAATTCAACTAAAAGAAGGTGAAAACTATGATTGGTGGTTATACTATGTTTCTATAGAGAAACTATCTGGATTTAATAGAATTGAAAAAGATTCCAATACTCCAGAAATAGCTGGTAGAATTTTAAGAGCACATGAGTTTAGATGGATCTCTTGGGCTATCGTATATGGTAATAATTTAAACCATATATACGAATTTTACAAAGATATAAAATCAAAGAAAATAGTCATAATAGAGAGTAGTGCAGAATATGATAAAGAGCATGACTGTATGTGCACTCCAGATATTGAGCAGATTCATTTATTGTTACCTAGCGAATTTGCAGATAAAGGATATTCTTATTGTAATACTATAAACATATTCTTTGATTCAGTTTCAAAAGATCCAACTAGTGGAAATATGCTTCAGTATACAGAAAAAACCTGGGACGATGTTTACAGAGATAATAATGTAGATAATTTGTATGGGTTAACTCGATGTATCATGGAAGACTTTTTAGATAAAAATAAAGATACAGGTTCAATAATTCAAATAACCTGTTCAGCAGATTAAAGAAAGAGAGATGAACGAAATGAAATTTTCAGAAAAATACACAGAAATATTATTTAAAGATGTAACTAAAGTTGCAGAAAAATTGATAAAAGAAATTTTAGGAGAAACCTCTTCAATAGAAATCAAAGTTACAGATGCTGCATCTGATCTTAATAATTCATTATCTTTTTGCAGTGCAGTAACTAAAAACTTTGGAAAAAATCCATATTTAGATAATTTAGAAATAAATATTAATATGGATTTAATACCAGATGTACCGTATAAATTTATTTTGGAAAGAATAGCTGTTGATGCTGCTATTACTCTTTATGGTTTTATAAAAAGATATGATGTAACTGGTCAAGAACTTCATGAATTAGTGCATCCTATTATTTCTGAAATTAGTAATATTTAAAATATTGATGATCTAGATAATGTAAAATTGTCTAGATCATCTTTTACTAAACTTATAACAATAAAATAAATAGATATGGACCTTTAGCTCAGTTGGTTAGAGCAATCGGCTCATAACCGATCGGTCTAGGGTTCGAGTCCCTGAAGGTCCATTAACTTAATTATCCCATAGGTAAAGAACACCTATGGGATATTTATTTTTTTGTAAATTTAGATATTTTTAATTATATAATATAATAGTGAATAGAAATAATATATTACATAATAATCTATTCATAACTTATTAAATTATTTCATTTATAGTTGCTAACCACTAAAAGTGTTAGAGGAAGAAAGAGGTAAAAACATGAGTAAAACATTAGAAGCATTAGAAAAAGCAAAAAAAAGTAAGAATTGAAAAATTAGGATTTGATCCTGAGAATGAAGAAGAATGCTTAAAAGCAATTAAAAACGATCCATATAATTTACAATTTATAAAAGATCCATCAGCAGAAATGTGTATGGTTGCTGTTAAACAAAATCCATACACATTAGAATATGTAAAAGATCAATCTCAATGGATTTGTTTAGAAGCAGTTAGTATGAATGGCATGTTGTTAGAACATGTCAAAGAGCAAACACCTAAAATTTGCCAAGCAGCTTTTGATCAGAATGATACAGCTATTTTGTTTGTAAAAGATTTATCTATGGTAGTAGATGAATAAAAAAAGAAAGAGAGGAATATATTATGAACTTAAATAAAGAATACGAAAAATTACATCAATCAACCAAAGACTACAATGATAGTGTAAGACTGTATAACATTAGAAGAAAAAGATGCTTCTGGAATTGTGTAGAAATCTTCTTCGTTATCGGTTTTGTAGGATCTTTCATTTTAAGAATGATTCGTTTATCAAAAGAAAATTAAACAGAATGACCATGGGAGATACTCTCCCATGGTTTATTTTTTTATTAGCATTCCCAATCTAATATATCTATATCATCGTCTTCATATTCATTATCAAATTCAGATTCTAATAATGATTCATATAATGCAGATATTCTTATATATTCAGTTACAATAGCAGCTTCATATACCTCTTTTTCAACCATATCCATATCTACAAATTTATTTTCTTTACTTTTATAATTTATTTGCTTTTGTAGCCATTTTCTGTTATATTTGAGAGTATCTTTATTATTTTTTGGTTCGGTATAATTTTTTACAGTCTCTTTAACGTCTTTTATATTTTGCTGAATTTCTTTCTTCATTGCAGGCGACAAATCAGATTTTTTCAATTCATTCTCCAATTCAACAATCATAGAATTGATTCTTTTAGGTGTTATAGGATGATTCATAATAGGACTTAAAAGAATCATAAAAGGTATCATAGTGAAATTATTAATAGTACCAATTACAGGTATATTATTAATAAATTCTTCAGTGTTTGTTCCGGTATATCTGGAATTATCCAATTCCATTTTTAATAATGCTGAAGTTAAAGCTTCAGAATATCCAAAAGATGCAGCAAAACTGTCAGCATTATATTCTTTACCTTTACTAAAGATAGAAGTTAAGAAAACGATAGGATTTACTAAACTAGCAGCCATTGAAGTTAAAATAGAAATAGATGCGTTTGCTATACTTACAAAAGGTATAAAACTAAATAACGAAGTGAATGTATTTTGTATGTATTTAATAATACCTTTAACAGAATCAACACCACCTATAATATTAGATAAAGTTGGAAAGTCTTTTTTAATATCATTAAATATTTTTGAAGCAAATACCGGATTTCTTAAAATCTCTATAACAGTTGTACCTGAACCTAAACTAGCAACTAAATTTATAATTGCATTGATAAGTGAAAAACGTGCAACATGCGAATTAGCTAAATGTTGAACAGAGTGACCAATCTCATGAAGAATAATAGCAGTAATTTCAGCATCACTAAATTTAGTATCACCCCATAAACCGCTAGTAATTCTGATCAGAGCACACATTAACTTATTTTGATTATCACATTTTAATTCACCTTTATCTGTTATTTTTAATTTTGATCTAGAAGCTAACGATACGATAGATGAACTAACTGGATAACAAAAAGCATTTTTTTACAGCATCATTTATAACATTAAAATCTACTACTGGAAAATTAAATGCTTTTTGAATTGCATCTCCTACTTTCATTATATTTTTATCATTGTAATTGTAACTAATACCTTGCGATATTTTTTTTCCAAGATATGGTTGCCTAGCAACGTGAATAGCCTGTTCTATTTTTTTACATCACCAGTTTTTCCAAAATAAGCTTCATCTACGAATACAAATTCTGAATATAATCCCATTTTTTATTTTCATCCTTTCTTTATTTTATTACTATTTTGTTTTTTTTTGATGATAAAAACAATGACTACATTTTATTAATAATTAAATAAGGAGTTAATGAAAATATATGAAAAATATAGCTATTTTTGAAAAAGTTTCATATGAAGAATTTGAAAAATCTATCAAAGAAAATGATAGATTAGCATCATTTTTAAATGACAATTATTTTACTATTGATCAGTTATATGACAATATAAGATTACCTGAAAGATCTTCAAAAAGATCAGCAGGATATGATTTCTTTTTTCCATTATGGGATATATCTATAGCATCTTTTACTTCTTTAGATATTCCAACTGGTATAAAAGTAAATGTGTTAGAAGAAGATTGGTATTTAGCATTATTTACAAAATCTGGCTTGTCTCATGAATATCATACAAGGTTAAGAGATACCATTAGTGTTATAGATGCTGATTACTATAATAATATAAATAATGAAGGTCATATCAGAGTCGAACTAGTAAACGATTCTGTTTCTGTTTTAAAATTAAAAAATGGAATGAAATACATACAAGGTATTTTTATGGAATATGGATTAATAGTTGGAGATAATGTTCTAACAGAACGTACAGGAGGGTATGGAAGCACTGGTAATTTTAGTAATAAACTCTCATAAATGATAACCCTCAACATATTGATAACTAAGATATAACGTGAAAGGAGATTTAAAATTGTTAATAGGAAGTCATATAACTCAAAAGAATATAGTTGTCGTTAAATTAGATTTTGATGATGGTACCAGTAAAGAACAGGTCATTAGGGTTGGTACTAAAGTAAAGATTAAATATAGATATGAGAATGAAAGAAAAGAAAAAATAGGAATAATTAAAAAAGTAGAAACACTATATAAACTTTTAGATTCTTGTGATAATTCTCAGCATTTATATGGAATAGGTCCTAATGATAAATGGTATGCTTTAGAACGTCCAATAGTGACATTTGCTATTGATTGTTCTGATGATTATAATGCTGATATCATTATAGTAAACAATACGGATATATTAGATATCGAATTATTAGAAATAGATGAGAAAATGGAATTGCTCAATATGTATAACGATTGTAAAGAAACAATTCATAATGATGAAAATCAATATACCGAAGAATCATTCAATTATTATACAGCTTCGATGACAATGATAAAAGATATTCTTGATAATCCAGAAAGAGTTGGTGAAGTTTGTAATGTAGCAAGAGATGTTTTAAATAATGCTATTATGAATTTGGTACCAACAGATACATCAGATGAAGGAAATTCTGATATTGCGGAAGGGGATGGAAACTAATTGACTAAACAACAGAGACAAGAGGTTGAAGATCTTATCTATAAAGTATTTGCAGAATTAGATAAATCTGGTACTAATGAAAAATATTATAGAGAATTATTTGCTGGAATGAGTGATGCCCAATTTCTACAATTGATGAAAAAAGAATTACCTTTTAGATTTCATCAAAATCCTAGTGTTACCAACCCATCAATGAGTGATATAGAAGGTGCTTTAAAAATATTAGGTATCCCTTTATTAGAACCAATTTCAGAACCATTTCTGTATAAAAATAAAGATGGTAAACCTGTATATACAAAAGAAGCTTTAGTTGGATATTTACCAGATAAAAAGGTTCAGCAGTTTGTAAGTAAGAAAAATAAATTTTCTAATGACATTTCCAATAGAGATATTAGTGGACGTCTTATATCAGATGATAAAGGAGCTACTATGTCTGATAGAGAATTTGAAACTCTTGCTACTATGGGACTTACTAATACTATGAAAGAGTTTGTTGGCCCAAGAGCTGATTCTATGGAAGCTAAAAATGCAATGTATAATATCCTTAGTACAAAAGGTGTTGTTCATGCAGATGAAATTCCACAGAATATAGATGATTCATTGGCACGAAATATGCTTAGTGTTAATTTAATAGCAGCTCATTTGAATAGCAATCTAATAAATCAAGGAGACTATACAATGTATACTCTCAAAGATAAAAAACGAACTACTATTGAGAGATCGTAATATTTTTATCAATATAACAACAATACAATAAAAGGAGATGAACAATATGGATACTAAAAATGAAAATCTTGGGGCTTGTGTTATTCAGGAACAGGGTGATTTAGGATTAGGAGTAAATCCAATTGATGAGAAATATTTAGAAGAATCAGATAAAGATTCTGATGATAAAAATGAATTAGTTTAAAGTATATCACTAATGCTAAAAAGCATTAGTGATATTTACTGTATTTATAATATCAAAACCTTTATCTGATTATATATTATAATAATGATAAAGAAGTAAAGTATTTATATTAAGAAAGGAGAATAAAAATGGAATTGAAAGGAAATAATGTTGATTATGGTATGGTTGATAATATAGTAACAGCTATACTACAAACAGATGAAAACAAACAATGTTTATCTACAATGATAAATATGATAGTTGCAAAGAGACATAAAGATGGTGATCTAGATAAACTAAGATATGATGAAATTTATGATTTGATTAGTAAAGATTTTAATAATTTTATTGATCAAACTCATATTTTTGATAAAATGAGTATGGTAAAAAATTCTTTATCACCTGTAATTTTAAGTAGGTTGTTACCGGATATTTTAAAACCTTATATGAAAAAACCTAAATTAATAAATCCGGCAAATTTCGCAAGATTTAAAGAAAAGAAAGGATAAATTAATTATGAAAAATAGAAATAACGATTCTTTTATATCACTAAGTGATTGGATAGTAATAATCTGTTTTGTTGCAGTGATATTAGCAATACTTTTTTATGCAGACGATTTTGATAATAAATTATCAAATTTAGATTCAAGATTAGAAAATATTGAAGCTTTTCAGAAAAATGTACAATCTGCAAGTACGGGTGAATCTGAAATGCAAAATACTTATAAGGATATACATGAAGATCAAAATAACGATTTATCAAATTGTCCTTGTTGCGGTTCGGAAGCTTATTATAAAGATACATTAGGATCATATCAATATAATATAATGGTCGAATGTTCTAATAATAAATGCTTGCTGTCCACACCAGCATGTGGATCTATTTCTGAAGATGAAGCTATCAAATTAGCAACTGATATTTGGAATAAAAGAAATACAAAGGAGTGATAGAAATATGAATAAATTTAGAATAGGAGATACGGTAGTCGTTTTAAAAGAATCATCAGATTCCCATTTACAAGGTACAGTAGGAACGATTGTTAATATTAAATCAATTTCATCATTGACAATATATCGAGTAAGAGCCGGTATTGATGATAAAGAATATGAGTATTTTGAAAATGAAATTGGACTGATCAATCCAAATCAAAAAAATAATATTACAAATAAAGAAAAGAATAATATAACGATATTCAAAGAAAATGATAACTTAAAACTTAAGAATGGAAAAGTTGGAACAGTTTCTAAAGTTATCTATGAAAAAATAGATGAGAAAGATAATTATGGACTTTATGCTTATCAAATGATTATCGATAATCAGAAATGTCTTATTTATCCTGAACAGATTGATACTAAAAATGAGTAAATCATCAAGGAGGAAGAAAAAATGGAAAAAGCATTTTCACCTATAAAAACTTTTGAAAAGGTAATATACGAAGATAAATTTGGATGTCATGTAGGTTATTTCTATGATGGAAGAATTAAAGATCGTACATCTATTTCACCGAATTTCCATGTTTATGAGATAAGACATGATGATGAATGTCAAGGAAATTGGGCAGAAATTGCTAAAAATATTATGGTAAATTTCTGGGGTTCGTTGATTACTGAAACTCCAATACCTATGGAGATAGACGAAAATTCTGGAAAAGAATATACTATTGTTAATGATTATGGTTATTTGGATCGACATTTCTATATTGATCCTTTAGATAACAAATTAGTAGAAACATTTTAAATTATTAAGGAGGAAGAAAAAATGAGAGTAAAAATTATTGGAATCGGAGCAGCAGGAAACAAAGCAGCAATTGCAGCAGCAGAGGACTCTATTGTTAAATTAGAGGATGTATTATTGATTAATAGTACGCTTAAAGATATTCCAGCAGATTATAGCGGAGAAAAGTATTGTTTCGAGAATGCTTATGGTGGCTGTGGTAAAGAAAGAAACATTGCTAGAAACCTTACAATGGAAAATCTTCAGAGTGGATCTTTAAATATCAAGAAGTTCTTAAAAGTAGGAGAAGAAGATCAGACAGAATTAGCAATTATCGTATCTTCTACAGAAGGCGGTACAGGATCAGGAACAGCACCAGTACTCGCTAAATACATTAACGATGTATGCGGTATTAATGTACATTGCTTTGGATTTACAGGTTTTGAAGAAGATGGTAGAGGGCTTAGAAATACGGTAGAGTATTTCAAAGAAATGGAAGAAACATTTACCGTTGAATGCTTACAGAATTCTAAGTTCCTGGATGAGTGTAATGGTAATAAACTTAAAGCCGAGAAAGCAGCAAATGCTTCATTCTGTAAGAAGATTAGTATCTTGATTGGTAATCCATTAAGAGATTCTAGCCATAATATTGATCAGACAGATTTACTTAAAATCGCTACAACGCCGGGTTATATGATTATCGAACAGGCTCAGTTTAAGAAAATCAAAAACAAACAGGAGTTTAGAGCTTTAGTAGAATCAATGATCGATAACTCTAAGACACTTGATCTTAATTCACCATCTCAGCGTAAGATGGCGGTTATTATCAATATCAATGCAGATAACACTGATATTATTGACTATCAGGATGTGTTGACTAATAAGTTTGGTATGTGTTTTGAGAAATTTGAACACATTCAGCATGAAGCAAATATGCCAGAATTTATTGCATTCATTTCAGCAGGTTCAAATATTCCAGTTGATGAGATTCAGGATATCTTTGATAAATACAAAGAATATACTGGACAGGTAAACAAGAGTCATGATGATTTCTTTGTTAGAGCACAGGATTTAGAATTTGATAAGCAGGATGATATGTTTGACATGCAGAAAAAAGACACTGTCAATGATAATGACTTTTTCAAGTCAATGGGTATGAGTAATCAGCAGAAGTTTACAAAGACTCAGACAAAATTAAAGACAGTTAAAGAACCAGTAAGAGAGGATGACATTAAAGATGAATACTAAAATTTACAATTATGCAGATAGTGTTTGTAAAGAAACATTATCTGATATACTTAGATATGGGACGATGGACGAAAATCCTCGTCCCATATATTCTGATGGAACACCAGCACATACTATATCTATTAATCAGGTTGTGCATAGATATGATTTATCCAGATCACAATTCCCGGTAATAACATTACGACCACTAGCTGTTAAATCAGCAATTAGGGAAATTCTTTGGATTTATCAGGAACAGTCTAATGACTTAGATGTACTTAAAAATAAGTATAAAATTAGTTGGTGGGACCCATGGGAATCAAAGGATATAAAAGGAACTATTGGAGTTCGTTATGGTGAAACTGTTAGAAAACATAAACTTATGGATAATCTTTTAGATGGATTAATTAAAGATCCATTTGGTAGAAGACATATAATCTCTTTATGGCAGAATTCTGACTTTGAAGAGAGTGATGGTTTGATGCCGTGTGCATTCTTAACTATGTGGAATGTACGAAAATATAAGGAAGTAATGTATTTAGACATGACGTTAGTACAGAGAAGTTGTGACTATGTTACGGCTGGAAGTATCAACGCAGTTCAGTATACTGCATTGCTTATGATGGTAGCTGCAGCTTGTGGTTATAAACCAGGAGTATTTGTACATTTTATTCAGAATGTGCAGATATATGATAGACATATACAGGCTGCTAAGAGTATGATTGAAAGAGAATCAATTTCATCTCCTATTATGAAATTAAATGTAGAAGACAAAGTTGATTTTTATAATATCAAAGAAAGTGATTTTGAGTTCGTTAATTTTCCAGTAGATCATATAAAACTTCAGAATCCAAATTTTAAATTAGATTTGGGTATTTAATGAGTTTTTAATAAATCTACAACAAAAATATAATGAACGTATACGTAACATGGCTATCTGTTCATAGATAGCCATGTTTTATTTTTAGAAAGGAGAGTAAAAAATGTTTGAAGAATATGTGGAGGCATTAGATAGAGAAATGCCATTAGAAAAAAGAAAACCAGAACCTAAGTTTGAAATGGATTTATCTACAAATGTTTTAACAAGTCCAGATATGTTGAGTATTCAATTATCTGATATTCAGAACATGGATAACGATACTTTATATGCTTTATTATGTAAAACATGGTATCTTATTCTTGATAAAAATTTCATTCACAAAAACAAATCAATAGTTGCGAATGCTTTTACAAACGAAAAATTTGTAGTTTTATTTTCAAGAGTTATGAGTCAGGTAACTGGATTAAATAGAGAACAGCAGATATGCTGTAATAAATTGGTATATGATTATTTAACTTTAAGAAGTGAAAAAGATCCTCATATTGAGAGTTTATTATACAATCTTGGAATTACAATCAATCGAGATATCATTCCTGGTTTAATGAGTTTAGGATTGGATACTAATACTGTAGCTTATTTAGCTATAGCTAGGTATTCTACTGAAAAAGAACAGTTAGCAGTTAAACGAGTAAACGTTATCATTGTTAACAGTTCAATTGAAGTTATGACTGAACAGATGATTGTAAAGATTTATGAAAAGTTATTTGATCATCTTAGTCCATTATTTGAAGGTATCATGCTAGATAAATGGGATGATGAATTCTTTCAAGAAGCCGAAGATAGAGAAGAGATCTATGGGTTAATTAACCTTGCTGTTTTGGATATCTTAAATGAGATGCCAGATACATTAATATACAATGTATTGTATCAGTATAAACAGGTGAAAGATCAGCTGTATTCAAAACAACCTGTACGGTTTGATATCCATGCTATATCTGAAAGTGATTATGGAAGAATATTAGCACAGATAGATAGATTTGAATCTACAGGAGAATTGATACCTTCTAGATAATATTAACGGTAGTATGATTTTCATACTACCGTTTAAAAAAAATAAAATAAAGGAGAAATATAATGAATTATTTTGCTAATAAAAATAAAAATATAGACCATGCTAAATTTATGGTAAATTATATGGAAACCAATTTCAAAGATATGATCAATCAATCCATAGATAATACCAAATTCATTACATCAGAACCTAAAATGTCAGCAAAAGCTTTTTGTTATACATCTAATCATTTTCCATTTATTGAATTAAATGCTTGTGATTCAGTAACAGCATTATTCAATGAACGTAGACTTGGAAATGATAGTCGAATAGCTATATTGAACTTTGCCTCCTTTAAAAATCCAGGCGGTATGTTTTTAAATGGATCGATGGCACAAGAGGAATTCTTATGTCATCATTCTAGTTTATATAACGTATTAGCTGGATATGAAGAAAAGTACAAAAACTATTATTGTATAAATAGAAAAAATACAAACCATGCATTATATTACAATAGAATGCTTTATAGTCCAGACATTTTATTTACAGATAAGATGTTAAACAAATATAATGAATCCGAAGATAATGGATTTGTAAAAGCCGATGTCATTATATGTGCAGCTCCAAACACTAGTGCTTACCTTAGATATTACGATCCAGAGATGAAAGATTTCCAAAAAATATATGAAGTAATAAAATCTCGTATAGAATTTATTATTAGTACAGTATCTTGTTTTGATATAGATACTTTAATTTTAGGAGCATATGGTTGTGGAGTATTTGGTAATGATCCTTCGTTAATAGCTTCTCTGTTTGTCGATTCTTTAATTCAGTATAATGCTTGTTTTAGAAAAATTATTTTTGCAATACCGACATCAGAGGCATCTGCAACTTACAATTATAACTATAAAGCATTTTCAGAAGTATTATTTGAAAAAGAAAAGGAGATGAAGAAATGAGTTTAATAGATAAATTGATTATAGGATTATTAGTTGTACAGATCATATCAACAGTTTCAATATTCAGTATTTTAGTATACTTAAAAAGAATAGAAACTAAAGATAGTAACAAATAAAATTAAGGGTATCAAATATTTGATACCCTATTATTTTTTTTTGATTTTATTATATCTGAAACATGAAAATAATAAACAATAGGAGGGATTAAAGATTATGGCTCTTTTATCAGCATTATTTAGAGAAGCAGTTGCAAAAGACAAAGACCCTAGAATGAAAAATGAAGTAGAACAGGATGTTGCATATCCTACTGGGTTTTTAGGATTTGATTATTTAAACGGTACAGTAATTCATGTAAAATCCGATAATATGGATTTTACATATAATTCTTTAGGTATTATAGATGGTTCAATGGTAACTGTAATTGGACGTAGTGGATGTGGTAAAACCACATGGATTATGCAGTCTGCATCTGAAATTATTAAACCATTTAAAACTTCATGTTTATATCATGATGATATTGAAGGTGGTATAGCAAATTCAAGAAAAGAATTGCTTACTGGTTGGTCAGGAAAAGAAATGGTTGACAAATATATTTGCAGAAATAGTGGTGTTACTGCTGAAAACTTTTATGAAAGAATTAAGATTATTCATGATCTTAAAATGGAAAATCGTTCTGATTTTGAATATGATACTGGTTTATTTGATAGTAAAGGTAATCGTATTTATAAACTTGAACCTACGGTATATATATTAGATTCATTAGCAATGTTAATGCCAGAAAAGTATACTGATGAGGAAGAGTTATCCGGTCAGATGTCATCCACAGCAGCAGCAAAAACTAATTCTTCTATCTTTAAAAGAATTATTCCTATGCTTAAAGCAGCAAATATAATTTTATTTGTAGTAAATCATATTACTGAAAAAGTAGAAATAAATCAGTTTGCAAAGAAACAGGCACAGGTATCTTATTTAAAAGATGGAGAAACTTTAGGTGGTGGACGAGTTGCAGTGTATGTAACAAATCTTCTTATCAGATTAAATGATTCTACCAAACTTAAACCAACTGAAGCATTTGGAATTACAGGATCGGTGGTGGAATTAATTATTTTAAAATCAAGGACATGTGCAGCAAGCAGATCAATTAATCTAGTATTTGATTTTGCTCGAGGGTTTGATAAAGAACTATCGTTGTATTATCTTATTAAAGATGCTGGATTAGTTAATGGGGCAGGAGCGTATTTATATTTTGGTGATTATAAAGATGCAAAATTCTCACAAAAACAATTCAAAGAAAAATTACAGACTAGTCCTGAATTGCAGGAAGCATTTATGAATACTGCTTTAGAGGCTTTAAATAGAATCATCAATAAGCCTATAGAAGAAGTAGAAGAAACAGAAAAACCTAAGTTCGATATTACATCAGCATTACTTAATTCACAACAACCTGCAATTGCTTAATTTTTCAGTAAATTATATATTATATTTTTGAAAGGAGAAAATAATATATGTATGATAGAACCGATATATCATGTAATTGTAAATTGCTGAATATATTGATGAACAATATATATGTAGATACACTGGAAATCAGTGTATCTACGATAAGCCTGTAGAGAATATTTGTAAAAATTATTATTCATATAAAGATATGATGGATAATTATATAAAAAAGAGAAAAGAGAGGTAAAAGACATGCTTGATTTTTACGGGGAAATTAATAAAGAAGCAGAGAGATTGGAATCGAAAGAAGCAATCTTAGGTAAAGGTTTAATGCAACCGTTTGCAAGTACAAATTCCGGTTCACGAAAAATAATGTTCGGTGTTCAATTAGAACATGCATTACCGTTAGTTAATGCAGAACCACCTATTATTCAAAATGGCTACGAAATTCGTTTTGGTGATAGATCTTCATCTATTATTAAAGCTGAAAGTGATTATAAAGTTATCGCTAAAATCTCAAAATTCTCAGAAGCTCCTAATCATCATTACTATCTGATTATCTATAATAAAGAAAAAAGATTATATGATGTAATAGAGAGAATCTCATACAATCATACAACTGAAACATATGGATATCTATATAATAATTCTATCTTAGATAGTTTAGACGTAGGATACGAAGTACCAAAATATGAAATACTTAGAAAATCTGGAGCATTTGATCAGTTTATGAATAGATGCGATGGAGTTAATTTATTAACGGGATATATAAATAAAAATAAAACAACTGAAGATGAGATTATCATCTCAAGATCAGCAGCAGAAAAGCTTAAAGCACCGTTAATTAAAAAGGTACAGATTCCTATCAATGAAAATGATATTCTTTTAAACTTATTTGGCGATAATAATTACTATAAATCTTTTCCAGATATTAATGAAACTATTCCGGAAAATATTGTATGTGCTGTAAGAAGAGAAAATGTTGAGGAATGTTTCTTTGCACAATCAGTGGATAGATTACAGGAGCTTTTAATGTCTGATGAAAAGTACACTATCAATGGTAAAGTGATCGATATCAATGTATACTGTAATAGTCCAGCTGTTCTTACTGAGAGATATAGTAATTCTCAGTTGTTAAAATATTATAATGATTCAATACGATTCAACGATGAATTTGTTAATACCATTAATATGCTTAGGGATAGAGATGGTAATATAAAAATGAGCTATCAGCTGTCTAAAATATATAATCGTTGCAGACAGGTATTAGCTGGTGACGAATTCGTTAAAGATAAACCAAAACCATTTAAAGGTACTATTCTTGAAATGATCGTATTAGAATTAAATACTCCTACCAAAGGAGATAAAATTACAAATAGATATGGAGGAAAAGGTGTTATTTCTGAAATTATAGATGATGATCTTATGCCTCTTTTAGATAATGGGAAACGTATGGAAGTATGTTTTAATGGATCAACTTGTGTAAACAGATTAAATCCAGGTCAGTTAATGGAGATGTCATTGACATTTATAAGTTCTAGAATACTTGAGTATATCAATTCTCATTCAATGCCTACTGAATTGGCTATAGAAATGATATATCGTTTCATGAAACATGTTTCACCTAAAGAAGCAGAAGATTTTATGGGAATGATGTATGGTGCCGATGTAACAGATATTGATAGAACTTGGTACATTGATCAGTGTATAGAAGATGGGTATATTTATCTTTCAAACAAACCAATCACCGAATCAATGTCTCTTGATAAATTGAATGAAATTTATAAGGAATTTCCATTTATTAAACAGTATGACATTCATACTCTGATTAAAGATAGCAATGGAAATAATAGATACATCAAAGGTCGTAGACCATTGGTATGTGGTAAGATGTATATCTATCGTCTGAAACAGTATGCAGAAGAAAAGTTTTCAGTAACAAGTTTATCTGCAACTAATATTAGAAATGAAAACACGAGAAGCAAAGCAAATAAAAATTATCGTATACCACATGCAAACACTCCAATCCAATTTGGTGATATGGAGATTACCCATATGAATCACATGGGACCAGAAGCTGTTATTGAAGCTTTAATGATCCATTCAGTATCACCGCAAGGTAGAAGACTTTACGAGAAAGCTCTTACAGGAGATCCGTATAATGTCAATATTGTATTGGATGGGGAATCTAAAAATAGAAAAGCTGAAATCTTGAATGCTTACCTTAAAACTATGGGACTTAAGTTAGTATTTAGAAAAGTTCCTAAAGTAAAAGGGCGAGCATTCACTACAAAAGCATTTACTTCTATACCAAAACCAAAGAAAGCGTTTTTCCATATTTCTGATGAAGAAATGAAAACGTTAAATTTAGATTATCTTGCTAAGTTATACGAAGAAAATATAGAACTCGCAAACAAGAGAGCGTTTATTACAAAGGCTTTCAGTGATAGTGATATTGATGAGGAAAAATAATTATGGATGAGTTTTTTAAATCTAAAAAAGCAAAAGTTATCTATGCATTAACTTGTGCTGATTCTTGTGAAAGAGCAGATCTGTTAAATATAGATGCAGATTTATATTTCTTTCCAGATTTAGCATGTAGTTGGTATTATAGCTTAGAGCGTATAATAATTTCAGATTCAACTGAATTTGATCTTGAGGAGAAAGCTTTGCTTAATTTAAAAATACTACGTGACAACATGATAGGCGAAAATAATAAAGCTTTTTCGCCTATTGAGGAGGATTTAGATGGAAACGATTAAAAAGATTTTAGATGCATTATACGATGGGGATTTGACCCCATCGTATACTTATAAAGAAAAATTAAATAACGAAGCGATACAAATTTTAGAAAGCTCAGATCTCTCTAATGAGGATCTCGTAGAACTTAAAATGATATTAGATATTGCTAATATCACTTACAACAACACTGATAGAGATCTGCTTCCGATTGAAGATGGTGTGTATGATATGCTTATTGAAAAGTATCGAAAATACAATAATGATTGTTATCCGGTTGGAGCAGTTCCTATCGATTTTAATAGTGATAAAAAAGAATTATTAGAAACAAAAGAACCATCTCCTGCATTTTCATATATATCAGAAGATGATCTTAAATATATAGATGAAATGTTTTTTCCTGAATTGATAAAAAGTAAACAGTTTACTGATATGGATTTTCTAAGTCCAGCTTTTATAAAAGAATCTGGATACATTTCAAAAAGAATTAGATCAGTTTCTCATAATAATCCTGACTTAGTTGGAACCATGGATAAATGTAAATATGTTCTTATTGAACAGGCTAGAGAACGAGGAGTTGAAAATGATTCTAATGTAAGAATTCTTGAAAGAGATTTCTTTGGACCATTGTTACAAAATGGTGTAATTAATATGAGAGATGAAATTACTATCATTGCTGAATTAAAATATGATGGTATATCTGTAGAGGCTGAAGTAACCAATGAGGTTATAGAAGCAAGAGGTAGAGGAGATACTGAACAGGATAAAGCTATTGATATGACTCCTATTCTTAAAGGATATTCATTCCCAGGAATGATTGGAATCAAATCAACCTATCCGATAGGAGTAAAGTTTGAAGCAATCGTGAACTATTTTAATCTACCAAAATTGAATGAGTTGAGAGGATATAACTATATTAATGGTAGAACTGCTATTATTGGTATTAGTGGATCTTCAGATGCTTATAGATATAGAGATTTGATCACTTTGGTTCCTATCTCAACTAATATTAAAGATGAAAACGGAGAACCGCTTGATCGAATTGAAGAACTAGAACTTTTAAACTTATGCTATGCCAAAGATCAGTTGATGAGGTATAGTGTATTTAGTGGCACTTATACTCAAGTTTTATATATGATGAAGAGGTTTGTAGAGGAGGCAGAATTTGCTAGATCATATCTACCATTCATGTATGATGGTGTAGTATTTGAGTTTTACGATAAAGATATTCGTAAACTTCTTGGAAGGGATAATTCCATCGATAGATACAAATGTGCTGTAAAGTTTAATCCATTGAGGAAACAAACTATCTTCAGACAGTATAAATACACCATTGGTCAAGATGGATCTATAACTCCAATGATTTACTATGATCCGGTGGAGTTTTTAGGAGCTATCCATTATAAATCATCAGGACATTCTTTTGATAGATTTAAGAAATTGGATCTTCATGTTGGAGATGTCATTGATGTAGAATATACAAATGATGTAATGCCGTATGTATATAAACCGGAGAATGAACACAATAGAAAGAATGCATTAAATTCTCATAACGAACTTGATTCGTTTCCAGATACTTGTCCATGCTGTGGTACAAAGTTAGTTGTATCTAAAAGTGCTAAATCTGTAAAATGCCCAAATATAAATTGTGGTAATAGAGCAGTTAAAAGAATGGCTAGTACGTTTGAAAAACTTGGAATTACTGGATTTAGTGAGTTGAGTATAAAATCTATCGGTTTGTATAAACTAATAGATTATTTCAATGCACCAGTGGAAGCGTTCAGAATCATTGGAGAGAATAATGCAAAGGATTTGCATGATCAATTGGAGAAAATAAAAACTACTCCTATTTATGATTATGAGTTTATTGGTTCATTAGGATTTACTGGTATTGCTAAGAAAACATGGAAGTTAATATTTGGACATATGACACTTAGAGAATTCATTAATGGTTTAGAATCACAAAATGAAGATGCTCTATATGCTGATTTAAGCAATATTAAAGGTGTTGGGCCAACAACAGCAAGTACCATCGTGACAGAATCAGATTTCTTTATAGATGATCTTTTATACGCATTGACTAATATTTCTATAGTAGATAGTAAAGGAATGAAATCTGGTAAACAAATTAGATTCACTGGCTGTAGAGATAAACAACTTGTCGAACAATTAATTACCATGGGACACGACGCTGATGGAGATTCAGGAATAACAAAGTCTACAGATATTTTACTGGTACCATCAGCTAGTTATAACAGTGGTAGAAAGATCGAAAAAGCAAAATCTTATGGTATTAGAGTAGTACCAATAGAAGAATTTAAAAATAATATGTCTCAATTTTTATAATGTACAGGATACTAAACTATCAAATAATCGTATATTATAAAATTGAAATACAAAATCAATTTCAAATTTAAGGAGGAAAAATCATGAACACGAAACTTATTGAATCAACAATCCCGGAGAACTATGCAGTATCACTTAAAGGTCAGGTAGGACTTGAGTGCTCGAATGAAGAGGCTGTACATTTTGTAGAGGTCGTAGTTGCTGCAGTTTCAGATTTCTTAGCAATCGTAAAATCCAAAACTGATAAAACTGCTTTACTTATTGAAGATTTAAAAGGAAATATGATCATGGGAGCAGTTGTAGAGTTCAACAAAAATGAGGAAGAAGATGCTCAGGACAATTGGAATTATTATTGGACGTTTGACCCTGAAGATGTAAAAGATGCAAAAACTTACAGCGTTTCTCAGTCAAATGTACAGGCAATGTTCATTAAGAAAGCAGCTTCTATGTATCACATGTCAATCAACAATCAGGGTGCTATCACAAGAATGGTTGGTTTGGTAGCAGCTGTAATTAGCGATTACCTTGATCAGAATGCTAAAACAGGTGAGGACATCACAATTGAGCACGAAGGTTACTTTGAAGCATCTGCAACTGTAGAGAATGATGTGATCGTTAAATCATTCTTACCATCAGGAGAGATGAAGACAATTATCAAAGACGACGCTGCAACAGAAGCTTAATAAAATAGTTTAAGCTGAACAATACAGACCAGTACATCGGTAATAGATGTACTGGTCTAAAATACATTTTATTTTTTGAAAGGAGTAGATATTCGATGCTGACTAACATGAAAAAAATAAAAATTAACGGAAAGATGTGTGATGTTGCATCACTTGAGGAATATATAGCTAATAAAGATGCTTATATTCAAGGATCTACTGTCATTGAGGTTGATGGTTATGGGTTACCGATATCATCAAAAAATGACAACAAACCTGGTATATCTATAGGTTCCGCATTCTCTCATTATAGATTACCATCAGAAGAAGAGAAATCAGAATATTTATTAGAGAATGCAATAGACATGTCAAATGTTCACGACATCGGTGAACTTATGATGAAACAGGAGGCTGTAAGAGATTTGGAAAAAGAGATACTTACAGATCCAGACAACATTTTTATTCCAGTGATCAACGAAGATGATTCACCAGCTATGAAAGCAGTTAAAGAAGCAATAATCGAAAAGCATATTGATTTTGATAAATATGGTCATAGATTTGGTGCTAATCTTAATAATGATAAACGAGTTGTAAGTAAAAAAGATAAAAAGAAAATATCTTTACCAATGATCGAAAGATTATGTACTAATTTGGATATTAAAGCATCTTTAGTATTGGAAGATGCAAGTCCAGATGTACCAAATCCAATTGGACGTACTATTACAGTAGAATTAACTGGAAAAGGAGAAGATGATTAATGATAACTCAAGCACAATTTATACGAGAGTTTAATGATCGAAATAGAGAACAGTTTAACGATGAAATCTTTAAACGTGATGAAGATGAAATCATAGCTGAAATTGAAAAAGCTATTTTATCATGTCAGAGAAGTCAGGTGTTCACTATTAAAGTAGAGAAATTTACAGTAGTAGATGACTACGATGAGATACATCGTATTCTTTATGAATATGAAGAAAGAATGCGGAAAGATGGTGAAGCTAATAAAATGAATTATATCCCAATGAAAGATTCGGATATAAAACTTTTAATTGTAGATTATTTTATTGCTGTTTACAATGAAGAAGATCCAAAAAAATCAACTGCTAAACATCGTGTGCTTATCGAAGTTCCAAGAGTAGTAGATAAATATTATTTCTATTTATTTGGCAATAGATACTCATGCTCTTATCAGATTCTGGAAAGCACTTATAATAACAGTGCAGTTAGTTCATCAAAAGTTAGTTGTGTAACATTGAAAACAATGTTCATGGCAAGTCGTATTTTTAGATTTAATATTGATGGGTCTAAAGAAATAAAGATGAAAACAACGAAAGGAGAGAGAATTAACGGAGTATTCTACCATTCAATCATTTTCAAGAAATCAGTTCAGCTTATGAAATATATCTTAGCTAGATATGGTTTATATGATTTTATGAATAGAATTAAAGTAGAATCATTGTTAGTAACAGATTATGATATTTCTGATACTGATGATAACTATTATACCGTTAAAAGACATAATCTATTTGTCTCAATCCCAAAATTCATATTTGAAAATGATCAATGTGCTCAGTCATTATTTTATGCTGTAGTCACATCTATATCAAAAGATACCACTATCAATGATATTTTTAAACGAGAGTATTGGATCTTGGAACTTGGAGAAGCTTATGGTTCTAGAACAATTGAAAAAGGATTATCTGTTCTTGAATCGTTTGAAAGTATATATGACTTATCTTCAAAAGAACATTTTCATCTTCCTGAAAAAGATAAGGAAGATATCTATAATATCATGATTTGGTTAATGCGAGAATATAAAGCACTCAGGTTAAAAGATAACTTAGATATATCTATGAAGCGTATACGTTATGCAGATTATATTGCATTATTATATGCTATGAAGATTGTAAAAGGTATTATTAGAATATCTGATAAAGGTGCTAAAGTTACAGTAAATCAGATTATCAAAGCGATAAATACTTATCCAGATTATCTGCTTAAGCAGATTACTAGAGATAGTTTGATTAACTGTTGTAATAACGTAAATGATTTAGATTCTATTATACCGTTAAAATACACATATAAAGGTGTATCTGGTTTGGGAGAAGGTGGCACATCTATACCAGATCAGTATAGACGAATTCATAAATCTCATATTGGTAGAATAGATTTGGATGCTGCATCAGCAACCGATCCAGGATTATCTGGAATGCTTTGTCCAATGGGAGATATCCATGGAGGTTCATTCTCTCAGGAATCTGAACCTAATACATGGAGAGAAGAAGTTGATGAGCTTTTAGAACAATATCGAGAATTAATCGGAATAAAAGATCTTTTAGCTTTTAGAAAAGAATTAGGTTTCGAGGAAAATGATAGAGTTTTAGCTATTGAAGATTCTATGTATACAGCTTCTAATATCTTAGGTAATATCTATGATTTAGAATCAGAAGAAGAAGCTGCTATAGAAACAGTGAAAGCTTTTTCTTATATTGATAGTATTGGAGGTACCGTATAATGGCAGATAAAGAAAAAAGATACAGATACTTTTTGTATTCCGCAGAGCAGGAAGCCCTGCGGAAAAATCTTGAAAGTAAAATGAGTAAAGAGTTTATCATTGGAGAGGTAATGGTAAATGGAGTTTGGAAACCATATACTCAGATATCAACTCAAAGTGACAATGTTGCTTATGCAGATGCTAAAGTTGTAGCAAAGGGTTATCTTGAAGATATGGAATATACTGAATGTAGTACACGGTGGAAATAGAAAGGAGAACCAATGAAAGCATTTTCAAAATTGGGTATAAATGAATGTCCTATTTGTCATGAAAGAACTTTATGTGTACATGAAACTGAAGAGTTATTATACCCATTAGATGAATCCGGTTCAGTTGTTAGAGATCTCATCTGCGATGACTCTTCAGAATACAATGTAAATATAGTTTGTTCTAATTGCGGAGAAAAGTTTGAAGCTTTGAAGCAGGGAGATAAATGGTGTATTACCGATAAGATTAAAAGATCAGCAGACCTTATCAGTTTTAACCCATTCTATCAGAAAGGAGAATAAATATGGTAAAAAAATTTAATATTGATTTTGTTTCAATCAATGGATTTTATGACTTTATTAATAATTATGATTATTTACCAAAGTCAAAAAAAGTTTTGGATATGATTGAAAAAGTAGATGTAACTGAAATAACTGTTAAAGTTAAAAGTAAAATTACTGGAAAACTGCTAAAGCATTATACAAATAAATCTAATTGTGATTTAAAAGAGATTTATGATAAAAGACAGTACAATTTGTCTATAGATAAAGAATGGGCAAATAGTGGTTATTCAGATCACATTTCAAATGTCAAAGGACAAAAGAAAGGAACTAATATCGAAGTTCTGAAAGACAATTGGAAATGGCGTAAAGATGTATCGGATAGATCATTGGATTTATCTAATATTTTGGTTTTACTATCTCTATGGGAGACAAATTGTGGTATAAGAAACGATCTAATCAAAGATTCCAAGAAATACTATAAAAGTCAGATAAAATATGATATCACAATGGAAATTGGTATCTGTTATGAAGAGAAAAAAGATAAACCATTAGAATCCAAAGAAACACAGTTCAATCCAGTTTTTGAAACTCAGCAGCTTTATGAAGCTCATTTAAAACAATATTCAGAGATGGCAAAGTCATTGCCATTTGATCATACTGACATAGAGGCAATAAAAAATATGTTAACTTCGATTATTACGATTCATAATAATGAACGAATCGAAGTTAAATATGTTGCCAAAGTTAATGATGAGTTTATTCCTATTATACATATGATACTCGAGATTGTATTTATATGTGGAAGAAAACAAATATATACAGAAATCAGAAATTCTTTTGATTCTGTAGCTCAACTTGGTGAACTTCCAAGTTGCTTTTTAATAGATACACTTGCAAAATCATGGATCGAAGACTATGAAAATATATTCAAGGATGTATTTACTACATTTAAAGAACATGCAAACAAAATATCCGATAATGTGCAAGCATTTGTAAGTTTTGTACCAAATGCCGATAGTGTTAAAATGAAAGGAGAAAAATAAATGTTTAATGAAATGGTAGAAGATATCGTATCAATTTTAACCCCTCCAGTAATTCCAATCGTTTCTAGGTATTTACCTAGAGATCTAATTGTTTTACTATGTATGAGAAAACCCGATTTAGATCCAAATCAGGAATTGTATAAGAAATTCGTTGTAAGTGCAGATGAAAAATTCATTTATATAATTTACAGCGGAGAAATTAAAAATATGGTTTTTCATGATGAATTTTATTATAAAGGAAAACCTACTGCTATTATCTTAATTAGTGAAAAAATATACAGTCAGGATTTCAATGATGCTATTGGTAATGTGACCGCTATATGTAGTATTGCCAATATATTACGTAGACATTTTTATAACATTCCAAAGATCAAAGATACTCCTATTGATTGTGTAGAGTTTTTAGCAACATTTGTAATTCCATGTGCAGTCATTTCTAGAATTTTGCTCATTGATAGTAAGGAGAAAGAAGAAGCAATAGCTAAACTTTTCAATGAGCTTAGAATTAATAATGAACCAGTATTTTCATCAGACATGGTTATGAAAATAATAAGAAACATTCAAGATGTCGGAGTTGAATTGCTTCTTGATAATAGTTATATTATTGGAGATCTTGATATGTTTTTACCGCCAAAAAATAAAGAAGAGATTAATGATGAAAGCATTCAAAAGGCATAGACCAGATTATTGCCCTATCTGTAACCAAGATAGGGCATTAGAATTATTTGATATGGACAATCACCCGGTTAGATTAACTGCAATGATAGATATGAAAAGATTAGATAATTTGACTAATCGTAAATTAAAAAATTTCAGATGTAGATTATGCAAAAAAGAATTTGAAATAGATTGGATGGTTGATTATAATATTCCATATCCTTTAGATGAAAAGATTAAACAAGAAATTTTAAAAAATAATCTAAATAATATTTAAGTGAAAAGAAAAACTTCAGATTTATTAGTTATTCAGTTTTTTACAACCCACCGTAGAGGATTAATAGTTCCTCTACGGTGTAATGTTTTATTTTTTTCTCCACATCAATATAATTATTAGAATGAGAAGAGGAATTGTAATGAAATTAAAATCAGCAATATTTCGTGGTCTTGTAGGAGTATATATGGGATCAGGATTACAAGAGATAACAATTGATTTTACTAAATGTAAAAATAGAATAATATTAATAACAGGACCAAACGGTTCTGGAAAATCTACTATAATGGATGCTTTACATCCATTACCAGATAGTCAATCTATGTATTTACCAAAAATGGAGTGTTTTAAAGAAATAGAATATATTATGAATAATGGTACCGTTTATCAGATTCATATAGATTATCCTATCAATAAATATAAAGAACGTACTACAACTAAAGCATTTATTAGAAAATTAGTTGATGGTAATTTTATAGAATTAAATGTAAATGGTAATGTGGGAACATACAAAGATGTCATTTTTAATGAATTTAAACTTGATCCTAACTTTATAGCACTAACAAAATTATCATCTGAAAATAGAGGACTCGTTGAAAAAACTCCAGCTGAACGAAAAAAATATGTTGGTAATATAATTTCTAGTACAGAAGTTTATAATAATATCTTTAAGACTTTAAATAAACGATCATCTATTTTTAATTCAATGATAAATTCTATTGTTGCTAAAATAGATTCTATTGGTAATGAAGATAGTATAAAAGGCACATTAGTAAATTTAGAAGAACGTATAAAAACTCTAAATGAAAATAGAGAATTGCTATATAAAAATTTATCAGATGCAGAAGCTATAGTTAAATTGTCAGATCCAAATGGAGATATTCAGGCTAAATATTTAAAAGTATATAGCGAGAATCAATCTATAATGGAGCAGATAGGAATACTAGAAATGTTTATCAGCAAAATAAAAGATAAAGATTACTATCTGTCCGTTAAAGATAAAGAAACTTGTTTAAATACATCTGATGAATTAAAAACTGAATTGATGGATATAGATATAAAAATAGAAACTAAAAAAGAATATATAAAAAATATATTTGTTTCTAGAGAAGAAGATGCATTGATGTTGAAACGTAAAGAAGAACGTTTATCTTCTTTAAATTCCGAATACAATTATAATGTATTAAAAGAAGAAATTAATACATTAGAAAATAATATAACTAAATATCTAGATGCATTACATTCTGTTGGGTTATCAGAAAATTCGTTAATAAGTAAAGATGAATTTATATCTGGAATGAATATCATAAAATCCATTCAAGATCAGATAAGTGTTATCAGATCTTATTCGTATGAAAAAGATATAGAATCAGCTGTAAAATTTATAAAAGAAAATTATAATATAATAGATGCCAGAAATGATCTTCAAGATAAATTACATTTAATGGAAAATAGATTATCTGATGTGAAAACAGAAATTATTAAATTTTCTAATTTGAAAGATTTAACAGAAGTTTTAACCAATAGACCTTCTGAATGTACAATAGATTCTTGTGGTTTTATCAAGAATGCATTAGGTGCAGTAGAACAAGATCCTGATTCTAATTTATATAGATTAGGAAATGAACAGAGAAATCTAGAAAAAGAAATAGAATTTATAACTGATAATATAACCGAACTTGACCAGATATCTAAAACCATTTCAGATATAAATGTGATTATAAGATCAGCTCAATCAGGTAATTCTATTTTAAATAAAATACCATATGGTAATGAATTTTCTAGTTTAGATAATATTTTATCAATGATAAAATCTGGTGGTCAATTTGAAAGATTTAATGATTTGTATTCATTTTTAGATTGTGTAAATATTTTAGAAATGTATAAGTGTGATAATGAGAAATTAATCAAACTTAAAGCTGAATCTAAAATATATGAAACTAAACATGGTCTAATAGATGAACTTACTAATGACATTAATGAATTAGTGGAAAAATTAAAAAATGTAGAAAATCTTATTATCGATACAAATAAAGAGATTAAACAGATGGAAGGTATAAGGAATTCTAAATTTTCATTATCTAGTGTAGTAAATGATATATTGGAGAAGTATACAATACTAGAAGAATTAAAGAAACAAAAAGCAGAGAATGATGCCATTCTTCTATCCATAGATACAACGATGGCTAATATCGAAAATGCTATAAAAAATATAAATTCTATAAATGAAGAATTAAAACGAATAGATGATGAAATAAAACCTTTAAAAGAAGAATTAGACAAAACCAAATATTCTTTAGATAGATTACAAGAATATAATGATGAATTAAGTATGTATAGAACTAAATATGATTTAGTAGAACTCATTAAAAAATATTCATCACCTACAAGAGATGGTATTCAAAATCTATTTATTGAAGTATATATGGGACAAACTTTAAATGTAGCTAATAGTTTATTGCAGATGCTATTCAATGGTGAATTAAGTTTATTGAAATATATTATAAATGATAAAGAATTTAAAATACCGTGTCGTAATTCTGAGTCTGTATTAACTATAGATGATATTAGTTCTTGCTCAACAGCACAGAAATGTATGATAAGTACAACATTATCTGTAGCTTTATTACAACAGTCATCTCCAATATATAATATACTACAATTGGATGAAATGGATGGGGGATTAGATGCTTATAATCGATCTAAATTTCCAGAATTTTTAGAACAAGTTATGAGCATATTGGATATGGAAATGTGTATCATGGTATCACATGCATCTGAATCTGTTTTGTCTAATACAGATATTATTTGTCTTGGTGCAGTTGGAAATGAACTTCCAAATGGAAATATTATATTTACTTATAACGATGAACAAAATAAACGAGTATGCGACTAAGCATACTCGTTATTGTTTGATTTAATATACATCCGATAATCGTTCTCCTACTTCGATTACAGGATAAGTCTCATTTAAATTAAGATTTCTTGCAATATGATTCTGTAAATCAATTACTGTATCGTCCATAAACATCATATCTCTTTTATCTACATTAGGAATTATTTCACCAGTAGCAATATTCATAACTTCAAATCTTTTAGAATTTGTAGTATTATCATATATAACTACCTGCTGTACATTTGGATCTGATTCGTACATAGATAATCTCTGAGCTGGAGTCATATTGTTTAGGAAATTATTATACCCAGCTTCTTCATCACCACCTAAAGTCTGAGTAACTGCACCTGTTATTGCTGGACTATAGGTTAACTGATTTACAGAAGGTCCTAAAGACATACCTGAATTCATATCTGTAGGCATTGAAATAAATGCACTGTACATATCCATTACTGCTTTATCAGTATTCTCTTCACCCTGCTGAGCATGAAGTTCTTTAGCACGTTTAAGTTCAAGTTCATTACATTTGGAAATAGAATTATTAATTTCCCTCAATGCACTAATCTTGTTTCCAATATACTGACCCATAGTTCCGTGAATATCTGAAAGGTATTCATATTTTCGTTTAAGAGTTTTACTTGCTCTTATATATGAAACATCTTGCTGCATTTCGGATAAACCAGCATCTAATTGCATTATAGAAGCTTTAAGCATATTTGTTGTTTCTTCGTATGCTTTAGAATAAGGCTCCTCTCCAGATGAAGATTCGGACTTATTTACATTACCTTCGGTAACAATTCCATCAATGTTAGTTTTCTTTTTTCTACCTCTTTTTGGTTTTTCATCTACAGTTCCTACATCTTCTCTGTTAGTTGGAATTGTAATTTTGTTATTCATAATATAACTAAAATCAGGACCAAAAGAATGACTAGGTTCTGCAGATAAGGTATTAGTATTTTCTTTTTTAGGAAGATCCACTGATGGCATTTTCTTATTAGCCGTTGTATTATCGTAAGAAAATGCTTTCTGATACATAATATCCATATCATTTTCTCCTTTCATTTATAAGAATTACTTTAATGTATTCAGTATCTAATTTAAGATTTTTATAGATAAAAACAGTATCAAAAACATCTTAATAAATACCAAATAAGCCTAAATAGGACAAGTTAGGAGAATCGTGATGAAAATTAAAAATGAACGAGTTATAATAACTAAAGAAAATGGAGAGAAATGCATTATCAGAAAAAATAATTATGTAGAAATTTATTATGATTTCGGAAACAAAAAGATAGATTCAAATGGTAAACTTATAAAAGGTACTTATGAAGTTATTACCGGAACTATTTTAGATATTAAAAAAGATAGGATTATATTACTGACAACAGATATAAGTAGACCGCATTATACTTTTGAAATGTCAGTAAGATTTAATAATATAATTTCAATCTATAATACAAAATTACAAAAATAAAGGAGAAATACATCATGCAACAAAATAATTCTTTATTACCAGATTATCCTGAGGGATCTGATTTAACTTTTTTAAATAGTTTTTATAGATATCCTAAAAAACAAGAAGACGGAAAATATAGCAAAGATTATAGTGTTATACTTTTTAAAGATAATAAAACAGGTGTTAAACAACATCGTATATTAGAATCGCCCGAATATCAATATTATATTGCAAATGATGATATTCGTATAGATCATAATTTATTATTTATTGAAAAAGAAAATGTTCATAAAGTAACAACTCCATATAATAAATTATTGAAATCTATAGCACAGAATACTGGAAATGAAGATTTCTTTAATCAGAATATCATTTCAGGTAATAGGAGAGCAAATGAAGAATTACATACACTTTATAATGTATTTAATTCTGATACAAATATAGATGACCACCTCAGAGCAAGATTTGATAAAGAATATACAAATGAAACAATTCCAATTTCAAAAGCATATTTCGATATCGAGGTTGATACTAAATTTATGAAAGGTGATTTCCCGGAAATGGGTGAATGTCCTATAAATGCAGTATCGTATATTTACAATGGAACAGTCCATTCATTCCTACTACGTGATTCTAATAATCCTCTTATAGAAGAATTTGAGAAATCAATCAATGCTGATTTATTTCAAGAATTACATCAGTTTGTTATTAACGCTGTAGGTGGAATTGAAAAAGCTAAAAAATACCATATTGATCAATTATCATATGAGTTTTCATTTTTTGATGAGGAAATAGCTTTAATTCAAAATTTATTTATGTTGATCAATAAACAAGAACCTGATTTCTTGTTAGCATGGAACATGGCATTCGATATTCCATATATTATTGAAAGATTATATCAATTAGGATATGATCCAAAAGATATTTTATGTCATCCATCTTTTAATGATGCACATAGAGTAGCTGAATATTTTATTGATAATGATCATTTCATGGATTATGCAGAACGTGGAGATAAATATACAATTTCTTCTCATACAGTATATTTAGATCAGTTGATTCATTTTGCTTCTAGAAGAAAAGGTCAAAAAGCATTTCCTGATTATAAACTTGACACGGCGGGTTTAATTATAGCTGGTGTAAGAAAGTTAGATTATAGCCATATTACTACAAATATCTCAATGCTTCCATATTTAGATTATAAAACATTTGTCTTTTATAATATTATGGATACCATTGTACAATTATGTATTGAAGAGGAGGTTAATGACATTGACTATGTATTTAGTAAATGTCTCATGAATAATACTAGATATGAGAAATGCCATCGACAAACAGTGTACTTATGTAATAGAGCAGCAAAATCATTTTACGATGATGGGTTTATAATTGGAAATAACCCTAATAGACATACTGAATCTAAAAAATTTGCAGGTGCTTTAGTCGGAAATCCTTTGAATAATAGTGATTATTCAAAATTAAAACAAGATGGACAAATCTATAATATTGTAGATAATTCTAATGACTTTGATTTTAAATCACTATATCCGAGTGATGATAGACAATATAATATGGCACCTAATACACAAATTGGAAAGATTCTTATTGATGATCAAGTTCATGAATTAGAAAATCCATTTAACTTTGAATATTATGACAGAGGTGGACAATATTTAGAAGATTTTACTTCAGAGAATTATATTTCATTCTGTCATAGATGGTTACATTATGCTAACTTTAGAGAATTTATGGAAGATATGTATTATTATTTTGCTAATATAGAATGTATTAGATATGATCAACCGTATACAAATGCATTTATTAAATTTGGTGAAAATGCTAAATTAGATGCATTTAGTATTAATGAAACTAATAATGCATTTTCAGTATATCCAGATAGTTTAGACTATGGATTGTATTTAGATAAAATTAATTATGGAGGATAAGAAATGAATCCAGATATTATAAAAATGGCTAAATCTATGAAAAGAGATTTCATAGAAATTACAAATAATTATATTTGCGGATTAGATAGATCTTTATCATTATTTAGTATAATTTATCAAGGAAGTGATGATGAATGTTATTATGGTGATATTGGATCTTTGGTAAAAGAAACACCATTAGAATTAGAGGATATCATCGAAATAGAAAAGGTTAAACCATATTTAAACTCATATAAAAGTATTTGTATGAATATTTCTAATCATTCTGAACCATTATTAGAGATTTTAGATTTAAAAGAAATAAATGGTTTTAATGAAGTAAATAGTCTAAAAAATCAAGATGGAGCATTACCTCTTAAAATTGAAGAGGATATGAAAAAGTATATACTTTATACTTTTTCATCAATACATCCATTAAATAAATCAGATGAAATTTCTCTTAGAATATTTCCATATGATAATATTTCTTTTTTATGTGAGTTTATTATAAATAAGAAAAAATATCAAATACATGAATTTATAAGGTATCGCTATATTTAGCGATACCTTTTTTCCGTGTATATTTGATAGTCGAAACATTAGATTAATGTGTAATTAAAGTAAAGGAGGTTCAAAATGGCAGGAGTTAGACAAACTAAAAGAAAATCAAGAACCACATTTTCAAACAATTTACCTATAAATACGAAAAGTGTTAATGGATGGATAGAAAAAATAAATACTAGTATGGATACACTATACAATGATACATATTTATCCAGTAGAACAAATATGTCGGATTTGGAAAATATATCTGGAGAAATAGAAGATGATATTGACTCAATTATTAAGAGAAATTCTGAATTTGATATATCTAATATTGGTAAATTGTATAGTAGAATGATGTTAAAAAATGCTACCAGTGATACCAAAGTTGCAAAAGATATTGAAGAGGCTTTGACTGATACGGATATGAGTGCAGTATTAACTTCATATATGTCTAATAAATGGATTAAAGATTTGGATAATGAAATTGATACTGTATTAAAATACTGTACAAAGATGGCTGAAGCATTGGATTTATTACGTGATGCTGTTATAGCCGCAGACAGTACCAACAAAGATAGTATTATAGTAAGAGACGCTGATACGAATAATAATTTAGCTATCTTTGATGAAAGAACGCAAGCTATTGCTAAAAAATATAATATGAATACTCGTCGTATTAAATGGTATGATAATGCTTCTCGTTATGGAGAACAGTACGTATATTGTGTTCCATATAATAAAGTATTTACAAAAATGCTTAAGAAAAAAGAACAAAGTTCCTTATCTAGTATTCCAGTAATAGAAAATGGTACTTTGAATAGAGATTTGAATTTAAACGATATTGTATTATCAAATGATTTTAAAGGAAAAAATTTTAAAATTGAGATAGATACCGGACGAAAATTACAATCTGCTATAGATGAAGCTAGTTGTGTAGATAAAGCATTTCAGAAAAACTTAGGTAGAAGTTTAAATGAACAATTTATTCACGAAGATAACATAACTAAGAAAAATAAACTAGATAAAACTATTGATGATGATAATTTAGAACTTCCTGAAGGATTTGACAATATAACTTCGGATGGAATAGTTGGTGTAAATTATCGAAAAAACAATAGAAAAATTAAGGTAGATGTTAAAGGTGGTATTTTAAAAGATCTTAAACATGAAAATCTTATACCAATATATTTTGATGATGTATGTGTAGGATATACTTATTTTGAATTTAATAATGGTGAAGGTCACAATTTTTACAATAATGTATTAGATACTTATGGAAAAGGTTATCAAACATCTGATACAAATAAAGGTTTAACAGAAACCATTGCAAATGGAATGAATAATGCAAATGCTGATATGCTTTTGAAAAAAATATCTGGTACTCTATCTTCAAAGATAGATGCGGAATTTATCAATGCTAATCAAGATTTATCTAAAGAAATCTATGCGATATTAAAACACAATAATGTATTTAATTCAATTGATAGTGCTAATGATGGTCCTGAAGCTGTAAGGGTTTCATTCCTTCCAGTTGAAGATGTTCATCGTTTATGCTTTAACGAAGATGAAGATACTCATAGAGGTATTTCAGATGTAGCTAAAGGATTAATTCCAGCAAAACTATTTTCTTGTTTGTATATTACTAATGCAACTGGTATTCTTACAAGAGGACAAGATAAAAGAGTTTATTATGTAAAGCAAACTGTAGAAACAAATATTGCACAGACCATGCTTAACGTAATTAATCAGATCAAAAAATCTAATTTTAATATTAGACAAATAGAGAATATGAATAATATTCTTAATATAACAGGACGTTTTAATGATTATATCATTCCAGTTGGTCCAAGTGGAGATAGTCCTGTTCAGTTTGAAGTTATGCCTGGACAGCAGTTTGAGATCAATAGTGATCTATATAATATGCTTGAAGAAATGGCAGTTAATAGTACCGGTATACCAATAGAGCTAGTTCAATCTAGACTCTCTCCGGATTTTGCTACTCAGTTTACTTCTTCATCTATCAAGGTTCTGAGAATGGTTTATACTCGTCAAGGTATATATGAAGAGTTTGAGCAAGATATTTGGACAAAATTATACAACTATGATTATCCAGATGAGAATATAACTATAGAGTGTGAATTACCACCTCCTATATTCTTAAGTATGACCAATACAAGTCAGTTGATCGCAAATACAAAAGAATATGTAATGCAAATAGCTGAATATGAGTATGAAGGAGAACAAGGCGATAATGTAGATGCAGAAAAAGCATTATTTATCAAAAAGATGATGAGTTCTATTTTATCATCTTATGTAAGAAGTAGAGATGTTGAACGATATAAGCAATCTGCAAAGATGGAAGTTTCAAAAACAATATCAAATGAAAATCAATAAAAAATAGAGGATAGGGATTTCCCTATCCTCTTTATATTATGAATTATTTGGTTTAATAACTCTAGCTTTATCACCGTACGGTTCATTTGTATTAGCATCAGAAACTGCCTGATATAAATAACCTTTCTTCTGATTTCCATTAGCGTCAACGCCTCCGGATCTAGAATCAAGATAAACAATATCATCAGATGAATTGATGCTATTTGTTGCTACGTATCTAGAATCATTCTGTCCATTAAGTTTGCCCATGTAATTAGCTACAGCATGAGATTCATTGATATAAGCTAAACATCTAAGTCCAAGCTCATCAACATCTTCACCGTCGATTACAAAGCACTGCCATGGTACAGTAATCTCTTTCTTATCGATATCACCCTTAGTACTGTTAAGGATCGATGTCTCTGCTTTAGAAGGCCAAGCATTTGCTAATAAATAAGCCTTCTCCAAACCAAGCATTGTATTATCTGTTACCATATATAACAGAGTAAATACTTCGTTCTCAAAACCACCTGCAATTGTACCTGATGCAATTAAACCATGGTAAGTTTTAGCCTGTGTTCTAGGATCTTTGATGCCTGTTAAATAATAATCAATGAATTTGGTAATAGCCAGACCAGATCTTTCCGTAAACGTCATAGAAATTTCAGTTGCAGACTGCTGGTTAACTTTACCAATTGTATTCAGGGAATTAATACCATCCTCAAATGTAAGGTTATCTGCCTGAATATCTTCGATTCCATCTAATCCTCGGAATTCATATTCAATAATCCAGCAGAAAAGATCTAATAAATCTTTTCCTGGACTAAGTTTTACCCACTCAGGTTTGCTTAAAACCCTAAGATATGAATATCCAGATTCAAATAAATTAAACATTTTAGCATTGCTATAATCTATAACACCACGCATACTTGCGTACTGTGCTTTTGATAAAGTACCTTTAGTATATCTACTGGTACTTGTATAACCTGCATTGTTCATATACTAATCTACCTCCTTAATTTATTGTGCAGATGACAAAGTCTTCTGCCTGTACATAATCGTAGAATGAAAGATAAATAGTTGCATTGAAGATCTTGTTTGCTAACTGCACTTCATCTGCAGTCCATTCAAATTCACAGGATTTAAAGTTGCTTTTATGTCTGTCAATAACTGCCTGGACATCGTCAGCATATCTTTTTAATCCTTCAGTCTGATAGATAAATGAATATCTATTCTGTGGGCATGTTGTTCTAATATCTCTCATAAGATCCTGTGCTGCTAGGATATTGTTAATATGGGTACACTGAGTATCTCTTTCCTGTGAAGTTAACTGCAGTTCAACAGTGAAGACATTATTAACATAGGAAGCATAGTTGAGTCTATTATCCATTAATAAAGTCTTCTGATCTACCTTAGGTGTCTCCATAGGAATGAAATTGATTGTGCCCTCAATAGCTTCAGGAATAGTGATATTATATAACAGTCCAGCAAATGGAGCGTTAGTGTAATTATTTAAATGATTTACAATTAAACGTGCTAAAGAGTAACCAATTGTTACATTGATCTGACGTTTTGTAAATTTATCAATTACATCATAAGACTGACAATAGTTTGCAGCAAACTTTGTTTCTGGTAAACTATCAGCTGCAATTATAATTGCATCATAGCTGTTATTATCCAATCCTAAATCTCGTAAGAATACAAAATCTTCTCTATATTTTACAAGTTCGGTGATAGCCTGTTTTACTTCAATAGGATAGTTTGCATCAATACAAGCTGCAATTTTATAGCGATCACGATCATAGATAACTGGATCACTTGTTCCATTGTAAAACTCAACAGTTTTTGTTGTATACTCATCTGTACCGAATGGAGCATCACCAAAAGCACCATTAGATCCAGATAATAATGGAAGACCATAATCTGCAGCAAGATCATATCCAGTATCATCAATTGTAATCTGAGCAATTTTCTTTCCTCGGAAATCACAACCAAATAAAATATCGATAGAATCTAATTCATCCTCTTCAATTCCAGAAAACTCTGCAACCTTAGCATGGAATGCTGAATAAGAATCTGCAACTGCGGCTTTAACCTGTAACAAATTTTTTGAAGTTAAAGATAAAGAATAACTCTTTCCAAGATAGATTGTATCTGGATTTGCTGAGAATCTTGCATACTCATAATCAAATCCAACTTCTCCAAGATATGTAAGCGTATACATAGCAAACTTTGTATTTTTACTGATGGAATAATCAATATTAAAGTTTACTCTCTTAGAACTTACGCCTCTACCATTATCAGTTACAATAAATAACGGATACTTGAAGGTATTAGGATCTGTTTTACCTTCATCTACTAATTCTTTAGTTTTTTCAACTACATCATCGATCGTCTGAGCATTTTCAATTGATGCTAAATCATATTTGATTGAGCATGTATTAATCATAGCTCTTTCATTAGCTTCTCCACCATCACTCTGAGCCTTGTCAGTTTCTTGCTGAGTATCTTTGTCAATATAAACAGGATTTCCTGTTTTCTGATCTATCTTAGGCGTCTGTACTTTTGTTAAAGAAGCAACTACAACCATATTAGCTAATGTTGCATCGTCAGCAACAATACGTTTAATCAGGAGTTCCGCCCCAGCATCAATAGCATTAGCTGCCTGAACAGCCGGTTGACCATGTCTAGCAAATGAAATATCATTACCAAACAGCTTATAAAATTTTTCTCCATAAACGGTCACAATATCTTCAGGACCTTTATCAAAACTTGAGGAAGTTAAGAGTAGCGGTCTTGGTACTGATTCTTCTACAGTACTAGATGTATAACCACTAAGATCCTTCCAAGTAAAAGATGTTCCTGGTTTTTTCATTATATTTCCTCCTTTATAAAATAAAGTTTATATCATACATTTTATGAAATGTAATTTACTCATATGTTATTAGAGGGTCCTGTATCCGGCTCAGTATGCAGTCTTAAGCAAAAAAATACCCTAGATAGATTTTTCTATCTAGGGTCAAATTTTTATTTTATATCTCCAGTCATAATACCTTCCATAGGAGTTGATATTATATTTTTTTCATCAATAATAGCAGCATTGACAATTGCCTCATCCCAGTTTTCACTGGTAATTGATGTAAATGGTGAAACTGTTTTTGGTATTTCTTTGATAGAAATTGGAATATATCCAGTACTATCTTTATCTAAAGATTTGGATAATCTAAATGGTTTAGAAATATCATGAGGATCTCTACACTGTTCTGATACAATTATACCAAACTGTTGCTGATTAAGACCAAATGAATTACCATTTAATTCCATTGATTCTGGATAATATTCATCTAACTTTTCATAAGGTATTCCTTGAGGAATCTTTCCAGTGTTTATGAAAATGCTAAAGAATTCTTCTGTATTGCTTAATTCTTCTGGTACTTCTATAGAAGTAATTATCTGATCAATTTTATTATTTTCATAATAGAGAATTCTATAATTATCAGCTTTAAGATTTGGAAATAGTTTAAAGTTTTTAACTTTTTCAACTTTTCCGGGTTTTGTTCCTATAAGAGAAGGATAGAAAAATCTTTTTACTTTTTTAGTCATGTCTTCCGGCTTTTTAAACATGCTATAATTTAATACTCCGATAGTATAAATAATATCTCCTTCATATATAGCATGATTTCTTTCAAAAAATATTTCCGGAATAAAAAATACGAATTGACCTTCGCCGTTATAATATACAGAATTATCTTCTAATCGTAAATAACTTGGTATATTTTCATTCATTTATTTTATCTCCTTTACTCCTGTTAAAGTCGTAGATGATATAACTTCTTTAGGTTTTTCCTCTTTATTGATATATTCAAACATAGCTTTTATCTCTTTTGGATCATCGTTTTCGTATACATAATCGATGTCATTAATATCATAGATATTAGATACTGGAATTTCTACCACTTTAGATTCAAATTTGGTAGAACAATCTAATTTAATAGCATTGAGAAAATATCTATTATCGTTTCCTTGTACTAATATAAAATCTTTAACAATTCCTCTATCTATATGATGTATAATATCATTTACACCTGGTTCTAATATATCATCTCTATATTTAACTGATAAAATTGATGCTTTATCTCCTACTTTTAAAGTAACATTTTTTGGTTCTTTATTGATCATATTTTTCATTTTAATTGTATAGCATAAAATAAACGTATAACCATCATATTCGTAACGATTCATTATATTCCTCCTTTAATAATTTAATTATTTGTTGAACTTAAACAGTTTTTATTATATGATCATTACAAATCATCGAATAAATCATCGAATTTGGAGTTTTTAAATCTTTGGTATTAAATAATTTATCTCTTTTAGTACATTCATAAGATAAATCTTTCAAGACAATATCTTTAAATTCAAAATCATGTTCATCATTATTACATAATTTAATACCAATTATCTTATCGAACCTAACCATTATCTCTGAAATACATTCTTCATTATTAAAGGATTGATCCAATACTAACCTCATAGCAGTAGGTACACAAGTTAAATTACAATCTAAAACTCTACCAGTATCTGAACAATAATAAAATGTGCCCTTATAGTCAGATGATTCTCTGTATTGATAATATTCAATATTGATAATATCATTAGTCTTAAATTTAAATTGATCGTTACAATCTAAAAGCTGTATTCCTTTAATATCTTTAATGCTTCCATATATATCATCCATTGAATTTATACGGATTCCATTAATAATTATCATGGAGTATGGATAAACTTCATTATCTATCTCGATATGTTCTTTCTTTATTATTACTTTAGAAATCTTTTTATAATATATTTCAGAGCAATCAATTTCCAATAAACCAATATCTTCATCTTTATTTCTTAATATTTTTATATCTTTTATCATACCTTCTATCAAAGTATCCATTCGATTAGATGGATTATCATGTATAATAGATATTTTGGTATTAATAGGTATAATCAAATTAGTATCAGTCTCATCTGTAAGTATCAACCATTTATCAGTTGTAATTTTATTTTTTATTATTTGATCATTTTCTTTAACTAGATCAAAATTATCTATACCACGTTTTTTAAATTTTTCTTTTATCGATTCAAACATTCAAGTTCCACCTTTCTTAAGAAGAATATCCCATTGTAGAAAATACAATGGGATAAAATTATTATTTATTCTCTCTTTTAATTCTAATCTCTTCAAAGAATTTATTAAGATTAGCTTTAAATCCTTCATAGAATTCTGTATCGCTATCATTTAAACCATCTACTTTTTTGTAAATGTCAAGACTAGCGATATTAAATACCACATAATACATGAATGTATGATCCCAAATATTTTCTGGATTCATATTTTTCATTTCAGTATATTTAAGGAATATTGCAATAAATGTAAGAATATCTTTCATATCGATATCTTTATCAAGATTTCTATCTAAGATAGGAGCAAGCATTGCTACATCACGAATTACCCATTTTGATTTACGATATTTATCATTAAAGGTAAAGTAATGTTTCTGAATTTTTTCCACATCGATACTTTTGATTTTAGGTTTACCTTTACAATATGAATTAAACATATCCTCTAATGTGTATGCCTGTTTATAAGCATCTGATACTTTTAATAAAATATCAGCTTTTTGTGGATCTTCTGCTTTTGAGGCTAATAAAGGCATCTGTTCTAGCATTATTTTATGCTGCTGTGATCTACTGGTATTAAACATTTCTCCTAATTCTTTAGTCATATAGTTTTTAATACTATTCTGCATATCTACAACAGTATTTTCCATCTGATCACTGATAAGCTGCATTTGAATATTATCAATTAAAGCTTCAGCCATTTGATTTTTGATCTCTTTATTTCCCATATATGCTCCACCACCTTCTGATGAAATAGTCTGAGCAATACGGGTTTTAAATACATCTGGTAAATCTGAATAATAGATTTTATCACCTTTTTCTTTACGTTTAACTAAATCTGTTAAGACCTGTACATTAGCAATATTAAGATCGGAATCTTTGAGATCATAAGTTTTCTGCATTACTTTCATGACATTCTGAGGATCACTCATCTTTTTGTCAATATCTTCCATTGTAGCAGCAGAAATTAAATCACATTCAAGTTCTGGATCAACATAACCTACGATATTACCATGCTCATCTACTCGAGCATACTGTGTTTTTTCTTCCTCTTCTTCTAATAATTCTTCCGGAATGTTTCCTTTCTCAATCTCTCTTAAAGCTTCGAGATCAGGATGAAGATTTTCTTCCATTGTTTTTGCTATACTATTTACCTGTTCATCTGTTAATTGTGTCATATTTTATTCTCCTTTATTTTCATTTATTATATCACGTCCTTTATTAATCAAATCAGAACGCATATTGAACAAATCAATTTCTGTCATTGTACCGCTTTTAATTCCTAGATCTTTAAAAGCGTTTTCTAATGCTGTTTCACACATAGATGTGTAGCATTTATTTTCATCTAATTCACCAAATTGTATAATCATATCGATTAGAGTAATCTTAAGTTTGTTTTCTCTATATTTATAATTACGTTCAGCATCAATATAGATATGACAAGCATCAGGAATCTTTTTATCTCCAATATTATATATTCTAAATTCTGGTTCTTTTCGTTCTTCTTCTGTTTCATAAAAGATCGTTTTATCATTAATCATAGCATGAATAACCATATTTTCCATGAAACAAATATCAAGACCTTTAGTATCAATAACGTATACAAAATCTACCTCTGATACTATTTTAAAAAATAATTCCGCAGATTTCTTACTAGAATAATCTGCATATGTAATATAGATATTTTCCATATCACATAATTTGTTGAATGATAGGTATCTAGAAAATGCAATATCTGCAATTTCAAAATCTAGTGGTGCTAATATAATACCTCTGCGTAAATCTTTTATATCTGTTGACATTATAAGTATCCTCTCTTATGATATTATACTTGGATCTATTGTAGTTGGAGGTTGTAACTGTAATCTTATACTGGTGATCATTTCTGGAAAATGCATATTCAAAAATGATACATAAAAACTCTTATAAAATCCTCCATTATCTATAATAGATGAATTCAGCATAGATGCTAAATTTTTATCGTTTTCAAATACGATATTAATGATATCTTCTAAAGATATATCAAACCCTCTTATATTTTCTAATACAATATCTAAATTAGAATGAATAACCGAAAGTTTATTAGATCCTCCTTTATAAATTTTCTTACTATAAGAAGTAGAAGAATTTTTATTTTTATCTATAGATTCGATCATTTCAATTATATTAGTTTTCTCTTTAATTATATATCTTGTGAAGAAAGCAATAATATAATCTGAAAAATCAGAAATCAAAAATTGATATAAATAAAAAGCTAATGTGAATATATCTGTTCCTGGATCAATATCATATGATAAATTATGGGAAATACAGATCTTATCTATAATAGCTCTATATAAATTATCTCTATTTTCTCTAAATTCTTTATTATAATCTGGATACTGCTCTAAATACTGACGAAACATCATTTCATATCCATTTATAATATTTGCTTTTGCTATTGCCGGTGAATAATAAACTGATTTATTCTGTAAAATAAAATCAATAGTATCGAATGCCATTTCTGGCGAAAAATGTGATAATATACTAGAAATTTCACTATCGGAAATAATATTATATTCCGAGTTTAAAAACTGAGATGTCATTAACATTCTCCTTTCATTCTTCATTATTTTATTAATAAGTTGAAGTGTGTATAAGATTATAAAAATAGAAGTGCCCATAAACAGGGCACTTCCAAATATTTATCGTATATTTTTTATAGCATCGAATTGTTTTTGAAGTTTATTTTCTTTAACTTCTTGATCATAAAATAATGAATTAGGTAATGTTGTCATCATAGAGAACCCTTCAAGATCTTCTACGCTCTCATGATTCATTTTAGCGTAAGCTTCTCTTCCCATAGGAGTTTGTAAAATTTTTCTTAAAGCATCTGCATCTTCTTTTCTTTGCTGCTCTTTCCATTCCTGGAAACTAATTGTACTATTAGATGCTAAATACTCTAATTGCTCTTTTACAGTATCTTCATCATTAGAAAGATTAATAGCTTCTACTATATCACTATGGTGTTCTTCTAATTTACCTTCAATTTCTTCTTCATTATCGGTAGTTATTTGTCTAATTTCAATACCGAAGTTTTCCATAAGGTTTTTACCTTCGTACCATACATATAAAGCCATCAATAATGAGAATATCTGGTCGTCGTGAGCATTTGAAGCATGTTCTATTCTACCATTTTTCTTAACCTCTAATGTGTTAAGTTCATTATAAATAATTGGAGCTATAAATTTACCTTTATGGTTTTCCATTCTATCTCGTAAAATTTCCATAAGAAGTTCACGAGATGTTTTAGTCTCATCAAAGCCATATACTTTAATTTTCTTAGATTTCTTGACGGTATTCATACCATCAAAACGTTCTTCTATAACTCTATCTTTTATTTCATAATAAAGATTACGTTTTATTTTAGTTTTGATTAACTGTTGAAGAACCGAAGCTCCAAAACCACCATTTCGCTCAACGTTTACAATAGCATTAGGCATATATTTTACAACTAATTCATATATGATTTTTGCTAAATCATTTGTAGGAATAAAGTTGCAGTTAAAAGTACCCATTACATTTGTAGTTCTACTATCAATAACAGTAATGGCTGATGAGTCTTTACTAAATCCTCCAGAAACATCGACTCCAATTATAGGAGGGAAACGTCTCATATCAGATTGTGACCAAACGTCCAAATAATAAGGTGATGCATTTCCACCTAAATGTAATTTATATATAGGTTCATCTTTAGTAAGGGATTTAACAATATCAAGATCTTGAGAGGTGAATGGACTATTATTAGACATGGTTGCCCATTCAAGAAGAACTTCTCGTCTAATAGCAGGCCAATCTTTATTAAGGTCTTTAACCATTTCTTTGAAGTAGTCTTCACCTTTACCAAGCTGTCTATATGTAAATCTAATATAGAAGAAGTTAGAATTATTATTAGCTTGACGTAATTTTTCAAGATCTTCAAAACTCCAATCATAAAATTCTTCTCTAAATGGCGTAGCATTATCTTTCATATCAAATGCATAAGTTCCTTCTGGCGTGGTCAGATCACCAGGGGTAGTTGTAATAAGAATACCGTACGGTTTTCCATTTGCTTTTGCATTCTGAGATGCTGTTTTATATGCAGGTGTTGCAGCAAGATAAATGATATCATTGTAAGCAATAAATGCAAACTCGTCATACCAATGTATAGGCATAGTACAACCACGACCAAGTCCATTAGCATTAGCTTTACTACGAGCACCAGGTTTAGTAGTAATTTTATTTTGATTTCGTGGATGTGATAATGTTTCTACATTACTAGTAGCTCTAAGTTTCTTGCCACCATACATCGAGAAATCTTCTGACATTTGTAAGTAAGAAGGTAATGTATCTCTTAAAGCTTTTAATCTTCGTAAGTTCATCTTAGAGTCATCATGTTTCTTATTCATAAACATGATTTCAGTATTAGTTGTTTTAAAGTTAAATACCCATAAATACCAACATAACGCTGAAGTGGTTTTGCCGAACTGACGAGGAAGTTCAAGAAACATATTCCAGTTATTACAAAATCCAAACATTAATGCTAGATTGCCACGATCAAGTTTAAATCTAACACCTCCACCTACAGCTCCACCCTGATCTGGGATTCTTATAATTTCTCTGAGAAAATACCAAGGATTTATCATACATTCTCTAAGGACTCTTAAAGCCATTTCTCTTGGTAAATTCGGATCTCTTGGATCTATACCGGCTAAGCCGGTATCATATAATACTAGAAAGAATTTATTATTTTTAATACCATGTAATTTTAACCAATAATGCATGTCTAAAAAACTTTGGTTATTGGTTGTCATCTGATAACTGACTTTCAATGGTACCACATTTTCTCTAGTTACCAATGTTCATTCTCCTTTCCGTTCTTTTCATTACAATTACTTTTTTGTTGAATGGAAAGGCGATATAAAGGCAAAAAATAAAGGGTATAAGAATTTCTTCCTATACCCTAAGTTTTAAATTTTTGAAAATACTTTTTGTGGAATTGCTAATACTTCATCCACTGTTTTTGTGTCTAATTGACTAAATGCTTTCTCAATAACATCACGATCTGATTTTATATCAGATGTCGGAGTTTCAATACTCATCAGATTTTGTGGCTGTTCCATAAAGAATAAGTCTAATGTAGATGCTTTAACTTTCTTAAAACTCATCGGATAATATAAAGCTTTTGGCTGTTTTTGATATTCCAATGACACAGTAATAGATGGATTATTCGTTAATGCTTCATTTAACGTAAGCATCTGATAAGTTTCATTTGGAATAGTCCAATCTGGTTTGTCTAATACATCTTCACTATTTCTTATTTGATTAGAAACAATGATTTCAGCATGTACTGCATCTAATGAGATACCACCTTCAATGATAGATTGTAAGAAGTTCATTACAAAATCTTCTTTTGTATTGTTACCATGAACTTCATTGGCTCTGTTTATAGTTGTTTTAATATTTTCTAGAGTTTTTGATAACTCATTATTATTGATGTGTACCAAGAAGATACAACTATCTCTTATAGAATCAAATGGAATTACATATGATTCTGCAGATGGATCTTTAGAAACGATACTCTGCAATTCTTTTGAAAGATAAATATTGTCTTCATTTTCTGTTCTAAATGTCTTTACCGTATTATCTGGAAGTTGTACTTTAAAATAAGTTACATAATCATCTCCCATATCTGAATCATCAGAACGTACATCTTCCAAGATCAGATTCATCTTTTTAGTTTCTACATCATCTCTAAGACCGATGATATTAAATGCTACATCAAATAGATCTTTAAATCCCTCTGTCCATACTAATGCTTCTACTGAACTTTCTAACAAATGTTTAGCTGACAAAAGCATCTGTGTCAATACAGAGCATAAAAGTTCAGAAGCAATTTTACCGATATTGATATCATTGTTTACATATGCTAATGAACCATAACATGCATAGCAAATACCTTTACCTTCTGCACCAGACACGCAAGTAACAGGAGATCTAAACCAAACAGTTTTTCCAATTAATTCTGGATTATCCCTAACAGGATTAGAACCTAATTTTTTATCTACACCATTAGGATGTGTTCTATAATATCTATGCTTATATCTATCAAGAATTTCAGCATTTGCTATATTTATTTTTAATAGATTTTTAGTATTACATTTATAATGTGGGTCTGGATGGATTCTAGATTGCTGGTTATTCAAACCCATTATTCTAGAAAAATGTCCTGAATCACCAACATTTTCTTTTGTTATCATCAATGCAACACGTCCTACTGAAGATTCGATAAAGTACGATGCAACATCAGATAAACCTCCATTTGAAAAACTACTATTGATAATAGCTGGAAATACACCACCTGTTCCATTTGGTTTTGAACCACTATGAACAAGAAATTCTTTAAACTGTTTAGGACTAATTCCTTCTTTTGCTCTAAAAGAATCTCTAAGACAGTGATTTGAATTTTTGATAATATCAATTGCTTTGTTAGTATAATCCATACCAATATTTTTGACATTTTCAATCGGAGTACCTGATAGATCTAAATGAACACAATCATAAAATTCTTTATTTTCATTCATCAGATCAATAGTATCTTCATTGTTAATTGTGTTAAGGAAATATGATGAAAAGTTATCAATTTCTCCTATATATTCAAGACAATCATCAATGATCTGATTTAATGTAATATTTGGATAATCCGTTCTATGTTTATCTAAGAAAGCATCTATATATTTCTTAATATTACTTTTAGTTATATCCTCTTCAAAGAATAGCAATTCAGAGGTAATCTTATCATTAACTTTTAATGGCAAAATCCAAAAGATTAAATTCACAAAATAATCGAAGATGTTCAAATCGACATCTTCTCCATCATCAAAAGTTACATTAATAAACATTTTGTGTACACGATCTTGTTCAATTCCATCTTTGAAAATATTCATTACAGAATTTATGTGATCTTCAATATCATCTTTGGATAATATATCTGTTTTAATACTCATATACTGATTTCGTACGAGATCGCCATAAATGCCATAATTGTTAAAATTTACTAAACAATCCTGTTGTTCCAATACACTTATATCCATTTTTCTCTTCCTCCTTAATTATTAATATAAAGTTTCTTTAAGTATTCATTTTTATAATATACAATTAAACACAAAATCAATAGTGTAGTGGATTAACCACTACACTATTGCTGCTGCTTTGATCTGTCTTAATCTTTAGAAATTCTGTCTTCACCGCCGGCACGCATAAAGGACTTAGGTAATACACCTGTCTTTTTAGCACCGCCATGTAAGAATTCATTCTGAGATTTCTTAGCTAATCTGGAACCTTTAAATCCATACTTCTTATCGATAGCATCAATAAGATCATGTTTCTGCTTACGATTCTTTACCAGCTTTCTCCAAAGTACATCGTTGTTATCTTTAGCAAGCTGAATGTTCATCATACTTGTACGTCTTTCAAGATCATCCTTCTTAGACAGTCTAATGAGAGTTTTCTTTCTAAGTTTACCTTCCTGAACAAGCTGCTCGCCATATCCACCTGGTTTACAGAATTCCTGAATTGTGTCCTGTGAAAGTTTAGATACCTCGTCTACAATTAAACACTCCGTAATTCTCTCCGGATGTTTAAAAGAATCCTCTATAGAAGGCATCACACTTCCTTCTTCAAAAAAGATGCTCATTTTAAAATCCTCCTTTTATAATTTTCATATGAATAGTTATCATTCATTTACCCATATGTTTCGTAATTAGTCTTTAAAATAAATAAAAATTGGTACCAAGACATCATAATAATATATATTGAAAAGGAGAAAATTCGATATGCCAGTTGTAAAAACTATAAATGAAATTTATAAAGAACGAATGCGAAGAATGACAAAAAGAGTATATCCGCATATACCGGATTCATCTATTGAAAATGCTTTAAATTATTCAATGAATAAAAGATACAGACAAGTATCAGCTACGATAGATAATAATTATACAAAACGATCAACCGATATTTATTTAAAAGATCTTACAGATTATATATTAGCTAAAGAACCTATTTGTACTGGATGGGGAGTATTATTTAAAAAACACGGTACAGTTCCTAATCCATTAGGAAATATGATTAAAAATTTTATGGATTTACGTGGTGTTCATAAAAATATAATGTTCCAATATCTAAAAGGAACAGCTGAATTTGCTAAATATAATATGATGCAAATACTTGATAAATTAGACGCAAATTCAACATATGGAGTTCTTAGTAATTCATCATGTTTACTTTATAATTTATATGTAGCTGCATCGATAACTGCTCAAGGTAGAGAATTAATATCTACAGCAACGATGTTTTTTGAATCATTTTTAACCAATGGTGTTAAATTTGCTTCATTAGATGAAATCTTAACTTTTATAGATAATGTAGTATCTGAATCTGATGAAAGAAAATTTAAGGATAGTAAAATCTTAGATAGAAATATTACAGTAGAAGAATGTTTTGCTAAAATAGTATATTCTATTGGAGATTTTAGATATGGAAAAATAAAATGGGTACCAGATGAAACTGATCTGGATACAATTTGGTTAACTTTAAATAGATTATCTCAAGAAGATATTAATAGAATTTATTATAAAAATAATCTTGTTGCTTTTATGCAAAATAGATCAATGGTAAATGCTATTATTTATATTCTTAAAAAGGCAAAAACTCCATTCTTAGATCCGAATAAAGTACCAGATGATATCAAAGTTGAAGTTGAAACTTTACAGGATATGCTTGCTGAATACGTGTATTATCATCATCAGATTTTAGATAAAGTAGATAGAAATACACATATGATAAAAAATGTATGTTGCATATCTGATACTGATAGTGCTATTGTATGTTTAGATGGCTGGTATAGATTTGTATTGGATTTATTAAATAAAAATAATGTAAATATGAATGATATTGAAGTGTCTAAAACATATATAGATGCTTTTAGTTATTATGACGGTAACGATTTTACAGTTAAAGCTTTTGGTTCATTAAAAGATATTGACTATGATTTCTTTAATGAAGATATTATCGAAATCAGTAGATCACTAAAACCTTTTGAAGTTATACCTCAGGATAATTTAAGATATACTATTATCAATATAATGTCTCATATTATTGGTAATTTAGCAAATGATTACTTAGAAAGATTTGTTAAGTTAGCATATGCAGATGAACCGGGTAAAAAATGTCTTATCTATCTTAAAAATGAGTTTCTATTTAAACGTGCTTTACTTACAGATGTAAAGAAACACTATGCAACATATCAGGAAATTCAGGAAGGAAATATGATTCCTAAAGATGAAGCTTTAGATTTAAAAGGTTTAGATATTAAAAAATCTACTATATCTAAAAAAGCGTCTGAAGAAATGCAGAAAATCATATTAGAAGATATCTTAAATTGTGATAAGATTGATCAAATTAAAGTAGTAAAATCTTTAGCTATATTAGAAAAGAAAATATTCCAATCAATTCAATCTGGAAGTAAAGATTTCTATAAACCAGCAGCAATAAAATCTTTATCCTCTTATGATGATCCAATGAGAATTCAGGGTGTAAAAGCTGCATATATTTGGAATGAAATTCGGGATACTGATTTAGAAGCTATAGATTTATCAGCACGAAATACAGTTGATATTATTAAAGTAGATATTAATATTGACAATGTAGAAAAAATCAAAGAAACTTATCCAGATACTTATGAAAAAATAGTAACAGTTCTTCGCAATAATGATCTTATGAAATTTAACAAACCTGGTGATAGTGGTAGAAAAACATCCGGAGAAATATCAGCAATTGCATTACCAATAAATGTTAAACCTCCAAAATGGTTATTAGAATTTGTCGATTATAAGCAAATTATTAATTCTAATTTAGCTAATTTTCCAATTGAATCTGTGGGTATTTATCGAGGTGGAAAAAATAGTGTTAATTATACGAATATAGTACGAATCTAAAACATAATGATAAACTAATTAAATGAAAGGAAGGACTTTATGAGCGAAATATATATTAGAGTTGGAAAAAATAATGTGGTTGAATTTATACATCGATTACCTTTTGATCCAGCAAATGGTTTACAGTCTACCAGAGATGAATTAGAAAAAACTGGTGTATTTATAGATACAATTCCAAATCCAGATATGATTGAAGGAAAGAGAGCAATTCCAAAGTATAATCCAGATAATAAGTCTGTATACTATGATTATGTCGATATTCCTTTATCTCCTACTGAAAGGGTAGAACAGTTAGAAAATGCATTCAATGAATTATTAATGTTTGGCGATTTTGGACTTGGAGGTGAGGAATAATGGCTAGATATTTAGCTACACAAATTAAAAATGGTAAATTTGGTTATGATCAGGTAATTAAAAAATTTCCTCAGTATGAAAAGGAAATAAATAAAATCTTAGCAGCTGAAGGGTTATTGGATAAATATAAGAAAAATTAAAGAATATCTCTAACTAGATTAATCTAGTTAGAGATTATTTATTCTGAAACTATATAATAACGAGAGGTGAAATATAAATGGAAGAAAAAATTATTTTAACTAATTCGGCTATAATTGTTAATGATTATGATCTAGGTGATGCACCTAGATTAGAAAATGCTTTTAAGTGTTATGAACCAGTAACACATTCACATTATTATTTAGCTATTCACTATGATGAAAAAAATAGACAACTATACCTTCCTAGAGGTATAGATCTTTGGTTTGTTGAAAATTGTTTTGATAATCCTAAAATTAAAGAAATAGGATGTTCTAAATATAATAGTTTTAATGATATATTCATTAAATATTTACCACGAGATGATACGCAAAAAGAAACATTAAGATTCATGCTTGGCAAACAGGAATATCGAGCAACCTGTGCTAGATCACAATTATCAGTAAATCTATCTACTGGTAAAGGAAAAACTTACGTATCTATTGCTACTATGGCTTATCTGGGAATTCGTACAATTGTTATAACGGATTCTGTAAGTTGGCTCAATCAATGGAGGGATAGAACGTTAGAATACACTAATATAGATAAAAAAGATATATTTCATATTAGTGGTTCTGGTGGTATTAGTAGATTAATGAATAGTAGTAAAGAAGATTTATCTCATTATAAACTATTCTTAGTTACCCATTCCACTTTACAAGATTTAGGAAGTAATAATGGTTGGGAATCTGTAACAAATTTATTTGAGCATTTAGGTATTGGGATAAAAATATTTGATGAGGCTCATTTAAACTTTGCTAATATGTGTATGATAGATTATTTTACAAATGTATTTAAAACCTATTATCTTACCGCTACACCAGCAAGATCTTCTGATTATGATAATAAAATATATCAGTTATTCTTTAAAAATATACCAGCAATTGATTTGTTTGATATAGAACAAGATCCGCATACAAATTACGTTGCTATCCATTATAATAGTAGACCTACCCCATTGGATATTAGTAATTGTAGAAATGGATATGGTTTAAATAGAAATGGTTATGCTAATTATGTTGTAACTCAAGATAATTTTCATAAATTATTAACTATTATTTTAGATATTGCATTACGATACACTAGTAACCCTGGGGATAAATTTTTAATGTATATTGGTACTAATGAAGCAATATATAATGTATACCACTGGATCATAGAAAACTTCCCAGAGTTAAGTAACGATATTGGAGTTTATACTTCAGTTGTTTCTAAACAGGAAAAAGAAATAGCTTTAACTAAAAGACTTATACTTTCAACTACTAAATCAGCAGGAGCAGCGGTAGATATACCAGGATTAAAACTTACTGTAGTATTGGCAGAACCGTTTAAATCTGAAGTTATTGCTAGACAAACATTAGGTAGAACCAGAGCAAATAATACAATGTACATTGAAATTGTAGATCGTGGATTTAATCAATGCACTAAGTATTATTATGCTAAATTAAAGATATTTGAGAAATATGCATCTGATTGCTCTATAATAAGATTATCAGATAATGAATTGGATGAGAGGTATAATAAAATAATGCAAGATAGAAAAACGTTATATTTTATAAATGCATTTACCAATAATACCAATTTACCAAAAGCATTTAATTATACTAATACCTTTAATGCTTTTGGTTATATATTATAATTATGAATAGATTTAACGATAAAATAAAAAGGAGGTCTAGGATAACTTGGAACCAGCTTTTAGTTATATTTATTATGACAGGTTATCTGATGACCTGTATTATTTAGGAAATAGCACTGTAGTTAGATTTAACGTAAGTCTAGGTAGAGTGAATGAAAATGATGGAACAAAAGTTTCTTATCATAAAGAATTTATGTATCCATCTAATAAATATTCAAATTTTGATAATCAAATAACAATAAGAAGATCATTTAGTTATTATTTGACAATAGAAAAAATAGATGCTAGAGAAGCATCTATTATGATTCGTGTACAAGACATTTTATTATTAAGAGCTAAATTACACGAAGCTCTTAATTGGTTCAATGATAATACATTTGGTATTAAGCAACAAAGATTATATGTTGTAAATAGACCAAAGTCAATTATAATAGATAATTTACCTGATAATAAGTATATCTCGTTAGATCCTATAGTAATAGAATGGGAAAATACTGGAGATCAACAACAAGGTATAAGATTATCTTTTAGCGAAGGTAGTGTGTATGCAGATATATCCATAGACAAATTTTATGGATTTGTATATACTATAGATACTTTAAATATGTATGAATCTGCTCAATTATTATTAAATTATTTTGGTAGACCAGATTATGGAACTAATTTAATTAGATTTGAAAATAATCAGTACTTAACAGATCATACTAATGTACAACAAGAACCAGAACATATACAATCAAAGAATAGAACTGTATCTTATCCAAATAGACCAAAATCATTCTTTGATAAAATTGACGAATTATAAAACAGCATAACCCCGATGGATTCCGTTTCCATCGGGGTTATTTGAGTTACGCCTTGTATTAACAATTAAAGAGAAAAAACTTTTTACTTTTATAATGGCACATATGACACACTATAAACAGTATATAGTCAGAAGTATATTGGGGATATATACTCCTACCTTAATGTTAACAAATTTATTTATAATCTTTATTTTTTATACAGTAAACATAATCGGTTGATTTTTATTTGCTGCAGATACATAACCTTCTTTAAGAGTATTTATGATATCATCTCTTTTACTAGCTTCATTTTCTAGATCTCCTAGTTTAAGATCAATCTGAGCATAAACAGTTTCAAGTTGATCGTATCTAGAAAGATATCTTGAAAGATATAAAGCTATATCTGCTTGTGCAAGAGCTTCAAATGTTTCCATCTGTGTAGCACTAATAGTGGTTAAATCTGATCGATGTTGTAAAAATAAATCAATATGAAATTTACCCACACTTCTACTTAAATCACCACCAGTTGCACTTTGAAGTCTTATCATATTTGGCGGTTCAAAATCAACAAAAATTCCATTGTTAAATAATGACATATGGTCAGCTCTCATTTGCATAAGTGCTACATCAGTAACACCAAAACTATTAGCAATATAATCATATACACCAAGACCCATATTCTGCTGATACGTTAATGAATCTTGGGCAAAATCATCCCATGATAAATCTCTAACACCTAGAATTTTAACATCTGGGCTTATCATATTTTCATCTATGATATAATATCCATTCTTCTTCGGATGTGTAGCTGGATCTATCTGATATTTAAACATTCTAGGAAAATATCTTGAATAAGTTACCAATGTATCTGGTATAATTACATTTTCTGCCCAGGTTTCTTTTTTTATATCATCTGGTAATGACAAAGGTTTTGTACCTAATCTATTTTCAATTTTATTTAATAGATTGGTCATATTATTACTATAACCCATAAAAACATCTCCTTAGTGTCTTAATGTATTTAAACATGCAGACATAATCTCATCATGAATATAGTTTTCAAGATTCACTATATAAATTGAACCTGCACGATCAGTAAGCTGAACTTTAGAGCCGTTATTAATCAACTCAATATTGTCATATAATAAATCAAAGCTTTCTTTGATTGCTTTAAAATTAGCTGATTCACTCTGGATATAATTAATAACTGATTTGTTAGTTATTGGAATTATGATACCTTTATCATTCTCATCCAGATATAACTTACAATCTTCATTACATGAAACCATATTAGCATTTTCATTTACTAAACCAATTGTATATGCTTTATCGTGACTAGGATAAATAACTCTATCATAGGTTATGATTTTAATATTTTTTACCTCAACGCCACGTTTAGTATTGGCCAATCTACCAAGAGCTCGTAATGACCATGAAGGTTTTCTTCCTTTACGAAGTTCCCTGTCAAAATATTCACCTTTATCATTCTCATCACCTACAAAACGTCCCATTACTAAATCACCATCAGTCCATAATTTAGTAAATACTGCTACGGTATTATTAGGATCGATAGTCTGCTGTCTTGTAAGTTCTTTAGATAACGGATGTCCATTTTCGGCTTTAAAATTTCCAGTATTTAATAACTCTAAAGTTCTAGGAGAAGTTAATTCAGGAAACAGGTCTCTAGAATCATAGAAACGTCCATTTCTATTTTTAGCATTAGCTTCCTGTAAAACTCCTTCGCCTTCTACTCTATTATCTTTTTCATTTACAATTTTACTTGGATATATATCTGCATTTGCTGTTGCAGTTTCTATAATAATATCTCCAATACAAGAATTTAATTCGCTCATGTTTGAGTCTCCTTTCAATCTTCTATATTAATAATAATGTTCGGCTTTACCAAATACCCATAATACTTGAGATTCTCAACAATATATTAATTTAAATAAAACGGGAGGTACCAGTATATGCAATACCATATTTTTACCGATTCTAATAATATTCGGAACAGAGACATGAAAATGAAATGCTCATGTAAATCATGTGTTACTCAGGCTAATGTAAAAGCAGTCGAAGACAATATCAATACAATAAATGGTTCAAATCTCATACAAAAAATATGTTCTAACCGTTGCGATGCTAATACTTATTTTGATAAAGTATTAGATTTTTTACCGGAATTAGAAATAATGATGAATCATAGCGAATACGATACACTAAGAAAAAATGTATGTTCTACACTACCAAATAATATTACTAGTGGTAATATTAAAGCTTTTGAAAATAAAATAAATGAAACTCCAATTGATTCAAATACAAAAGAAAGATTATTAGAATCTGTAAATAATGTAAAGCAGTATGATCGTATTTTAAATAATAATAGAAATCTCTCAAAAAGATTTAACTTTGAAAAAATTATTTCTAGATATGGTAAGAATGATAATTATAATTGTGTAACTGAATTATGCGAAATGATAGATACTTATAATCTTCCTATGGAAGCAAAGTTAAATATCGCTTTGGAAAATATTACCTATTCAATGTTTTTAAAAGGAAGATTTAATGGATTAGAAACTGAAGATATTAGTAATATTATTATAGAATACTATCTTGGTTCTAATTGCATAATTACTGATAAATGCATGGATAAGGTAAAATCTATTTTAGAATCAAATTTATTTATCGATTCAAATGTTAAAAATACCTATATTAATATTTTAGAATCTTCAAAAGATGATTTTTCTAAAAAATTATCTAAAATCGCTGATAAATGCGATGATCCTGATAATAAAAAATTTATCTTAAACGTTAAAGAAATTAAGACTGAAAAACAGGCAAGTGTGTATATAGATACCGCATTGAATAGAATAAATAAAGGTGTTAGTAAAAATGATGCTGAATGTATTATAGATTCTATTTTAATAATACCTTTAATAGGATATGTATCTGGAAGGTTTATTCAGTACGAATTATTATTAAAAGCTAAATTTAAAAAAGCAAAAACTAAATTAGATTCTGAAATCATAGATGACGTTGATAATATCATCAATATTTCAGATTATTCAGATTCCGATTTGGTAGAATTTGAGCAGTCTTTTAATTTAGAAGCAGCTTGTAATTTTATAAATAAATTTATTGGTTCTGACAATGATTATAATGAAGATATCGCAAAATTATTAGAATCGGAACAGTATGCAGATTCAGAAGATATCAAAGATCTTCTTAGAAAATTTAATGCCGAACAGGATAAATCAATCGGTAAATTTAAAAATCTTTTATCTCGAATTTACAAAAAATCTCCTAGAGCCATTATAGATTCAACTCCTAATTTCTTCTCAATAATTAGAGTTGTTTTTATTCTAGGAACATTTACATTTCCAGTTATTGGACCAATACTGGGAGTAGTAGCTGCTTTTATAGATCATCTTATCTCAATGGATATCAATAGAAAACAAGCTGAACGAATTATCAGAGCATTAGATGATGAACGTGAACTTGTCAAAAAGAAAATTGATAAAGGTGGAGATAAGAAAGAAGAACTTGAAAAGTATCTTAAATGCTTAGAAACCTGTACAAGAAAAGTTGAAGCATTTAGAGACAATATAACAGATGAAGAAATGAAAGATAGAAAATCAACTCTCGATAATGATAACGACTTTGATGATTTCGATTTTTCATTTGAAGATTGTAGATCATTATTTGTGCAAATGGATGCTATCAATTCTATTTTAGAAGCTGCACAGAATGGTTCGGAAGAAAAAATCTTAGATTTTGTTAATACTATATCTGAAGAGGATATTGCTGATACTTTAATGGTATTTAAGAGATGTCCTGATTTAGTAGATTTCGATAAAATACAGGAAGTAACCAATAATAGATATAAAAAAGGTGAATATAAGATTTTGCAAGAATCTAATAAATTCTATAATAGTGAATTTAATACTCCAGTATATGAAGAAGTTAATGTATTAGATGATTTACTTTTTGAAAAATGTGTTGTAGATGAGATATTGAATCCTATCAATGAAGGTGTAAATTTCTCTACAATGAAATTAGCAATGCAGAATGTCAAAAAAAAATTTAAAGATTTATCTACTAAAGAAAAACAAGTATGTCAGACAGTTGATGTAAACATGAGTCAGTTTATGAAAAATACTGAAAAAGCATTAACTTCTGATAGGCGAGAAGCCTTAATTAAAGGTTCTATGATACCATCATTTTCTAAATGTTTAAAGAGTGCTATGGTAGTTGGCGGTACTGCTGTCGTTAATCCAGTTCTTGGAATGATAACAGCATTAGGTATGATCGGATGTTCTAAAAAATTAAATAATAGAGAACGTCAGTTAATTTATGATGAAATTGAAACTGAACTTAAAGTTGTCGATAAGCAGATTCAGATAGCTGAAAATGATGGTGATATGAATCAGTATAGATTCTTATTACAGTATCAGAAAAAGCTAGAAAGAGAAAGACAGCGTATTAAGTATGGTTTAAAAGTATCAGGAAGAGATGTTCCGACATCTTCCGCAGGAAGGAGAGATACGTACTAATGGGATTATTTATGGATATGATAATTTCAAATAATGAAAATTTAAAATCTTTATTAGAGTTTGATGTAGATGATGGTACAGAAAATGATGATGAGGATACTAATTACGATAGTAATTCTGATGAAGATGATAATAACTCTACAGAAGATAATAATGATACTGAAGATGATTCTGGAGATGAATCAGATGATAATACATCAGACGATAGTAGCGATGATGGTCCAACTAACGATGAGGATGAAGACACTGACTATGGAGATGATTCTGGAGATTCAGATGGCGAGATAGACGATAACGATTCAGAAGATTCTGGTGGAAGTGTAGATCCAGATCGTTTAAAACAAATAGAATCTGAACTTTTTGAAAATTTATCTGATTCTCAAAAAGCAATAAAAATTAAAGAGCTTAAGAATTGTTTTATTAAATTATATGAATCTTGTGATTCTATTCTTGAAAAACTTAATAAATCATCAGCTCCAAATGAAGATATAACTAGAATCTTTGATTATGTATCAAATGTATTGAATAATTTAAAACAGTATGTATATGATTATTATACTGATACATTTGATACTAGATCGTATATAGAAAACACTGCCCAGTATCAGAAATACCTTACTATACTAAGCACTATAAGAAATATTTTGGAAGAGGTTAAATGTAAGAGACCAGAGTGATAGTATAAGGGCTAATCAGCATTATTAATTTCTAACAATATAGTAAATATATGGATCAATTTTCTTTATAATATGGGAAATATCTGATCAATATAATAAAATAAATATCAAGAAAATTTTTAAAATTGAAAGGAGATAAACATAATGGTTGTAGGAGAAAGACCTAGTAAAATCTTAGCTACTGGTTATGAAAAAAATCCAATGTTTGGATTTGTAAATGAGTTCACTAACGTTGCTCAGTCCTTCAATGAATCAACCGATTTATATTTGGACCCTAGACGAGCACTTAACAGTATGCAGGCAAACGAAGCACTTAAAAATTTCTTCGTTAACGAATCATGTGATGAAGAGAATATGACACCGGAAGAGATCGAGGAGCATGTTCAGGATATGGAAGCTCTTTATGAGAACGACCGTGAAGGTATTCTTGAGAATATGAACATGTCTGAAGTTAGTCCTATTATCGGAATGACATTCCCGCTGCATAAATGGATTCTCATGAACATGGTATTCGATAAAGGTGGTATTCCGAAGTTCGTTGCTCAGTCACCAAAATTCACAATTTCTCAGGAGACTCGTATCTTAGTAGATACAGAAGGAAATGAGATTGATATGTTCAAGCAGCAGAATGAGATGACAGCTGCTATTGATAAGACTATCAATAAGACTGTTTTCGATGTAACTCTGCCATTAACAGAAGAAACAGAAATCGTTCATGATAAAGTAGGTGGACTTGCAGGTGCAGACCATCTTGCAATTGAAACTAGAGTTTGTGCTATCAAAGTTGCAGATGTTTACTTTGAGATCGGCGATATTCTTCCTAATGAAGATGGATATATCGTAACTGGAAACAAAGTTGCAACAGAAGCAGGTAACCATGATGTATGGGTACCAGTAGATTATTTATTCGTACCTGGTTATTACCAGCAGGATTATGACCGTGCATTCATGAAACGCTTCAATTATGAGCATAAGATTTATGAAGGCGGCGAGGTAAAAACAAAAGTTACTTCTGATTCTATCTCCGGTACAATGAAGAAAGACAGATTAACAATCGCTTCTTTATCCGGAAACGTTACAGAAGTTCGTGTTGAAGCTTCTCTTGATCCAAGTAATGCAAGAGCAACAACATGTTCAGTATCATGGAGAGCAGATACTACCATCGTTGAGATTGGTAATGCTATTCCGATCAATACAACAATCTCTCCTGAAGAGGTTAAAGATATTAATGCTTTATACAATGTAAATCAGGTTACTAAGATCATGTCCCTGATGAAAACAGCATTAGGTAACTACAAAGATGATAAGATCAAACAGAATCTCGATGCATCTTATGATAGATTAGAGCTCAACAGAGATAAGACATACAATCAGTTTGACTTCTCTCCAAGAGTTGGTTATGGTGACAGTCATGTAGCATGGATCAAAGATACGTTCTTATTCTTCCTAGATCAGGAAGTTACAGTATTATTACAGTATTTAAATGATCCGAATATGACAGTATCTATCTATGGTGATCCTGCTATTGTTAGACAGATTACACCAGCTACTTATGCGTATGCTGCTCCTGGTACAATTGGACCTGTGGAGTTAGACTATACTAAAGTAGTTTATACATCCGATAAACGTGTATACAACTTCATCGGTTCCGATAAGTTACGAAACACAAATCAGTTAATGCTCATCTTATGTCCAAACGGAACAGATCGTATTCTTTACAGAATTTACGACTACCAGCTGTACTTAAGCAATGAGATTAGAAACGCAAACAATCCGGCATTGCCTGCTTTACATTCCTTCGAGCGTTGGAAGTTCGTAGAGTATACACCGGTTCAGGGTCGTATCGATATCCTCAACCCAAGAGGAATCAACAGCCAGACATACAATGCGTTCCCAGTTAAACATCAGGATTAATTTCTAGATGAATATATTTCCCAAGTACCTTTTGGTACTTGGGATTATTTTGTATTTTATTTTGATAAAAACTTATTATATAATAAATAAAAGAGAGGAATACAAATATGGTTGGAAATTATAAAGTAATTACGTTATGTGGAAGTACTAAATTTAAAGATGAATTTATGAGAGTGCAAAAAGAATTAACTTTAGAAGGAAATATAGTTATTAGTGTAGGATTGTTTGGGCATTCCGGAGATGAGGAAGTTTGGGCAGAAGGTACAAAAGAAATGTTGGATGAGATGCACAAGAAAAAAATTGATATGGCAGATGAAATTTTTGTAATCAATGTCGATGGATACATCGGAAGTTCAACAAAATCTGAAATTGAATATGCCGAAGCACATAATAAAAAAGTAAAATACTTAGAAGAACCAAAATAAAATGGATATGGGATAATACCATATCCATAAAATTTGTAAAAGTAGACTTTTTTAATTATATAATATAATAGTGAATAGAAATACATATAACAATCTATTCATAAAAACTTATTAAATTATTTCATTTATAGTTGCTAACTACTAAGTGTTAGAGGAAGAAAGAGGTAAAATTATGAAATCAAACAAATCAAACAACAACATAGCAATGATCAGCAGCAATCATGATAATATGACAACTGGTTATATCGTAGTAAAAAAATCTAAGTATTTTGCTGACGGATATGAAATCGAATTGCATTCTGACAGTCATGATGTATTACTAGGCTTGACCAAATCAGATTTTGATGATATGGGGTTTCCACAAATAAAGAAGAAATCACCATAACCTGCAAAGGAAAGATTAAAGAAAGAGGATTAAGATATAAAGATCTTCGTACTGGTGTTATGACAGAAAAGCTGTATAGATGCACCACCGATAAACTTACCATAAAATTGGATCGTTCCAAATCAATCTTTATACTTACAGTATCAGCACCAATTGGAGTTTTAGGTTGTCCGTTTAATTATAGCAAAGATAGAACTGGTACTTGGGAAGTTATGTCATTTGGTATTGCCAAATCAACTATGTATAATCTGGCTGGTCGTGTAAATGCATTTGATTAATATCAAACAAATCAACAGGAATATGGGTGTGTTAACACACCCATATTTTTTTCCTAAATTTAGGCTACTTTAACATATATATAATTTAGCGTAAAAATGGAAAGGAGAACTAAGATGTTCAATAAATTTCAATATATCAGACTACTCGATGCTTTAACTGTTTGTATACGAGCATATCAAACAGATAGTGTAGATACTAAAACATTATTAAAAGCAACCACTAAGATTCAGAATGAATTAAATGTGTTATTCACTGATATTAAATGTCAAAATGTTATAATAAGCAATAATTATGATAATGAATTTTTTGGTATTATTGTACGTCCGGAATCAATCTTAAAACCAACTAGATTACTTATCGTAGATGATACAGATAACCATCAATGGAACTTTTCTTTAAATGGATATTTAGTAGATATTGATTCAAAGTTATTATCTAATCCAGATATTGAACCTGAGTATTTATTATGTATGCTAATATATGATATTGATAAAATAATGTCATCGGATGCTTATATCACAATCCAAGGTATGGTGGATAATATTTTATCAAATATGAATGTTTCATATAAAGAAATTGTTAAATATATAAGTAATGACAGAATAAATGCATCTTTTAGCTTTGCTATATATGAAACATTATATAGAACAATATCAATATTTACTAGACCTTCCAATGAAGTTATTTTAACACCAGATATTTTAAAAATGATTTATACCAATTGTGATGTTAGATATGATGGAGATCCGGTACTTGTTGCTATACATTTTATGGATGATAGTGTAGATTTAATCAAGAATATAACTAAATTGGAAAATGATAATATTTGTCCTACACTTATTCTTAATTGGTTCTTTACTTGGGCAAAAAATTATAATCCAACAGATACTTATCCTATCAAGTTAATGGAACGGGCAAAAGTTGAAACCGGCTCAGAGGTAATGAAACGTGCCCTGAATAAGGCTATTCAGCAACTTGGAGCACCATATAATAAATATACTAATCAGAAACCAATTGCTGAATCTACTAAAAAAGGATTTATTGCCCAGATGAAATATAGCGGTATGAAATCTTTAGAAGATGATCTATACGAGTATTCAATGAGAGCTAAAAATATTGATGATGAAAATTCAGCAATATTATTAATGAGACAGATCAATAGTAGAATGGGAATTATATCAGATTACTTAGAATCAGAAGATGACTTATCTGATTCTGAAAGAAAAAGATGGGAAAAACTATACGATAAATATGATAAGATCAGGGATCAAATGATAGCTAAACCTATCTATTCTAGAAAAATGTATGGATTATTTGTAGATTACAATGCGTTAATGAATATGAATAATCCTCAAAATTTTACTACGATGAATACTATGTATTAAAATATACAAAATGAGAGATACCAATTGGTATCTCTCAATATTGGTCTTGTGGCGGATCACCGTC